AGATAGATATAAGAATACATAAAAGTAAAAAGCTATGGCTGCTGGTATTGCATATTATGAAATATTACCTTGTTGTAGTTCTTCCGGAACCGCATCAGATTACTTTATATTACCTGTTGGACAAGTTATTACAACAAGTACAACGGGTGTTTATAATGGAACTGAGGTTACTATAAACGGATTAACTTTTTCACCTGGGGCATGTTATACAATTATACCAGTAGGAACAATGAAGGTTCCTCCTTATCTTACGGCTCCTTCATTATTAGATTATACTCCTGTTATAGATTGTGCTGCAGCTCCATGTTTATTTAAGTATTACACTTTGTATTCATGTAGTGGTTTAAATACAATTCAAACAGCAACTAATCTTACTGATTATGTAAACTCTTTTGTTAATCTTATAGGGGAAACTGATTGCTTCTTTGTTGTGGAAGAAACTACGGGCAACTGTGATCCGGGTGGACTTGTTCCTGTAACTGTAAACACAGAGACTTCTTGTGAATGTGATTGCAACTGTTATCAGATTACAGGTACGCCTAGTTCTATATTTTATATAGATTGTGATCAAGTTCCTCAAACTATAACAGGTGCAGCTAAGATTTGTTCTTTAATTCCACCAATTGTTACTGGCGGAGAAGGGTTTGTTTATAACTACGGTCTATGTGTAGACAACACTTGTCCTGAAATTTGTTATGAATTTACCAATTGTAAAACAGGAGAAGTACTGATTGTATCTAACACAACTTCAATTTCTACTTATTTTGTTGATGGTAAGACAGTTACATTACAAGGATATGATGGATGTTGGACAATTGCAATAGCTCAAGAACCTTGTGATTGTGCAGTAAATGTAACAGTTCTTCAAGCTTATGATGACTGTGTAACTTGTTTACCTGTAATTGCCTATAAGTTTACTAATTGTGCTAATACTTCAATCATCAAATATAGTACTGATGATTATGAAGCATATATTGGCAAAGTAGTAAAGTTAGATTGTGGAGAATGTTGGACAGTAGAATTAATTGATTATACTCCTCCAGCTGTACAACCAATTGTAATCATAACTAGTTTTGAATCATGTACTGCTTGTAATAGAGTTTATTATCAGTTAATTGACTGTAATGGAATTGAAGATACAATTTATACTTATACAGATTTATCAGGAATTATTGGACAAACTATTAATATTCAGAGTTGTTTAACTTGTTGGAGAGTATCACTATTAACAAATCCTACACCTGAACAATCATCTATTGCAACTGAAATTACTATAACAGGTACATTTAAAACATGTGTTATTTGTAACGCTCAGATTAAATGTCAATGTTCAGTTGCATGGCCTGATGAGTCTGGTGTATTATCATACATTGACTGTTATGGTAATACAGTTAATTTAAGAGATTTGGATCCAAATACTCCTTCAGAAAAAGTATGTGTAAAAAAATGGTTAGTAGGTAGAGAACCCATTTATTTTGGAGATTGTATTGATGTGTCAGCAACAAAAGAGCCAGTATATGAATGCCCGGCACCAGTCTACCCTAAAAGATTTATAGAACCTGGTTATACTACACCTGCATGTGATACTGAGAAGTATGAAAAGATATCTTGTAAGTCAGCTGAAATATTATACAAATCAGTGTTAAGACTAAGATATGGTATATCCAATTGTTGTGATGAACCAGATGATAAATGGATCATCAAAAAAGAACTTATAGATTTACAAGCAGCTATTGATCCAGCATATACTTGTACACCAGTACAACCATGCTGTAATAATACTCCAACATGTGGATGTAGCACTTGTAATTCTAGATAATTATTTGTATATTATAATAATAGAAAAAGTATGAAGCCTTTAAATTTAGATAATAGACCATGTAGTCCAATATCAAGTAACTGTGTTATTTGGCAAGGACCAGATATTACATGTATTAACTTATGTGCAGGAGATTCAGTATCTGATGTTGTATACAAACTTGCTACAGAGTTATGTACAATCATGGATCAATTAAAAGTATCTAATTATGATCTTACATGCTTAGGTATTAATACTTGTCCTCCTGAAAATTTTCAAGCTCTTTTACAATTACTTATTGATAAGATTTGTGAAGCTAATGGAGTTGTAGTAGAAACACCTAAATCATCAGGATGTCCTGATTGTGTTGTAAGTGTGGCACCATGTTTTGTTGAAGGTACACAAACTACTATGCAATTAGTAGATTATGTTCAAATGATTGCAAATAGAGTTTGTTCTATTTTAGATCAGTTAACAATCATTAACAACCAGATTACTAATCTTGATGACAGAGTAACTGTTCTTGAAAATACTCCTCCTCCAACATTTACATTACCAAGTATTGATACTGGGTGTTTAGCATTGTACATGGGTGGAGCTGTATCAGCACCAATTGATCAAGTATTAGATACTTTATTAAATGATCCAACTGTTGGTTATTGTTCATTAATTGATGCAACAGGTACGGGTTCTGATATTTTAGGTGTATTAAATCCTTTATGTACATTAAGCACTACAATTACTTCAGATCCTAATTGGATTGCAAGCCCTCAAACATTAGCTGATGCAGTTAATAATATTTGGGTGGCTTTATGTAATCAAGTACAAGTAACTGTAGCTGTAGAAAATACATCAAGTGTTGAGATGTTTATTACTGCAGGGCCTGATTATACTCTTAGTGCAAAAGTTATTGATACAGGATGGATTGATCTATTAGGATTTGATTATTATGATACAGCATATACTGGATCTGCATATTACAAACCACAATGTAGACGTGTAGGAAATGTTGTACACTTTAGGGGTTATTTGGTTGTTCCTTTAGCTACTTCAGCAGAAGATCTTACAGCATTAACTTATGCTTATCAATCTTCTGGTCCAGCTACTGATACATATTATTATGTTGCTCATCCATTAACAGCTACAGTAGGACCCGGCTCATGTCAAGTAAGTGCATCAGGATTTCTTAATTTTAATCAAGGAGATAATGTTATTCCTCCAGGAATTTTATCAGCTGGAGAAGCCTTAGATCAAACATATGCTAAAGGATGGAATATGTCATATAGACCTATTTCTGTAGGAGCCTATGGTACAATACTAACAGGAGTGGGAACACTTGCAATCTATACTAATGGTGTATTGCAATGGGGTGTTACAACTAATCCTGAAGAAAGTGTTTTACAAGGAGGAACTAATTCATTTAACACTTCTCCTATAAATTATATTCAATCAATTGTTGAAGAAGGAGACTATGTGCCTAAGTTTTCTGCAGCAGGTAGTGTATATGACGCTTCAGCAGCATCAGGAACTCAGAATACAATTTTAGATTATCAATCTTCTTTAGTATATCCTTTTAGTGCTAATTCTACTCTTACATCACAGATTGGAGGTCATGGTATGAGACTTGATGGTTTAACAGCATTTATCAGTCCATGTACAACATCAACTATTGTGGGTAGACCATGTTAAAAATAAAAAATTATGAGTTGTTCAAATTGCAATAATGACTGCACAGGCAGTAAAAAATGTGGATGTCAAGATACAATGTTGACTACACCTCCCGCGTATCCAACACCTGTAGGATGTTTAGCTCCTGAGACATGTTCTGAGGTATTAAATTCTGCATGTATAATGTACTTAGGAGATGATGTTTTTTGTAATCAAGATTTTGTAATAGCACAAGGAGTTTCTATTCAAACAGCAGTACAGTCAATAGTTGAATACTTCTGTGACAGATTAAATAATATTCCCGTATATGCTGTTGAGGCCGGTACTGGAATTGAAGTTACTGAAGCTACAGTAGGTACTACTACTACATATACTATTTCAAATACGGGCCCTGTTAAATTTGTAAAAGAGTTTACATCAGCTCTAGATGGTTCATCTGTAACTATCTTAGGAACTGAATTACAAGCATGCGGTATACCTAATACTTCATGTAATAATGAAACAAATAGAGGTGATTACACATACAATATATCTTATTTAGATGGAGGTACATGGTATAATATCACTAATGTACCAACAGTAGAAATTAGTGTGGTTGATGCTACGGGAGATATGACAATAATATTAGCAGCTCCTTCTTCTGGAGATCCTTTCAAAGTGAGAGTAACAATTATAGGATAATGTTGCAGGTTTGTTGGTTTCTGTAACAACAACGGCAAAGCCCTCGCACTTGCGGGGGTTTTGTTTTTATACCTATATTTGTTAATGTCATTAATTTTTAGTATATTATTATGAAGGAATTCAAGATGCCTGACGTAAAAGCACCTAGGTTTAGACCAGATGTTTATAATGTAATGAATAAAAAGTTCTTTGAGAGTTTTAGACAGAAGTATCCAAAGTATAAAGACTTGGATGATAGAGAGTTAAAGAGAATAGGAAAGACCTTTAATCAAACTATGTATCAAGCTGTTATAGATACAAGAGATGGAATTCAACTTCCTGAACAAATTGGATGGCTTTTTATTGGTTCATGTCAGCAAAGTAAGAAACAGAATATTGACTTTGCTAAGTCAAAGCAATATGGTGTTAAAGTTAGTAATAACAATTGGGCCACAGATGGAAAACTAGCAAAGATATTTTTTTCAAATTTTGCGCCAAAGCATAGAATAAGGAACAGAGAGTATTGGACATTTGTTGCTTGCCGAGAATTTAAAAGAAGTGTTGCTAAAGCATATCCTGAAAACTGGAATATGTACCTTGCAGTTGATTCTGCAAAACAAGCTAAAGTAGCTTATGCTAAACACTTATACAAAGACATGAAGAATAAAGAAACCGCTAAGGCTTTAGAGACATATAATGAATTTGACTTATGACAACAATTGGAGAAGCAATATCAAGAGTAAGAAATACATTAAAAGCTGTTAAGGAAGATCCATTTTTAACAGACCGTACAATCTATTCATCATTACTCAAGTATGCACAGACTCTCATAAAGAGAGAAGATAATCAGTTTAGGCTTATGAAGATGAGCCAGATCTTTAAGGTTATGCCTTATGTTGAACTGATTGATGTAGATAAGGTAGAAGCCGGTTGTATTGGTGTATACTCTGAATGCTATTTCAAAAGATCAAAAGAAAAGATACCAACTATTCTTAATGGAATGTTTGGGCCTATTATACGCACAGCATCATCAATTGATGGAACTGTAGAAATGTTCCGTACAGAACCAGGAACTTGGGCATCTATTACAAAATCTACAACTTTCAAATATAATAAGAGACCATACTTCTGGTATCTTAATGGTTATATCTATGTACCTAATGTTGATTGGGATGCAATTAGAATTGAAGCCATATTTGAAGGACAGTTAGATACATGCAGTAGTGATCCTTGCCTTATAAGACAAGATGATCCATTTGTTGTACCAGAGTATTTATTTTCTGAAATGGAACAATACGTAGTAAAAGAATTAACCCTGACTATGTCAATCCCAACTGATGGGCCAGATGATGGTCAAAATACTCTTAGATAATGGATTTTAATTACACACTTAGATATAGAACGTTTGACCAATTATTGGAAGATGTTACTATAGACCTAAATACATTTGCTCTTGAAAATATGATTGAGCCTCAGCAACTTATTAAGTTAGTAAGAAAGCTGAACTATGAATTAGGGTTAAGAATTAATCAACAAAAAGAAGTTGTATTAGAAGTATGTCATGGTAAAGTCAAACTTCCTGATGATTTCTATGTGTGGAATTATGCCATGGTGTGTAATGAATATACTGAGCATGTTGGTTATGATGGAGTTGCGGGAGGTACTAACATTCAAGAGGTGCCTTATAAGGAAGTACCTAGTACTGTAGACTTTTGTGCTCCGGAAACTGTAAACTGCAGAACATGTAATTCTAACCCATGTAATCATACAGCAGCTTGTGATCTTAATCATCCTATAGTAGATCCTATTCCAACAGCATATGATCCAAACAATCCTTATGGTAATACATGTATTGCTCCGCGCGTATTCATGAACTGTAAAGGAGAAAAGTATGAACTTATCCAGGTGATAAATCCTTCCCTTACAAGAACATATAGATCTTTAACTCCATTACGTATGGTAAGAAGCCAGGAGATTGATTGTGATTGTCCTAACTTATATTACAATACCAGAGACACAGGTTGGTTAAAAGGAGGCTTCTTGTTCACAAACTTTGAGACAGGTAGAGTGTATGTAAACTATATGGGAGAAATGGAAGATGATCAAGGACAATTGCTTGTACCAGATCATCCACTTCTTAATGAGTATTATGAATATGCTTTGAAAAAAAGAATCATAGAGAACCTTGCTCTTAATGGTGAAGATGTTGCACAAAGATTACAGATTTTAATTCCTGATTACAGAGCTGCAAGAAACCAAGCAATCAGTTTAGTAAACACTCCTAACTTTAAAGAAATGGAGGAGATGTGGTGGCAAAATAGACGCGCACAGTATTCTAAATACTATGATATGTTTAAATCATACCAGAGAGGAAATTACGCAAGAACTTGGAATAATAATAGAGTGATCTAATGGCTAAGAATAATATTCAAAATACTACAGATAACCAAACAAAGTCATTTGTTAAAGGTCTGAACAAAGATTCAGAACCTTCATATGTGACTGATGGTATGTGGACGCATGCAGTAAATGCAATGAACAATACTGCAGAAGGTGATGTTGGAACTTTATCAAATGAGACCTCAAATTTTTTGTGTTCTACTACAGGTACTACAATGCCTTCTTATGTTACACATAAGTATATCATTGGTGCTATACAAGTCTTTTCAGATAAATGGTTAATATTCACAGCTGGTCATAATTCATTAGGACAAAATGTTATGTCTGAAATTGGATTGTTTGAAGACGACTTATGTAGATACAGACCTATTGTACAAGATGCATGTTTAAGATTTGATAAAAGATATCTTATTTCAGGAGCTTCTAGAGAAAAAGAAGATTGCTCATGGCAGGTATATTGGGCTGATGGTTTAAATCCAGATAGATATTTAAACATTGGTGATCCTAAGACTTGGCCTACTTCAGACTATTCTTGGTTAGGTGGTGGTGCTTCTAGTATGAACTATTACTCTAATGGAACTGACACAACTTTTTTGTGGCCTGGTGTTGCTTGGAATAAAGATTGTGAAGTGATTGATAGTTGTACAATTTGTACTGAGTTAAATACACTTGACTGTGACCATATCCGTTTAGCAAGACTAATGGAAACACCATGTCTTAATTTAAGATTAGGACAACAAGGGGGAACCATGGCAAATGGTACTTACTTTGCAGTAATTGCTTATACTATTAAGGGTCAAAAAGTAACTGATTATTTTTCTCAAAGTAATAACCAATTTGTATTTACACCAAATGATCTAGAAGGTTCTTTGGTATTAGATGTATCTGCAGATTCTGCAAACTTTGATGAGTTTGTACTTGTACTTGTACAAAATATTAATCAAGGAACCGTTGCAAAACAAATAGGATTTTATTCAACAAAGACAACAACTATAGCAATTGACCAGGTTGATCCAAGTCTTGTTACAATTCCTATTGAGCAAATTCCTATACAGACACCAGTATTTGAAAAGTCAGATCAGATGACTGATGTAAACAATTACTTATTGCGTGTAGGACCTACATCTAAGTTTGATTTTAATTATCAGCCATTAGCAAATCTTATTCAAACTAAGTGGGCTGCAGTTGAGTATCCTGCGGATTATTATGTGCAAGGAGGTAACCACACAAATTATTTACGTGATGAAGTATATTCATTTTTTATCCGTTGGGTATATACCACAGGTGATAAATCAGCTTCTTACCATATTCCCGGTAGAGCTCCAAGGCCTTTTACTATTCCTGGGACTTCAACTATAAAACTTGAGACAGAAGATTTAAATGTTGCTGATACTTTAGCAACAGATGATAAAGTATTTGAAGTTTATAATACAGCTTATTCTACAGGTGGTCCCTTAGTGGGAACAACATTACCTGATGGTGGTGTTATTATTGATGTAGGTAATATGGGATATTGGGAATCTACAGAAGTGTATCCTGATAATAGACCAGATATTTGGAACTCAAGTACTTACTGTTGGACAACTCCAGCAGGACAACAACCACAATATGACTTATGTGGTAAACCAATTAGACATCATAAGTTTCCTGAGAACTTTTTAAATAATAGTTCTAGTACAACTACAGTACATTTTAGAAATAACCCTAATCCAAGTACAACAGGTAATGAGTACTTCATTAGATTAATGGGTGTATTCTTTGAGAACATTGTATTACCTAAAGACCAGGATGGAAATGATATTCCTGGAATTGCAGGTTATGAAATTCTAAGAGGTTCTAGAGAAGGTAATAAAACTATTATTGCTAAAGGTATGGTTAACAACCTAAGAACTTTTACAATAAAAGGATCTGCAGCAAAAGGCCGCACAGGTTTGTATGCCAACTATCCATTTAACACAATCACCCCTATCAGTCCTAACGCAGGAGATATGACTGGGTATGATGATCCATATATGCATCAGGTGAATCAGAACATACCTTCAGACATTGTAACATTCCATTCACCAGATACAATGTTTAGAACTCCGTTCTTATCTACTACTGAATTAAAAATATATGGTAACTTATCTGGATATTCTACACAACAGTTTATAGAACCTGATAAGCATCCTAAGTTTAAGCTATTAGCTGATACAGCAATCATACCTATGTTCTTAATGGGTATTGCTGAAGCTATAACTTCTATGATTGGTAAAAGAACTATGAATACACTATCTGCAAATGATATGCAGTATAGTTATGATACTTCGTTAGCTGCAGGAACTATAGCCCTAATGCCAGGTGCTGTTGCAAATGTATCTATTCCTATTGTTGGTGCAGCTGTTGAAGCTTATAATGCTATAATTGGTGGTTATTATAGTTCAGGTTTTGGTTATATTGGAGATGCTCTTACTGCTTTAGCTCTTGGGTTTGATAACACTGTTCAATCAATTGAAACAGATACACTTGTTGATATAGTTAATACAAAATCTATTATTCCTGGTTCAGGAGTAACTTCAATTCCAAAATTAGCAGGTACTATTGAATATCCAGCATATGCTTATTTACCTACACCATTAAGAATTGCAGGAGGATTAAATCAAGTATTATTTTATTTCTCTGAAGGTGCTGATGTTACATTGCAATTAATTTATGCTTTACTACCATACCGTCAGTTTGCTTTACAGCATATCTCTCATGGTTTTTATAGCAGTATGAATAAAACTCCTGTAAACTATATCAGAAGATTTAAGATTGAGGAAAGTTTCTACATGCGCGATAATATACAAGAGATCTCAAGATACCAAGATCAATTTGGTAACTATAACTCTTACAGCATTAATAACTTAAAGAGACCTGATTCTGTTGTAGTAAGAACTAAAACAGGTTCTTATGTGGATCCTCTTTATCCTCAAGGATTAAACATAGGACCTGCATTATTGGATACTGATAAATCTTTAGTTACGTTAGGGTCTGTTGTACAAGCAGGCGCGTGGGGTGGTTCTGGTTATTTTGCAGCAGGTGCTTTACCTAATTTTGAAGATACTGAAGTACCTTTTAGTTTACCTATTGGTAGTCACTATGTTGGTCTTAAAGGAAGAGTAAGAAATCAGTATGGTCAGTTAGGTGGAATTAAGCAAATAGTGATTACTCCATGTGAGCAGAAAATTAATACGGCAGCCTTACCAGTCTATGGCCCTTATTCTTTACCTGGTTGTGTTGGAACATTCAGATATAAAAAGATTACATCTACTCCTATTTTATTTAACGGAGATACTTACATTAATAGATACACAGAAAAGAATACAATGTGTTTCTATTCTAATTGGTTGTATGGTCAACCTGATGGTTATGAGTATAATTACTTCATAAACCAGATGATTCCACAAACAAGATTTAATGTAAATAATATTAAATATGATGTATCTGATTTAGGAGAAGGTTTAAACTTTTCTTCACCAAGTATACCTGGTACAGGAGCTCTTCCTACTAGATTCTATAATCTTGATTATTACAAAAGTGATAGTAGATACTATGATTATATAGATGATGAGCCTAAAGGTTTTCCGGATACTTATCCTGGAATCTTTGGTGCCAAACAAGCTAAGTTCTATATTGCTAATTCATCTGTAAGAGATTTCTTTGTTGAATCTGATGTATTAGTTGACTTTAGAAAACAAGGAGATTTTGATTGGGAAAAACATTATGATCCATATAGATATACTTTTTATGAAACATTCTTTAATGCTGATCCTACAATTTTAGGAAGAGGTAATGTTTACATTTATGATTATTCTTTAAGTGTTTCTAAATTGTACAATCAGTATTTCTCTGCAGGTAACTTGCAAAGCAAATACTATGATCCTAATGTAGCTAAGCTTTGTTATACATATTATCCAGATAGATTGATTTATTCTTTACCACAACAGATGGAATCTATTAAGGATAGTTGGTTTATGTACTTGGCTAATAACTACGCGCAATTTAGATCACAGATTTCTGGAGTTAAATCAATAAACAAATCTGGTATATTCATTACGTTCAAGAATGATAGTCCATTGATGTATCAAGGTGTTGATACTCTTCAGACTGATCTTGGTACTAAAATTACTATTGGAGACGGTGGTTTATTTTCTCAACCAGGTCAATCTGTATCTAATGCAGATAAACCATATGAGTATGGATCTTCACAAAATAGATTAAGTGTGGTATCAACTCCGGCTGGTATGTTCTATGCATGTCAAAACCAAGGTAAGATCTTCTCTTACTCTGGAGGATTAGATGAGATTTCACAAAATGGAATGAAATGGTGGTTTATCTTATTCATGCCATACAAACTTACAGAAGAGTTTCCTGACTACCCATGGCAAGATAATCCAGTAGCTGGTATTGGAATGCAGTCTGTTTATGATAACAACAATACTATTCTTTACTTTACTAAAAAAGACTATGCAGTAAAACCTGAATATAAAGGATTACTTACATATGTTCCAATAGATGCTAAAGGCGGGGGAGACTATTTTACATTAGAAGCTCAACATGGTTCAAGGTTTCTCCTAGGAGACCCAGCCGTATTTGATAATGCATCTTGGACAATGAGTTATGATCCAAAGAATAAGTATTGGATTAGTTTCCATGACTGGCACCCAGATCTTGTTATTCCAACTAAAGATGTATTCTTAACTACTAAAGGAACAGGATTATGGAAACATAATCAAGTTTGTTCAAGCTACTGTAACTTTTATGGTCAAGATTATCCTTTTGAAGTTGAGATACCTGTACCAACAGGACAAACTGTAACTACTTTAAAATCAATTGAGTATATCTTAGAATGTTACAGAAGATCTGCAGTTAACTGTGTAGATCAATTCCATGTTCTAGATTATAACTTTGATCATGCTGTTATATACAATAGTGAACAAGTATCAGGATATTTAAATCTTAATTTGTTTCCAAAGAATAATGTAGCATTGAGTTTAGAATATCCTAAGCTAGGTACCAACCTATCTTCATTTGATGTCTTGTTCTCTAAAGAAGAGCAAAAGTATAAAGTGAATCAGTTCTGGGATATTACAAGTGATCGTGCAGAATTTCCTATAGGGTCTGATTATCCACCAACGGGGCCTGTGATTCCAGGAACTACAATTCTACAAGGAAACTATGACAGTAATTATATTTGGTTAACGGCTCCTGATGGTTATAGCAGAATTCTTAATCCAGCTAACATGGATTATAATAAAGCTTTAATGCAGAGAAAAAAATTCAGACATTACCTTAATTTTATAACTTTGAGAAAAGATGTATCAGGTGATGTAAACATGATATTCAAATTAGTAAATAGTAAAAATCAATTGTCCCTTAGATAATGTATAATAAAAGAGTTCTTAAGAAAGCCACAGATAACTTAGATAAAGCTAAGGCACCCGCTGCATCTAAAGATATTATTGTAGATCCTAGAGGTCAATGGGAACACCCAGGACAGAATACAAGAATACCAAGCAGTAACATTACAATGCAAGGTGTAAATTATCCTGTGTTAGGTGTAGGTTCTAACGGTCAACAACAGATGATGTATCCAGGTATGGAATATACATTTCCGGGTGCTGACTATGTAGATGAGTTTCCACAAATGCAAATGGCTAAAAAAGGTGGATCTTTAAAATCTAAAAAATACACAAGAAGTCTTGAAGGTACAAATGAGTTGTTTACTGAAAACAAATTATTAAAGAGATCTAAATCTAAAAAGAAAAAGACATTTAATCCGCGCGCAAAAGATTATCAAGAAGGTGGATATGCTGATGATTCATTTGAATTAGATTTAACACCAGAAGAAATTGAAGAGTACGCTAAAGGAGGTTTTATCATAGAAGATATATCTGTACCTGAACTTACTAAAGCTCAAAAAGGTGCGGCAACACAAGCAGATAGTTTATCATTATATAATAATGCACTTCAGCAACAAGCTTATTATAATACACTTAAACCCTATTATGAACCTGTATATATAGGTCCATGGCGTTATACCAATGCTGATGTAAGAAGAGCATCAAAAGATTCTGAATATTATGATATTCCTAGTAGTTGGACGGCAAAAGAAAAAGAAAATTTTAAAAACTTTCAAAATACTATTAAGTCAAGTAATGATCCAAATGTATCATACATTACCGATTTAATTACAGGGGCTCTTGATCCAAATGCTCCAGCATTGAGATATGATAATAGAATCAAACCTCAAGGTCAAGCAGACTATATACCTAAGAGTTACACTTTTAATAAATATGTTTCTCCGGATATAAAAAAAATACAAGGTATAACTATTAAGGATAGATCTAAACAAACAAAACATGAACGTAACTTTAATTCGTTAAGAATACAATACATGTTTGAAACAAATCCGGCTAAGCGTGCAAATTATAAAAAAGAATTATACAGTACAGCTAAAGCTATTGGGTTTAAAAATCCAAATAAAGCAATAGATGAATGGTTGTATAGAGAAAAAAAAGATGCAGAACTTGATAAAAAATTAAAAGGTGTAAACACAACAATTCCTTATTATGACCCTATTGCAGTAAAACCAGGTAATATGCTTACACCTGCAGAAGTAAAAGAAAGAGTTAAAAAGTATGGTACTAGAGGAATTCCTGCATCAAAACTTAAAGGTATTGCTCCACCAATAGGTGGAAAAAATCCATTAGTTACAATACCAAGTGGTGCTAAATTAGGAGCTAAGAAAAAAGTTGTTATTGATCCTTATGCACACAGTAAGACAAATGTAGTACCTACAGTTATTGGTACACCGCCTGATCAAAATACCGATCCTACTAAGAAACATGTAGGCACTAATGAGATTTTAGGTTATGATGAAAATGGAAATCCTACAAGTAGAATTGAGTATATTTATGAAGATGTAAAACTTACTAAAGGATTAAAAGATTTATCTAAATTTACAAATAGTGTACAGAATGAAATAGTTCCACAAACATTTCCTGTTCGTAATCCTGAAACAAGTAATACAGCATTTAGATATAGAGATCAATGGCAACATGTATATAAACCAGTTGAAGGAGGCTTTGAAACATTTGGTACTAAGCAAGCTACATTACCTTATGGTGAAAAACTTGGTGAACATCCATGGGAATATAACAAGTCTAATGAACTTCCTGAGAGTGGTCATCATGTTTGGATTGTAGGCAATCAGAAATACTACAATGAAGAAGAGGCTAAATCTGCTGCTGAACAATGGGATAAAGAGCATAGTTATCAATTTAAACAAGGAGGAACATTACCTAAAGCACAATTAGGTAAAAATGTTAGTTTAACTGCTTCACCATTTAGTTTAAATGCTAATGCAATTCCATTAGCAAGTAAAGTATTTGGGGAGTATAATCCTGAACTTTTATTGGGTGCCCAGCAAAATTTAAACTCACCTAATCAAGATTTTAAACATAATGCAACAGTTGATCTAGGTTTACCTTACACAGGTAAATTTGCTCCTAGTGTAAATGCAGCTTATCATGGTGCATATGATTTAAGCACACCTGGTCAAAAATTAAGACCCACAGTCAATTCTGATTTACAAGTAGGGTACCATCCTAAACAAGGAGTTAACTTTGCTGTCACAGCTAATCCAAGATTAGAATTTAGTAACGTAGGACAAGATACATTAAATAGAAAAAATTGGAGCCGGGGAGCATGGAAAGGTTATGTTGGATTATTAGGATCAGCAGGATACAGAGGTAAAAGTTTTGATCCTAATGATATACAAGGTATACCATCATCATGGGCTACAGTTGATCCTAAAGGAAGTAATTTCTTAATGGGATTTGGTGCTAATGCTGGTTTTGAAGCAAGACCGTTTAAAAAGCCACTTAAACTTGGTATTGACGCTAGTATAATGGAATCACATGGTAAAAAAGCTGCTGAGCAAACAGTAGATTCATCTCCTCATAATTATACAGGTTGGACACCTACAGTGAATGTACATGCTTCATATCCTCTTTCTGAGTTAATGAGAAAGAAACAGAATAAGACTAGAGAGCCAAACCTACCAAAAAATAGACCTAGCGGTGTACATAAGTTTAAAGAAGGTGGTATTTATCTTGATCTGAGTGAAGATGAAATTCAAGCATATGAGAAGGGTGGTTATATAGTTGAACGCTTAGATTAAACTTTAGAAGTTTAAGTGTTTAATTTAAAATTAGTATATTAAGATATATAGATAATTATGGCAAAAGTTAGAATACGTAAAGCTGGTCCTGGTGAAAAAGCTGGATACTATAACAAGACAGCTATGTTCTTGAAACATGCACAGGAGGGAACTGAAGTTCAGTCTGCTGAAGGTCAAGGACAGTCAGAAGAGGAAATGGTTCAGGCATACTATCAATATGCAATGCAACAGCTTTCAAATGAGGTTGCACCTGATAAGGTGTATTCAGAACTTATTAGCAATGGTTTACCAGAACAGATGGCATATCAGATGATTACATCTCTTATGGATAAACTTGTTGAAGAAGGTGTTATTAATCCTGATTACAAAAGAGAGAAAGAAGCTCAACAACAACAAGAAGAACCTATTGCAGAAGAAGCACCAGTAGAGACAGTGCAAGAACCTGTTGCAGAAGATCCAGCAATGTTTGAAGAAAACCAAGACATGTTAGATAATGAAGAAGAATATCTTCAAGATAGATCTTATATGGCTGATGGTGGAGAAGCTTATACACAAGATGATTATGATGCTCAAACTAATTACTTATCACAGTATGACCAAGTAAAAGATAATACTGTTGAGAATTTTAATATGGATGAGTTAATTCAAAATACTCCAGGTATTCAACCAGGTTTAAACTTTCCAAGTTTAGATGAATATATTCCTAACTACCAAGGTTCGGATTGGTCTGATATGGATGCTTTACAAACTTCAAATCTTGAATTACAAAAAACTGGTGGTATCATTAAGAAAAAACAGTTTGTCAAAAATGTTATGTCTTTGCTTAAGAAACAAGAAGGTGGAGAAGGTGAAAAAGATACTACATTAGGTAAAGGTAATCCAATGGATACTCTTACTGAAGATGTTCAAAAACATAAATACAATTTCTTAAATGCAGTTAAAACAAAAGCTACTCAAGCTAAGACTGAAGAAATGTATGATAAGTTAAGAGAATCTAATGATCCTGCATTACAACAACTTGGTATGCAACAACAATTTCAAGTTGGTGGTATGACTGGTGGACAAGATCCTTTGTTTAGATTTCTTGGTGGAGGTGATCAACCTGATTACTATGAGGCAGACTTTTTACCAGAGGCAGCATATGGCTATTCTACAGGAAACTTGAGAAGAGCAGAAACAGGTGAAGAAGTAAAACCAACGGTTGATACTGAAGTTATACCTAAAGCTAGAATTAATTACATACCAAACTATGTAACTGGTCCAGGTTCAGCATTAAGAAGTTTGACACCATGGAATCCATTGATTCAATCACGTAGAACAATGAATCAAGTTGGTATGCCACATATCTATGGAACTAACATACCTTACAATGATCCATTGGCAGGAATGACTCCAGTAGCACGCCAAGTAACCAAGAGAGGTATATTTGGTAGACCAAAAAGATATACTGATATTTACTCTATACCTGGTGCTCAAGGAATGACTGCTGGTAATATTATTGCTGATGGTAATAGATTGATATTCCCACAAAGAAATGCAGAGGGGAAAGCAGATATCTCCCTACCAGAAAAACAAGAAGAGATATATTCACATGAAAGACCTTTAGCTAATTTTCTTATGAAAACTGGTATACCAGGTTTAACTCAATTGGGATCAAGAATGTATCCATGGGAAAATAATGGAAGTGATGAAATTGTAAGTACTAACATTAATCCGGTAAGTGTTCAAGCAAATAATATACCTACACAAGGTATTAGAGGTTTTGTTAATGATCAATTAAATGTTGACTTGAATAGACAACCTTATTATGGTCCACCAACTGAGTTTGGTGAGTATGCTCCATATAATCCAGATATGATAAATATGCAGGAACGTTACGGGTTCCCAGATTATTATGAGTTTGGAGAAGGCATACCAAATACTACTATGGCTTATGGTGGATATATGCCAAGAGCAGAATCAGGTTTAACTATTAATAATCCTAATCTTCCGCAGCCCGCTCCAGCTAATCCTGATCTTGCGTTAGGTAATCAAGCTGGTCTTCTAGGAAGTGTGACACAAGGTCCTAATAGTGCATGGACAAGTATGCAATCATTTAATCAACCGGCACCGGTTAATCAAAATGCTCAGACATATAATAACAATCCTGCAAATAACATGTCAGTAGAACCAGAAAATGGTGACATGTCTGGATGTACTCCAGAACAAAAAATGGATTCTACAAGTCAATGTTATTGTTCACCTGAAGCAAGAAAGAACCCTCAAGACAAAAGATGTTATGAAGGTGCTAATGTTGCTATTGATTTTGCATCTGGTAGATCAACTACTACTGATCCAGAAGCTATGGTTAATGTAGCTAATGCAGGTATTAGAGGTATCACAAGAGCAATCAACAGAAGAGATGAAAACAATGCAGAATTAAACATGTATAACCAATATAATTCTAATAATCTTTATGCTTCTCAAGGTACAAGAAACCGTGGAGATTGGAATGATTTAGGTTCTATGGCAGGGCAATTCCGTTTTAATCAACAAGGCCAAGATAGAAGTGGTTTCTCTTCATACGGTAAACTAGGTGGATTCATGGAAGAAGGTGGTCAAGCTAGTTACAATGAAGGAGATGAAGTTTACATGACAGATGAAGACATTGCAAACTTCAGAGCAAGTGGAGGTCAAATTGAATACATATAATTTTACAAGATGTTAAAGAAAGTAAGAATTAAGAAACTCCCTCAAGCTAAGACAGGGTTTCAAGTACAAGGTTCATTGTATAATGACGTGCCTGCTATGGGAGGTGGTGCTGATTACAATGCTTATATGGGTAAGCCAAAGCTTGAAGTTAGTAAATATATTACAGCTGTTCCAAGAGATGAAGCAAACTTAGAAGCTGAAGGTGGTGAGACTGTATTTGGTGACATCAATGGGGATGGAATGCCAGAACATAAAACTATTAAAGGCCCAAGACATTCAGCAGGTGGTGTACCATTAAAATTGCCAGATGATACTTTTATTTTCAGTGATACTAAATCAATGAAAATTAAAGATCCTCAATTTTTAGCTGTATTTGGAAAAGGTAAAGGATCTTACACTCCTGCAGATTTAGCAAAACAATATGATCTTGAAAAGTATAGAAAGATTTTACAAGATCCAAATTCAGATGCATTAGATAAAAAGACTGCAGAACTTATGCTTAAGAATTATACTCTTAAGCTAGGTGCTCTTGCTTTAGCTCAAGAATCTAAAAAAGGATTCCCACAGGGTATCCCTGCTGTTGCTAAACCTTATATGGAAGCAATGGGTATTGCCCCAGAGGATGTACTTCCTGAAAAACAAATCAGAGAAACTGTTGAACAATTAGATCAACAGAACATGAATAATCAAAGAAGTGCAGCTACTATGGCTTCACCTACTGAAGAACAAGATGAACAGTATGGTAATGAAGCTGAAGAAGCACAAATGATGAATAGTGACCGTCCAGTTGCAATGCCAGAACCTGAAGTAGATGAAGAAGCTGGTATGACACCTGAAGATACACAAATGGAATTTGGGGGAATTATGTCGCAAGACAAAGCTTTTGCTTTTCAAAATGGTGGTTGGTTGCCAGAAGAAATTGCTGTGTTTACTGGAACAGTACCGCAAGCTGCTTATGGTATGCCTATGGGAGCTAACTCAGAAAATTATGAAGGCCGTGATAAAGAACTTATAGGTGCTGAACGTTTCTTTGCTCAAGGAGGTAATTTACCTAAAGCTCAGACTGGAGCTGAAGTAGATGTAACTGGTATGACAGATGAGCAAAAACAAAGAGCTTATCATGATGCTAGAACAAAGAATCCAGGACAACCTATTACTGTAATTGATAATGGGCAAAAAATTGGAACACTTAAATATTCAAGAAGTATTGGTGAAGATGTAGAAGGAGTAGATATGAAAATATTTGGTGATACACCAGCTTCTACTGCTGCCGCAGCTCAATATAAAATTCTTGAGAATAGTTTGAATGATCCTGAGATTGCTTCTAAACTTTGTGAAGAAACAAAGGCCGCATTAAATAATCCTAAGTCTTATGTTGGTAAATCAGGTACTCAAGGAAAAACTTGGTCTGAGAGAGGACTTGCTGAACCTGATTGTGAACAAATTAAAGCACAGTTCTTACAGCATCAAAAAAGAAATCTTGCTTTTCAAGGAAGACAAGTTGATCCTAATTTATTTACAGATACAGGCCGTGGTCTTGCATCACTTGATGAGATTGTAGCAAGAAAAGCAAGAGATCCTCAAACAGGTAAAGTTATTTCAACAAAAGAAGAAGCAGAAAAAGCTAGAGATTACTTAAGAAAAACTTATGGTTCAGCTGGTGCTAAAGATGTTTCTATTAATGAAATATCTGGTAAAATTGGTGTACCATTAGAAACATCAACTACTGATAGAGCATTACAACAAGCTACATTCCATGGATATGCACACATGTATGATAACATGAGTAAGTATGATCCTGAATTCCAATACAAAGCAAGAAACTTTATTGGTAACATTCAGCGTGGTGTAAATGATGAAAGTAGTATGCAAGGTTTGTTTAATACTAAGGGTGTACAGATTTCTCCTATTGATGATTTTACAGCACCTGACAAATCATACTATGGTAATACAACAGCTGGTCAATTAGCAGCGGCAGGTATTGACAAATATGATATTGAAGCATTATCTACAGAGTGTCAATGTACAGATGCACAAAAACCAGGTTATCAAGCTCCGGCTGCAGATGGTACATGTCCATGTGATAAAAAGGTAGAAGCTAAAAAATGTCCATGTCAAAAATCTGATGGTACTATTATAGATGTTGGTGTTAATCCTAATACAGGAGCATGTAATGACTGTGTAGAAGATCAGAATGTTAATATCAATAAACCTGCAGAATGGTGGTTGCAAGATACTATTAAGACAGCGGGTGCTTTTGGTGATCTTATGAGAATCAAAAAGTATATGCCGTGGGCTCCTAGGGTAGACCTAGAAACTCCGCGTCCTACATTCTTAGATCCTACAAGAGAACTTGCTGCTAATGCAGAACAAGCAAATATCCAAACACAAGGTCTTGGACAATTTGTTGGGCCTCAAGCGGCTTCTTCAAGAGCTTCAAGTATTCAAGGTGCTGCTGCTAAAAATGCTGCTGATATACTTTCAAGATACAACAACGCTAATGTTAACCTTGCAAATCAATTTGAAATGCAAAGTGCAAATATTAGAAATCAAGAACAGATGGCTAATCAAGGAGTAGCTCAAAGATTGTATGATCAAAATACAATAGCTAATCAGCAATTTGATAATGCTAAAATGGCTATGAGAAATAACTTGAGAAATCAGTATACTAATGCAATTACAAATAGAGCTAAGACAGATGCTCTTAATCAATTGTATCCGCAATATGCAGTTAGTCCAGGTACAGGTGGATTCATGAGATATACTCAAGGTCGTGATTTAACTGGTGAAAGTTCTGGTTCAGGAAAAACTTATGATCAATGGTTAACTTATTATAGAGACCAAGGTATGAGTGAATCAGCTGCTGTTGATGCTGCTAAGAATGCATACAACTCTCAAGGCGCTGCAGTGTCAGAAGATAAAGCCGGCGTACTTAAAACAATGTATGGTAAACAAGGCGGTCAAATGAAAAAGGGTGGCTTTACTTACGGAGACATTACTTACCCATTTATTATATAAACTTTTGAGGTTTAATAAACTTTAAAAATTTTAATAGTTTTACATCAAAGATAAATTATGGCAACGTATTTACAAGGAGTCACAGATTATATACCAGATTATCAGCCGTTTCAACCTGATTTAAATTTCTATGCCAATGTCTTACAGACTAAGCAAACACAATATGATTCTAATTGGAAATCATTAAATAATCTGTACGCGGATTTGCACAATGCAGATCTAACACATGACCAAAACATTAAGAAAAAAGATGATCTTTTAAAGCAGATTGACTTTAATTTAAAAAGAGTTACTGGGTTAGACTTGTCATTGCAACAAAATGTTGATCAAGCTACACAAGTATTTAGACCTTTTTATGAAGACAAGTATCTTATGAAAGATATGGCTTGGACTAAAAACTATTCTAATACTGTAAGCCGCGCGTTGAATTTAAGAAATGCCCAAGATGAAAAAATGCGTGCTCAGTACTGGGACACAGGTGTTAAAGAAATGCAGTACCGCAGAGAGGAATTTAAGAATTCTACCCTAGAAGAAACATTGAATATGGGTAATGTATCATACACCCCGTATGTAAATGCTATGGAGAAATATCTTAAGTTGGCTAAAGAAACAGGATTGTCAATTGATATTAAAGATGTAGATGAATCAGGATTATACTTTGTAAGAGAGAAGAACGGAAAAGCATTGATGTCTCCTTTACAAAATCTATTCATGAGTGCTTATGCAAATGATCCTGCCCTACGGGCCGTATATGCTACGCAATCCTATGTTAAAAGAAAAGACTATGCAGAACAATATGCAAGTAAATTCCAAGGCAATAAGGTAGAAGCTGAAAAAGAATACTTAAGAGAACAATACAAGTTCTTACAAAACTATACAGCTAAGAAAAATGTTGATGCAAAAGAATCAGTAGAAGTAAGTAAAAATAAAGCAGCAGATGTTGAAAATGCTATCAGTAATAAAGATGCAGGTATTTATACAGAATCATATTTAGAAAGCTTAAACAAAGGCTTAGAAGTTGATGAAACAGTTGCAAATCATGCTGAAAAATTAAATAATGATATTAATGGAGGGACTTCTTCTACTATAACTACATCTGCTACATCTACAGATCCTAATCAATTGGATATGTCGGATATGGATTTAGCAAGATTAAGAGTAGATGCAGGTACAGCTTCAGTACTTGCTGAACAAGACATTATAGGTGCTGCATATATTTATGCATACAAAGATTATGTTTATGAAAAATCTGCTAACCCTGTAGGATTAGAAAATCTTAGACAACAAAATGCTCTTGCCAGAATTGATTATACACATCAATTAAAACAAGATGAGATGAAGTTAAAAGCTGATCTTGATAGAGAAACTAATAGGATTAAGCAAGGAATGTCTGATGGAACTATTTGGTATGACAAAGAAGGTGAGATGCATGAAGATGACGGATCTTCTTTTGCAATTACATTAGGTTCTCCATCTGGTTCATTTACTGATGAAATTAATATCTTAAAAGACAATTCTAATAGATATAATGAAACAATTTCCAATATGACAGGTACTTATATTGGGAATACATTGACACGTCTTAAGAATCTTGCTGATAACGGTAAAGTAAAAGATAAAGAATTATGGAGCGCCCTATCTTGGTTAGATCCAAATAGTAAAGAAGCAGCTAAAAGATATGGTACAAAAGATGGAAAAGTTCTTCTTGATAAACTATGGAATAAGTACCAAAATAATAGTGATAAGTTTATACTTGACTTTACTAAAACTAATCAAGTTATTAAACTTAAAAAGTTCATGGATAGTTGGGCAAATAAAAATACTGGTTATGGTATTGCTGATGATTATCATAAAGATGTAAGTGGAAAAGACATTGAAAAATATATTCGGTATAGAGATCAATCTTCTATAATTGATAAAGCTAATCATGATAAAATTAGTAATAACATTATTAAATCACTTGATGCAAACTCTTATTTTAAAAATTTAAAATCTGAAACAAAACAAAAACTTGCTGACCTGTACATTAAGAAAGTTAAAAGTGGTTCTCAACTTGATGAAGATACTTTCCAAACATTTGTTGATCAAAATATTAATTATGATAGAACTGGTAAGTATAAAACAGCTTTTGATAAATCCCATGAGCTTGTTTTAGGAGCAGAAGGTAATAAAAAATACAATTCTTATATAGCAGAAGAATCAAAAAAATGGAATGATAAAAACTTTTGGAAATCACCGGTAGGAAAGCAAATTGCACAAAGTCCTGCAGGTGCTGCAGTAGCATTTAATAAATATTTGGATACTAAAGCTAAAACATATCTAAATCAAAATATGACAGATGAGGGTATAAGAAAATTACTCTCAAAAGAAGTATGGCGTAGTAATGAAGCTCTTGCTAAGAGATATGGTAAAGGTAGTGCTGAATATAAAAAACGTGCATTAAAATCACCGTATGATTATACAGATGCTGAACTTGCAAAAGCAAAACAAAATTACGCTAAGAATTCAACTAGATTACCAATTAATTTAGGTGAGTCTAAAACAAAAGTTGCCGGTAGAGTTGCGTTTAGTGAACAAACAGGGTTAGATATGGAAGACTTGTTTGATACTATGTCTGATGCATATTTAAAAACAATTAATCAAACAGGAGACGCAGGTCTTAAAAGTTATGCAGGTTTTGTAAGAACGCAAGGAGGAAGATATTCTCTTGGAACAAATGAAGTAACTGCTAAAAAAGTTATTCTTTCCAATCCTAGTTTTGGAGGGTTTCAAGATTTTCAAGAAATTATGGCTGACATAAATAGAATTAGATTCAGTCAAGATCCAAGTAAATATGCCGTTACATATGGTGGTTTAACTGAAACTGCTGCTAATGATTATAAATTAGATACGTCTGTTACTAAAGCTATGTTAAGAGAATTACAAATGTCTGCTGGTAGTAAAAGTAAAACGGGGGCCTTTATGATTGCACGCTCAGCAATTGCTAGAGAAAAAGCAGATCTTGGTGCTGTAATCATTATTCCTCCACAAGCCTTCTTAGAAAAGTATATTAAAGATGAAGAAGGTAAAACTGATTATGAGAAAATTAAAATGATTAAAGCTAACGGAATTAGTTTTATCGCACCAAGACAACAATGGACAAATAATTTTTTCCAAGAAAATGAACTTACTCCAACTGAGCAAGTTCTTAATGCTAAAGGGAAAATTGAATTTGTACATGGTGAAGGTGCAGGTAGATATACTATGGAAAAAGTAAGAAATGTTCCAGGTGTAGACTACAGAATTTCACATTCCGTAAAAAGAATCCATGAAGAAGGTTATGTTGAAGAGTTATCAGATGGATTACCACTTCAAAAATCAGGAAATAAAATTGATGCAAGTGAAAGCGCTATTTATGATAAGTTGCAAGAAATTGCATTACATAATGCTCAAATGGTTAGACAATTTCAAAGACAAGGTAATCAAGCAGCACTTACTAGAATTAAAACATCATTTAATAAACCTCCAGTTGGCGGATACCAATATTAATTAATATGGCTCAAGAAACAAATAGACCAGACATTCAAAGTGATGGAATAAACGACCTTTCACAAAACAGTGAATTCATTGCACCTGCTGGAGTTGGGGTTAATTTATATAAACCTTTGGTTCAACCTGAATTGGATATAAACCGCTTTAACTATGGTGATAAAGCAAGTGTTTCTAATCCTGCCTTAAAAATTAAAGATACTACAACAGGTTCTGCACCTTATCATCCTAAACAAGTTACAACAGCGGGATCAAAAGAATATGGTGGACTAAAAGGTGTAATGGATGGTCTTCGCGCAGAGTTATCCCAAAATGTAGATAAGAATGCATATAGTAAAATCTACGCGTATGATTCTTCCCCTAAAGGAGCACATAAAGCTAGATACAAAGCATACGGTCAATCTACTTATGATAAGATCGGATTCTCTCCTGAGATAGATAATGAAACATGGTTTAATGCTAATACAACAATGTATGATGACTGGAAGCGTATGGCAACACATGCTGCTTGGCCTATGATGAAACTAGGTTTTATGAGTCCAATTAAATCATACGGTAAACTTTTTGGTCAAGCAGATATTGGACAAGACTTAGCTGAAGCAAGAGACTATGAAGAATACAATGCTATTGGTTATTCTACTAAGGGTGGTATTGGCGGATTTGCTATTAACTTACAAAACTCAGCAGCATATTCTGTAGGTATTCTTGCAGAAAGCGTTGTTGAAGGAGTTCTTATTGGAGCTGCAGTAGGTGCTGTTGGTGGGGAAGGTGTAGGAGCTGTTCCTGGGGCCGTTATTGGAGGAGTGACTGAAGGATTTGGAGCATTATTAAAATTACCAACAACATTACTCAACATGAGTAAAAATCTTGGTAAGATGACTATGAATCTTAAAAAGCTTGAAAACATATCTCATGTAAGAAGTATGTTTGGTAATGCTGGTAGAGCAATGGGTGATTTTATTAATCCTATTAGTAATACTACTGAAGCTGTAATGAAATATGCTTTCAAAAATCCGGATGATCTTACTAATCTTGCACGTACTGCAAGAACTGTAGGTGCAATGTGGCATGATGTTAAAAACATGAATGCAGCTTTATCTGAAGGAAGACTTGAAGGCGGTTTTACTGAACAAAAAGTTTATGATGACCTTTATAATAAGTACTATGATAAATATGGTGAAGCACCAAATGATGCTTTACAAAAATCTATGCGTCAACAAGCAAAAGTTGCAGGTTTTCAAAACACTTGGAAAAACACTTTGCTTGTACATTATAGTAACAACCTAGCTTTTCCTTCAATTACTAAAGCTGGTTTTATGAAAGGTCTACCGACCTATAGTAAAACATTAGGTAAGATAGGTCCTTTCCAAGTAGTATATGATCCGGCTAAAAAAGTAGCAAGTGAGTTAGCATATTCTGCTGAGAAAGTATCTTTAAGAAATGCAGCAAAAGCTTTAACTAAACCAGCTACATATGGTAAAACTGCTTTGAATTATTTTAAAGCAAATCTTGTAGAAGGTTTTCAAGAGACTGCTCAAGATGTTTTATCAGAAGCAACTGAAAATTATTACATAAACAGTTTTCAAAATAAAGACCGTCAAAATTTTGAATACTCTATGGCTACTCTTAATGCAGCCATGAAGAAACAAATAAGTGCACAAGGTCTTGAAACATTTGCTTCAGGTTTTGCAATGGGATCTATTCTTGGAATTCCCGGAGGAGTTAAAAATTTTATGAGTGTTGGGTATAACAAATACTTCAAACACCGTAATAATTATGATGAATACATTAAAGAAAGACAAGCTGAAGTTGATAGTGTTGTTGATTCATTAAATACAATGGATCAGAGTGCAAAACATTTCTTTGATCCAAGACTTACAAACTATACAACACAAATGCTTGCTGGTAAAGTTGCAGATGATCCAGACAATGCAACTACAAAAGAAGCAAGAGATACTAGCTTTGCTGCTTTTCAATCAGCTGTAAGAACTTCATTAAGAACTGGAACTTTTGATATGTTTATCAAAAACTTTGAAGGATACAAACAAGCTACTCCTGAAGAGTTAGAACAAGCATGGAGATTAGAACCAGGTCAAGGGCAAAAAGCATTAGCTTCAATTGACAAGTCAATTGCCAGTGCTAAAACTATGGCAGCAAGATGGCAGTATGCTAAAAATAAAATGAAGCATGTTGTTAACCCTGATAACTTTAAAGAGAATACACCTGAAAGGGAAATGGCTGAAATATACAATGAAGCTTATCTTACAGGACTTGACAATCTTGTATTCATGGGAGGTGCATTTGATAACAATGCTGAAAGATTAGAAAAGATCTACAGTAAGTTATCATCAATCCCTACAATTCAAGGTTCTAGATTCTCAGATATTGCTACTATTACTGATCCAGCAAGATTAAGCAAAGAGATTGCAATGCTGCGTACTGATGTGCAGTTAAGTAAAGACTCTACAACTCCTGAAGGAAAAGAACAATATCAAAAACAAAAAGATCTTTTAGAAAAATTAGAAACTTATCAAAAAGAGCAAGTTGGTGTTGCTGTAGATTTTATTCAAAAAATTAAAAATGCTCAGAAAGACATTATGCAGTCTGAGGGTATTTCTGCAAGAGAAGCACAACAAAAAGCTGTTGATCAAGTGGTTGCATCATATGAGGCAGAAGGAGTAAATCCATTTGTTTCTTACAAAGATAGTTTTAGAAACTTACTTGATACTATTGCAGGAAGTGAAGAAAACAAAGTTAATCTTGGTAGACAGTTAGATGATGCTGGAGGCTTTGATGATCTTTTTGAAATGTTGATGGATACACATGTTCTTAGAAATGAGAACATGAATCTAAATAAATACATTAATCTTCTTAATAGTCCAAATGATTTCTATGAACATGTTCAGAGAAACTTTGAGTGGATGAAAAAACTGTATAATAACAGACAAGATCACTATGATGAAGTAATCAATAATTCAATAACAGCTATTCAAAGAAATACACTTCTTGAAGAATTAGCTGATAAAGGTATTTATGTTGACTTAGAAGAGTTTGCTAATTGGTGTGAAGATAAATCACAATTACCAACGTACTTTATTGATCAAGCAAATAAAAGAATTATTAATCAAGATAGTTACTTGTATGATCAGTATATTGAATTGTTTAAGTTAGCTGAAAATGCTGAAACAACAAATCCACCAAAACCAAAAAGTACAAAAGAACAAAAGCTTGAACAAACAATTGACAATTATAACAATCAAAGAGATGGTGAATTAGAAGTTGTTAAAAACGTATATGATAACTCATTAAAACAAGAGATAGGTTATACTCAAGATGAGATTGAAGAGATGCGTAATAAAGCATTAGGTGATTCAGACATGAATGCTGAAGAAGCTGCTGAAGAAATTACTCTTGCAGAAAAAGCTCTTAAGCAATTAGAATCAGATAATCATCTTGAGGTTCAAGCTGTATTTGATTTAGCTGTTGAAAAAGAAATGTTTACTCCTCAAGAGTATAACATGGCTAAAGAAGACTTATTCAGTAATGATGCAGCTCTTGAAGAAATGGCAACATTATCTCAAATGTATGTAGATGCTGAAGAGGAAGATGCAATGGATGCAGCTTCTAATGTATTCATTCTTAAACCTTTAATTGAAAAAAGAATAACTGTTCTTCAAGCATTTGTTGATGGTAGTGGTATGGATGGTATTCCTTCTTATGAAGAAACTAAACCGTATGAAGATTACAATAAAGCTGTAGATGAAATTAATGACAAATATGATGGTCTTATAGCTGATGCTAGAAAAGAATTTGAAGATTCTACTAAGGCAGACATTGAATCTCAGAGACCTGAAGTAATGAAAGAATCTATCAAGGAAGTACAAGAGTTATTTTCCGGGAAAGATGATATTGTTCAGACTAAAAGAAACTACATTGTTGATGGTGAACTTCATGAGAGAATGTCAAACAGAATCAAAACTGGTTATGACACTTATGGTTATTCAGGTGAAAAGGATCTTATAGATCTTTATGATAAAACAATTGGTGCAGCTTTAGAAGATTCAAAAGAACTTGATCAAGATATGATTAATGATTTCATTGATGCATTGATTGCTGCAGATCTACCTGGTGTAAATACAAATAAATACACAGTAGATATAGTAAGAGATGAGCTTGAAACATTGATCAAAACAGATGGTACTAAGTCTAAAAAGATTCAGCGTTATATTTCTAAACTTAAATCACAGCTTAGTGATGTTGAGAATAAGTTAGCATCTGTAAAAGACAAGAGCCGTCTTGAAAGTTTGAACAGACAAAAAGCTTCCCTAGAAGAAGCAATCAAAGATGAAGAAAATGGTAAGTATGATGAACCATTTGAAATGACATCTGATAATATTAAGTCTTTCATTCTTAATACAGTAAAAGAAAATGCATATGAAGAGTCTAGAGATGCAGGGAATATTATTGACCCTATGTTAAAAGACTATCTTGATACAGCAACTTCTGTAAAACCTAAGTGGGATAAATCTAAGATGAGCAAAGAAGCATATGATGCTTTGTTTGATGATGAGACAGGTTACCTTACTAAGTTTAAAAACATGGCAGACAATGGTGAGATTTATATTTTTACAAAAGATCTTATTGTGCATGCTAATGATTTAGTAGATGCTGAAGGTAACAAGCTTCCTAGTGTAGCGGGTGAGATTGATATGATCATTGTTGACCGTCAAGGAAGAAAGTTCATTGTAGATTTGAAAACTGGTAAACTTCAAAAATGGTTTAACTACAAAACTATTGGTACAGATTCATTCAAGAAACAATTAGAAAATACTTTACAGCAAACTGGTTATGCTAACCTTGCTGAAAACATGTCTGGTGATAAATTTGGAATTAAAATATTCCCTATTGAAATTGGATTTGATAAAGAAGGATACATTGTTTCTGCCGGTGCTCCTACTAATCCATCTATTTTTGCTGGAGAAGAAGTTATTGGAGATGAGGGTACTACTCCTTATACAATATCTTTAGATAAAGGTAACATCATTCAATACAAGAATGAAGAAACAGGGGCATATCAAACTCAGTCAATTGATGAGTTTATGCAGAATTTAATACCTGTTAAGGGAAGAAAGGCTACTCAGGTTAAGACTTCACCAACTCCGCAAAATAACATTCCTGAAAATGAAAGAGCTCTTGTAGATGATTTCATGAGTAAGATGGCTGAAATTGGGAATACTCAAAAAGGAAATACTGCTTTGGATAGTTACACAGACTTAGCTTTAGAGTTAGATGAGATGAAACCTACATTAAGTAAAGAAGCATACAACAATATGAAATCTCAACTTGATGCAAGAATGTCATTAACTTTTGATGAGACTGGAGATGTAGTACTTAAAATCGGAGAAATTTATATCTTTACACAACCAGTAAAAGATAAAAATATACCTGATGGCTATAGAGTTAAAGTGGATACTTTTGATGCTGAAGACCAGACAGTTACAATATCTAGAGTTGGGCCAGGTAGAAAAAGTCAACCAATAACAATGTCTATTGAAGAGTTTAATACATACGCAATGAGTGAAGAAGTAATAAACAATATGCCGGAAGAGCAAGAAGAATATATTCCTAGTGAAGAAGAAATTGAACATATTACAAATAGTATGTCAGTTACAGACGAGCAGTTATCTGATTTTGAACAACTTGCTAAATGGGAAGAAGAAGCATCTGCAGATAATGTAGATCTTGATACTTTAAAAAATGATTTCTTTAATAATTTTAAATGCTAATTAGATGATCAGCTGTCCAATTACTCAGTTACCTCTTGAAAATTTTTACAAGTATGTATTCCGCGCTATTAAAGATAGACTAGGGAATGATAAATCTTTTGATGTCAATGATTTCATGGAGAAATTATTTGAAGAGTCAGTTAAAAAAGGTGATCCTGAAACTGCAGCTAAATGGTTGCAAAGTACTCCGCGCGTAATTAATTTAATTATCACAAAATCATTTAGTGATAAGATTCCTTTAGTTAAAGGGTTGGATAGCATATATGGATTAATGGCTGATTTTTCTAAACCAAACGGTGAAGGATTTCAAAATGTTCTTAAGAAATATACAAAACCTGTTGATCTGTCAAATGTAAAAGATTCAGCAGTACAACAGTTAACTCTTGAGTTTAGTACCGAAGAAGAAGAGGATGAAGAAGATCAACCAAAAAAAGAAACTAGTTCAAGAAAAGAAGCTAGACTAAAAACTCCTGTAGTTATGTCTGGTACTCTTCAATCTTTTATACCGGTTGCTCCAGATAAAAAGTCTGATACTTATGTTGAAAGACTTGATAAACCAAGAGCTCAGATTCTTACTAATCTAGGTCTTTTAGGTGATGCATTAAGCTTAGCTGATCCGTTTGCTGGAGAGTTTACTTATCAAGGAAAACAAGTAAAAGTAAAAGCTACTAACTTGTATGCTTTTTCTCAACAAAATTTTAATGACCTTGATCCCACAACTCAAAAGGAAATTAAAGATTCAAATGCTTTAGTTGTAAAAGGAAGAAACATAGAAGGGGTGACTCAAACAGAAGGTAGAGTTATTCTTGTTGTCACAGATCAATTTGGTGAGAATTTATATTTTGATCAAGAAGGTAACCTTACAACTAAAGGTAATGGATCTCTGGTATATCAATTTATGAGAGATGTCAGAGAAACTTCAACCGGATATACAGTAAGAGATATCTATGGTAAAGAAGAACAGTTGATGTCTGCAGAGACATATGCAGAAATGACATATGATAAAGAAATTGATGGGGACTATAAAACATATGTTGAGGAAGTAAAAGATGCTAGAGAAAAAGAACTTAAGAGATTGTTTGAAATTAGAGAGCAAGCTTTAGGTGATGATGTGATGTTAGAATTCTCCGGGATTAGTACAGGGATTACATCTGATCTCACAGCAACAAAACTTCCCCTATCAGATTTCCTAAAGATACCTGGTTCATCAAAGAAAAGTCTTAAAACTATCCGTACTCTTAAAAAAGCAGAAGGTAGTTTTAATAAGGGTAGAGCAGTAATTAATTTGAATGGAACAGACTTCCAAGTCAATAGATCTTCTATGCCTGATAGTGTAGCTGATCAGATTGCTGCAGTTATGTTTGATCCTAATATTCCATTTGAGACTAAGAAAGATTTCTATTCTCAGTTCATTCCTGAAGACAGTGATACAATGTTAGCATATACTATGCGTAAACATGAGATCATTCCTGATATGATGAAACAATCTTTTAGAATTAAGCTGTATGACACAGTAGGAAGTAAAGAGGGTTTTGTTACTCAACCTGTTTATGACTTTGTTATTTCTAAAAATGTATTAGATAAAGCTACTAAAGAACAATTAGAGTCTGGTATAAAAGCATTTAGTGATACTTTGAAACAAGGTAGAGCAAATGGTAAAGCTACTTACATGTCTTATAAATCTGACTTGTTAAACAATGAAGAGTATTTGACATTTAATCTTGGTACCAAACAAATTGAGATTGGTAACTATATTGATTTCTTAAGTACTCTTGATGGATATGTAGATTTGTTTGATGGAGACCCTGGTTTCTATAATAAACATCTATTATTTAATGAGCCAACTGATTTAGACAAACAAGTTAAAAAAGCAACTCAAACTGAAGTATCTTCATTTGATGCAGCACTTGATGAAGCAATTAAATTTGCACTAGAAAAAAAGGCATTGGAGAATGCTAACAAAACAGCAAATGAAATTGAAGCTGAAGTTATTGCTGCGCGTGCAATGAGCCCTGAGTTTAAAGAGCAGTTATCATTACAAGGTACAACTGGTAAGTATGATAGTTTTTATTATACAGCTAGTCTTATCCAAGCAATTAATAGTAACCGTGACCAAAGATATACTAGAGAAACAGCTGAAGAGTTGCGCGATATTTTTAGCGGTGCTAAGTACATAAGTGGTAAACAAATTGATACTATCAATGATACTATCAATAGAGCTTTTCCTAAACCAATGCAAGAGTTGCAGAATGATATTTCAATCATTCAAGGAACTATTGAACCTGAGATGCCGGATCCAACTACAGTTAATCCATCAACTAAAAAAGGAAGCTTACGCTCAAGAGCACCAAAGAATGACAGTCTTAACCGCGCGGGTTATATTGCTGATGAGATTGGTGAAAAAGATACAGCTAAAGTACTTGACTGGTGGGATAATACTAAGCTTGGTAAAGAATTACAAAAACATATTACATTAGAACATGCATACAATCTTGTTAACTCAGATGTATTTGCGCGCTTTATAATTAGTGGTGCTACATTATCTAACCCGGATATCATGGGTAGCATTCAGATTAATAAAGCTAAAGGTTCTTTAGTAGATATTTATCATGAGGCATGGCATGCATTTTCTCAATTGTATTTAACGCGCCAAGAAAAGTATGGACTTTATGATGAAGTAGCTAATTACAAAGATGCTGATGGTAAGCAACCCTATAAGAACATGTCTTATAAAGATATTGATGAGTTGATTGCTGAAGACTTCAGAACTTACATGAAGAAAAGCTATGTCAAAAAAGGGTCTCCTTTAAGAAACAAGTTATTTAGAAAGATCTGGAATTTTATTAAAGCATTATTTGGACGTAAGTCAAGCAACAATACTGAAGTTGTAACAGATATAATGAATGTTCCTGCAGTAAGAGAAATGTTTGAAAAGCTTAATTACTCTTCAAACAAAAAATCTTTTGTAAGATCTTATAAGGCTAATATTGATAATGCTGATTTCTTTGAATTAAATAGAGGTATCAGTAAGTTAAATAGACCTGGTGATAGTGCACTAAGTGATCAAGACTCTAGATTAATTTCTGATACTATTGATATGATTATCTCTGATATCATTGATGATTACTACAGAGAGCGCTTAGAAGAAGCAGAAGAAACAGGTAACTATAACAGCTTAAAGTCAGGAACAATTGGTTTACTATTGGATCCTGAGCACCGCGCATTTACATATGAAATTGTTAAAGAAAGATTAGTAGAAAAACTAAACTACTTTAAAGAACAATTACATTCTCAACCAGGTATTGCACCATTTAGTGAAATCAAAACATTAGAGGATCTACAAGAGAATTCTGTAGCTGTATTGAAGTCTGCTAAAGGAGAAGACAAATATGTATTCTTACAGTCTCAGATAGATGGATTTGATAATTTAAATCCTGAAATGAAGAAAGGTACTAGAGTTAGAGGTGAGTCTTGGCATGGTATTAAAATAGTTGGTGATTTCTATTCACATAAAAGTGTAAAGAAAGATAAAAGACCGGTAGGGATAATTGTAGTTTCTAGTCTTGAGGATATTGAAGTACAATATAATAACTATGTTGCCGGTGGAGCTAAAGATTACATAGGAGTTGAGATCAAAGATATTCCTGATTATGTATTGTCGGCAGAACAAGAATTTATATTAGATAATGTTAGAATTCTTCAGGCTGCTGTAGACAACTTTGGTAATACTCAATGGGAACTTGAAGGTGTTGATCCTACAGGAACAATTGCTTATCACTTAGAAAATTCTGACTTTGACATCTCTAAGAAAAGCTATGATCTTGATGCTAGTGAGCTTGATGAAAATGGTGATGAGATTGATGAAGATGAACAAAATGAAACACATGACTCTGAAACAAGTTATGGTAGTCAAGCAGGTAGTAAAAAGTCATTGTTGCAATTAGCTTCTAAAGAAGTTGTGTATATCCTTAAAAGTTTACATAAAGTAAACCGTGAAGGAGAAGTTGCTTATAACAGATTAGGTTTTAAAGAACGCGCGGATTTCAAAAAAGTATGGAACATTGTTACTAAAACAATTGGTGGTGTAAGAAACAGAGTAGAAGCTTATGAGCTTTTAAAACAAGAAGCTAAAAACTTCCCTGAGATTGCACAGTTAATTGAAACTAAGTTTCCGGATCCAAAGTTAATTACCAACACATTTGAACAAGATGTAAGTACTTCATTCTGGCAAACATTTGCAAAACCAGCTGTTAAGTATTGGCAGTTTACTGTATTCCCACAATATGAAAATGTGGTTAATGCATCAACAGGAGATGTTGAACTTAGCTTAACTGGATTTGAAGCTGATGTAACACAATCATCAATTGAAGTTGACAGCACAATTAGAAAGTTTGAATCATTATTTAAAGGTAGTGTTGCAAATGATTTTATTGATAAGAATTCTGATAACCAATCAGTACTTAAATTAAATGAAGTTGTTGAAGCATTCAAGAATCCTAAACACGCGGGTCAATTAAATACTGATAAAGCTTATGAATTTGCTGCAGCATTAGGAATGAAGCTTGATGATCTTCCGGTGATTAGAAAAAGCCTTAGAGAAAAAGCTGAGTATTATGGTCTTCCATACATCTATGATGTCATCAAAGACTTCAATGATATTCAAAAATCTACTACAGCAACTACAGAACAAATTGACTTCTTAAATCAATTCATTAGTAACCCTGTTGGATTATTAAGAACTGAGATACCAAAAGGAGTACTAAAAAGCTTCAAAAAAGAAGTTGCAGAAAAGAACATCCTTAAAAGAATTGCAGAATTACAATCTCAATATGGATATGATTCTGCTAATCCTGGTATTTTATTACCTGACGGTAACAGAGTATTTGAAAATGTAAACCATAGTCAAGTTACAGTTACTGTAGATGCAATAAACAATGTAGACAACTTAAGTGATTTCTGGACTAGACCTGAATTCCAATTCATGTCACATTTAAAACCAGGTAAATCCTTCTTTACAATGAGATCAAAAGTTTTAGGAGCAATGTTTGACACAGCTCAGGGAACATTTGAAAGTAAAGGGAATAGATCATTAGAGCTTTTACAAACTGCAGGTACTCAGATAGCAGAAGTTGAGGGTGTTAATACATCTGACTTAGATAAGTTAGGTAAATTCTTCCAAGAGTTACATACATTTAGCTTAGGTGGTATTGCTGAATTCATCCGTCATGCTGAGAAAAAATCAGCATTTGGTATCAAACAACTTGGTGGTAAAATGAAAGTTATTGCCAACGGTATTACTAATGGAGTAGATCAAAACTTATACATTGATCTAAACAAGTTTACAGCGCGTCCAGGACAAGAAATAAGTGATGGAGAAATTGTTGCTGTAGGTGGATACTTCCTTGATTATATTGCTGCAGAGTTTGATAGAATCAGATATTTCAAACAAAATCCTAAAGAACTTGAAACCATCAAAGGTTACAATAGAGAAATCAAAGATGAAAACGGAAAACTTTTAGGAAGAGCTGGAGAATTTTTCAGCGCGTTTGATAATGTTCTTACTAAAGATACTAAAAAAGAACTATATGCATTAGCATCAGATCCATTAGTTGATTTACCTACTCATATCAGAAACAATCAAGGTTTGTATCTTAATATACAGAATGACATTGTTCAGTACTTTAGAGAAAAAGCTGAATCAATTAAGTCTGATTACATGAGTCAAATGCCTTATATTGATCCTAAGCTTTATGAAAAAGCTGGAGTGGAAAAAGTAAAAGGTAAATATGTTGATTCTCAAAATGCTTTGATCAAAGGTTATTTATACAATGACTGGATGCATAAGTTTGAGATGTTCAATTTATTTAATGGTGATCTTGGACAGTTTAATCATGACAAACAAGAAGCAAGTAAACGTGCTCCTGGTTCTACATCAGATGGTGAAGGGTTTGTTAATGATAAGTACATGCATAACTTCATCAATAATGTATTTAACAAAAACACATATGCTAAAAAATTAGCTAAAGAAACAGGATTAGACGTTGACAAATTTGTAATGGATGGTACATTAAATACTGGAGTCATTGCAGATGCTGAAAGAAAGTCTGTTTACTTAGATGAAATGTTAGAAGCATGGGAAGAAAAATACCGTAATGATCTTGCACCTTTATATTCTAATAAAGCTGAATTAGAAAAAGAAATAAGCAGAAGACTTGCTAAAGATGCTAAGGCTTATAAGGAAATGAAGGAATCTGATGGTGCAGCATTTATGACATTTGATGCATATAGAAGTATCAGAAAAATGGGTAATAGTTGGGGCACTGCTCAAGAAGCTTTGTATCAACAAATTGTTAGAGGTGAAGCTGTTGATCCATTAAAAGTAAGTGAGTTCTTCCCAATCTATAAATTACATTACTATGGAGCTATTGCTAATGCTCCTATAGCTGTAACAGCAATGCACAAGTTTGCGGTTACTCCTATTATTCCAACTATTGCTGTTGAGGGTACTGAGATTTATAATCTACATGTAAAGATGATGAAAGAGAATCGTCAGTATGTAACATTTGGATCTGGTTCTAAAGTTTCCAGTCTTACAACTGATGGTAATTTTGATAACATCTTTGGTGATGACACACAAAAGTCTGTATCTATGGATGCACCAATTAGAAATAATCAAATCTATTTGGAGTATTTGAAAGATGTAACTAAAGTAGCCACTAAGCTTAAGAAAGAAATCAGCTATCCTACTCAAAAACGTGTATTATTATTGGATGGTCTATTCAATGTTGGAGAAATCATACATAAAGTACATGAAGATGTAGCAAATGAGTATAAAGATTCTGTTGAAGATTACACAGAAACATTAGCTCTTGAGTTATTAAACAAGATTGGTTATGAGTATGATCCGGCTACTGGTAAGTATACAGGTAAGTTAGATAAGTTTATTGAACTTATCAGAACTGAATTAGGAGCTAAGGAAGTTCCTGAGCATTTGATTAAGTTATTAGATGTAACACTTGCTGAGCACTTATCAATGGACTTCTCTGTTCATCCTGAAGCTGATACACTTGAAAAAATTATTGTAAACAGAATTCAGAAAAGTGTAATCAAGCAAAAGACAAAAGGTGAGTCTATGGTTCAGGCCCCATCTACATTCTATAATGGTGTGTGGAGTAGTCCTTTTGAAAGAGATCAGGCAATTAAAAAGAATGATGCTCTTATTAAAAAATGGTTAGGAAGTAATATCTTACCATTCTATAGAAGAGGTGACTTAAAACCTGATGGAACAAGAGAAGCAACACATGCAATGAAAGTTGCTGTACCATTAAATGGTGACTTCTTGAACTTGCTTAAATTAAAACATCCTGATGGTAATCCTATAGGGACAGCTGAGCGCCTAAATGATCTTATCAAAACAGATTCATGGTTAGAAGAGAATAGAGAGCTTATCACTATTACAGGGCCAAGGATTCCAACTGATGCTGCTAACTCTATGGAGTTTGCTGAGATCTGGCACTTCATTGATGCTGCTGCAGGTAATACTGTAATTGTACCAACTGAGATTGTTGCTAAAGCAGGATCTGACTTTGACGTTGATAAAATCTTCTTCATGTTACCTAACATAAATTCTGATGGTACTTTAGTTAAGGCACCGGCAGAAAGTTTGGATGAGTTGACAAAGATGGTTAAGGAAAGTAATACGCTTAGTAAAAAGGAAAGAAAAGAGAAAGGATTAAAAAATCCTCAAGCTCTTATTGATCAGTATAAAAAAGCAGCACAAAACCGCTTGATTAAAAACACCAGAAACATCCTCTCCTTACCAGAAAACTATGCAAGTTTAACAAAACCTAATAACACTTACTTAGTTGAAGATGAGGTAGACTTCTATGATAAAAATTCAGCGGGTTATAACAATAAAAAGAACGCGCATGGTGAACCAGTAAGAATGAATGGTAAGACTGAAGTAATGAGTCCATCAAGAGTATTTGATATTGACTATAACTTAAGTCAACATGAATCTAACTTGTCTGGTAACTTACCGTTAGGTATTATGGCTAAGAAAAATAAAGTACATGCTTTATTCAAAAGTGTTGGTGCCATTATGCCAAAATCATACAATGCAACTGTATGGAATGATGAGACTAAAAAGTATGATGAAATTCCTGCTAAGTATAATGTAGTGCTACACATGAAGCACAATAAAACTAGAAACAGTGCAGGAGAAGAAGTTGTATCATTATCAAATGAGAACAATGTAAATGGTGAAAAGATTGGAGATATCTTCTCTCACGGACTTCAAGGATTACTTGACCGTGCTAAGAACCCATTCCCATTCAAACTTCAGATTGTAAAAGAAGCATTGAGTACAATCAACCACCTTATTGAATCTGGTGTAAGTGTACCAGAAACATTTGCTTTCATTAATAACCCATGGATTGTTAGATACATTCAAAAACAAATGTATTATGGTGGTTCTATGGCTAAGCTTCAAGCAGAACCGGTATTAAGTCATCAAGTAAAATCTAAAGCCTTAAGAGAAACTGTTAATCAGTTAGCAGAATTTGGTGGTGAGGACATGAAGAAAACTGTATTTGAACTAGCTAATTACGCTAATGACCGCAGATTAGCAGATGTTCTTGATATGCTTAAAACAAAGAACTTAGATACTAAATATCTGGTTACTTTATTTGATGCTGATAGCAAACAACTAGTACAAAGACTTGTTACAGGAAAAAGAATGTTTGATAATAAAGGTTTTCCATTTGATACTATCATGGAAATAAAAGAATTTGAATCAGACAAAATGGAGTATGAGTTAAAAACATACTACGCTAAATCTTCCGGTATTGCAAATAATGATAACTTCTATTATGCTGCAGAGGCTGCTTGGAGAAGAGCTTTTGGTGATAAAGAATACTTATCAGAAGAAGAATTAAAAGATCTTGTAGTTGGTGGTCTTAAACCAAGTATCCAAAATCTAGCTATCTTAATGCACATGATGCAGTTGGAGAAACAATTCAATGGAATGGATCAGCTAGAAATGGCCTTTAGTCCAGATACTGGTTTAATGGATACTACACTTCAGATCAAGAAGAGAGACAATGCCTTTAAAATGTTTGAGAGTGAGCAATCTAAAATTGATAATGATTTCTTAAATAGATTGAGACATAATTCAATTTTGTCTTCATTCTACAAGAGTGATATGATCTTAGATCTTGTTGTTCCGTTGTTTTCTTTAAGGTTAAATGATTCTATCTCAGGATTTATTGAAAGAAAAATAGATCAAAATAGAGATATGATCAGTCAAAAGTTTGGGCCAGGTGTTAAAGGACAAGAAAGATTTATCAACATGTATAACAATGCTGTTGTAAACTACATCTTCCAAAATACAATGTCTAACTATACTGATGAGAACGGGCAACCAGTTGTCCTACCAGAAGTAGTACATAAGATGCCAGTTATTCAAGTCAAAAAAGGCCCAGCTGTATCAATTGTTAATGATGAAGTAAAAGTAAATCTAGAACAAATTACAAATGATTATGACACTAGAATTTTCTTAAGTTCTAATAATACAACTGAAGGTAATGCAGCTAATAATCTGGATACGTTTAACCCTGATCAGAATCCTTTCCCAACATTTGCTAGTTATTTAAAATTTGTTGTAGAGAAAGAGTACTTGAAAACAGGATACACTAAAGAATCTTTGGCAACAAACAAAGAGTTTATTAAGTTATCTAATCAAGCAGGTTCTCAAGATCTAGGTTATGATAAATACATTACTCAAAGAGCTTTGATGAATAGCTTTAACCGTGCTTTCATTATGGGTACTACTAAATACTCATATACAACTATGGTTATGGATATCATCAATGAGTTTGAGGAAAGTAATATCAAAGAAAACTTCCCTGTGTTAGCTCAATTAGCTCCAGCTAAATTTGTTAAAGAAGTAAATGTATTAGAACTTAATGATAAGGCAACGGCTAAAGGTGCTGTAGCTGATGATTACTATAAAAACTTAAAACAGTTAGGTGACATCACAGTAAGAAAAGTACAAAACAAAGAAGACAACAAAAGAATTAGTGAAGTATTTAAAAACTTCTCTATGCTTATGTTCTATCAGCATGGTATGGGTTATTCTAAATTAGGATTTGTAAAAGTTCTAGATCCGGAAGCCTTTACTGAGATCATGCAAAATGCATCAAACGCTTTCTTAAACAATGACTTGTCAGAACAAACATTTGAGAGAATTTATACTAGACTAAATACTAAGAGTCCATTTAAAAACTACACAGTTGATCCAAATAACATGGATGATATTGAGTCAGTTGAAGCATTTATCTCAACGTTTTCTGAAGATGACTTTGCAGGTATGGAAGATTTCTTAGGTACACCAGCAGTTAATCAACCAGAAAATCAACCTACAGATTTATCAACTTATACAAACCATTCAGGTGGTGCTTATGGTGGTGATACTTTTTGGGATATAATTGGTAGAGAGTTTGGTGTAACTAATCATAAGCATTATAGAGATGCTGGTAATACATCTTTATCTGCTCAGTTAAGGAGGGCTGGTGTTGAAGCTGAAGTTCTTACTAAAGATCAAATGGATAAAGCTAGGACTGAAGTAGAAACATTACTTGGAGAAAAATATCCTGATACATTGCAAGGAAACTTACAAGTCAGAAACTATTATCAAGTAGCTAATGCAGATGCTGTATATGCTGTTGCTGAAATTGTGCCGTCTACAAAACCTGAAGTTTTTGGTGGAACCAATACTGCTATTCAATTAGGAATAAAATTGGGTAAACCAGTCTATGTATTTGATTTAGATACAAAAAAATGGTATACACAAGATAAATCATTTCTTGAAACAGGTTATGATGAAACTAAACATGAGTGGAATTATAATGGTTGGATGGAAACAAGTACACCTACTCTTACTAAAAACTTTGCTGGTGTAGGATCAAGAGATATTGAATCTTATAATGTAAAAAATGCAGAAGGTAAATGGGTACCAAGACCAAAATATAAAGGTATAGAAGTTGAAGAAGCTGCTAAACAAGCTATCAGAGAGGTATATGAGAATACTTTAAGTCAATCTGCAGAGATTACTCAACCTGCAAATATGGTTAAAGAAGGAGTACAAGAACTATTTGATACTAATCCAGAATTAGCCTCTGTAGGAACACCTCAGCAATACTCTCAATACTTAGATACAGTGTTTCCTAATAGTAAAGTAAAAGATATTCTTTATCATGGTGGAGATTTATCAAATATTGTTTCTCGTGAGCTACCGACTTTTTTCACTAAGGATATAAACTATGCAAATCTTTTTACAGGAGTATCTGCAACGTCTGATGAAAAAAGAATACGTATTAAAGGTGCAACATATACAATTGATTCTATTGAAGAATTAGGAGATGAAAAATATGAAGTAACTACAAAAAATAATAAAAAGTTTATAGTAGGAAAGTTTGCAGAGTATTATACTGTTGATCCTATTCACGGATTTGAATCATCTAAAAAACCAATTACTGAATATAACAAGCAAAGAAAAACAACATCTTCTGTATTTAAAGCTATTGTTAATGTTATCAATCCAGCTTATGTAAATGAAAATTCTTTTGAGAATTTTAAAAGCATAAAAGAAAAACTTACTGAAAATGATTCTATTATAGGTGAAGAAACAATTGACACTGTAAAAAGAGGAGCTAATAAATTTACAGCTGAAGGAGAAAGTATAGGAGTGTTTTCACCAGAACAGATTCATATACTAGGAAATAATGAAGATATAGAAGGATTTAAACAATTTGTACAAAGTGGAAATACCGTTCAAACTGTGGATTCTTCACCAACAGCTATGATATCTGAATTTTATAATAGCTTAACTGAAGATCAGAAACAGATATTAGGTAACTTAGATGAGTTAATTGCTACATATGAAGATGTACCATTTACTTATTCACAGGAAGAATATATTGAAAGTTTAAAATGTAAGTTGTAATGAGTTGTATTAACAAAGCAGACAAAGCATATAAAGCCCTGCAGAGTGTCTATGGTGATACTCTTGCAGAAGCTTTTGTTCGTGGGTATCCTTCAAACAAAGGAAAGACACAGGACATGGAATATGACATTCCTAATAAGAGACAAGTTAAAGATTGGCTTACTGAAGAAAAAAGAAACATTCCAAGGTATATTAGAAGGGCAATGGAACTCAATCCTTATATGTCAGAAAGTGCTCTTAAAAGCATGCTTAAAGGAGTTATCAGTAAACGTGATGATGCTTATTTTATTACAACTGGTAATTTGTTTTCAGGATTCATGTCTATGAACCAAGAAATTTTTGATACAGTTTACACTCCTAATCTGGGTGTAATGCAAAAGTTACAGAAAGAATATCCTGATATCTTTACACTTAAGAGTACAAGAACTGAACATAGAATTGTAGTTGAGATTAACCCAAGAGTAAAACCTTTGTATGATAATACTGAGGAAGATCTTGAAGAGGTTGATCCTGTTGATACTGCAGATAGTATGCAGGAAAGCATGCAAGTTTATCAGTCTATTATAGAAAAAAATAATGGACGTAAACCTGTAGAGTTTATGTCTGGTAATTTAAAATGGCAGTTAAACAAAAATGGTTTATACAATCTTGTAGATAAGTTTACAAATAGTGTTTACATGAGAAACATAGATTTAGAAACTGGTGAAGTAGTCCCAGAAATAGATCCAGGTACTCCGGTAAATGAAGCAAAAAGAGATAGAATATTCAGATCTGTAATGCAAATGATCAAGGAGCAAAAATTAGATGAGTATCTTGCTGTAAAAGGTATTGATACTGCAGATATTTATGAGTCTTTGAGAGATGCTAAAACTGATAGAGATTTAAATAAAGTCATAGAAACATTATTAAAAGCAATATGTTAAGTTGTCCAAGAAAAACAAGTAGAGAGTGGCAAGATGTTCTTGCAAGAGCTCAGGGTAATGAAGATGAAGCAAGAAGAATTTGGATTGAAGAAGAGTTTGAATTCAATCCGGATTTGAATGTTAAAGTTACTGATGAGAACTATGAGGATGAGCGTGAAGGAGAGCCTGGTCAAGAAGAACTTGAACCAACGGATGACTTTGCTGGATTACTACAAAGAATTAAAATCTATGTTAATAGACAGATTGAAATTCTAAACAGTAAGAAGATTGCTAATGTGAAGTACAAACAAAGTCAGTTAAGAGAGTTGTTGAATGCTATTGAGACTATGGATGGTGTTGCTTCAATTAATATGTTTGTTAAAGATGCATATGACAAAGCTCAACAAGTAGAAAGAAGATTTGCTAAACTGTTAAGTAATAAAAAGAACATGAGTTCTAAGGAAATCATGATTGAATTAACAGGTATTAATGACTTTGCAAATAGTTATTCTATTTTGGATGAGATTGATTCTGCAGATATCATGAACTACTTTACAACTAAAGCTGGTGTTGAAGATAGTTTTGGCCCTATGACTCCTCAAAAGATGTTAACGGATGCTATTAAGATCAGAGACAAGGTTAAGAAAAAAGTAGTAACAGAGGCTATTCCTTTGATGGCTGAGTATTTGGTGGAGTACAAGTCTACCCTACAAGACAAAACCATTCCTGAAGAAGTAGCTAGAATGGAACAACAAATCCAAGACATTGAAGCTAACACTAGAATGTCTGATAAAAGAAAAGCAAAAGAAATTAAAAAGCTTCAAGATAGACTAAAGCTTTTTGAAGGATTTGATGTTGATCAAGGATCCATGGAAAAGATTCTAAAGATGGCTAATAGAGATGAAGGAGTCCTTGACTTTTTAGTATCTCCTCTTATTACATCTTCAGACAGTGCATTAGCTTTGTTTGCTAAGTCTATTAAATCTCAATTAGAATTTGCTAGACAAAAAGATATCAAAGTTAGAGATCAGTTGATTGAAGCTTTCCAAAAGTATAAACCTACAGCTCCTGCAGGATCAGATAATACTGCTAAGTTTAATCAAGGTCTTTATGAAGAAATAGAGATTCCTGTATATGACAAAGATGGTACTGTTTCTGGAACAAGAAAAGAAGTACAGTTTGTACAAAAGTTTGATATGAATAAATTCAATCAGGCTAAAAAAGCATTCTTTGAAAAATTAGGCCCAATGCCACAAAAAGCTGGAGAAAAAGCTACTAAGGAAGAGTCAGCTAAAATTAAGGCTTGGTGGGCAGAGCGCAACAAATGGTTTAAAGAGAATACTCAACCAAGACCTAAAGAAGAAAGAGATGCTATCATTTCACAAATGCAGAAAGATAAAGATAACAAACTGATTAGTGAAGATGATTATAATAAATGGTTAAGAAAGAATGTCAATGAATATCAAGGTGTTGTCACATACTTTGATGACTTGGCTACTCCATCTAATAACTATAAGAGTCAGAAATGGAATGAAATGTATGACTCAAATGATCAACCTAAAACTGAAAAAGGTAGATATCATGCAGAGTTATTAAAGATTTACTTTGAAGCTCAAGCTAAACTTCCGGAGTCTCAACAAAAAGGTTACCGCGTTCCTTCTGTTTCTAAAACAGATTTAGAAAGAATTATGCAGAATGGTCTTAAAGATTATGTTACAACAAATCTTAAAGAAGCTGTCAAACTTCAATCATGGGACACTGAGTATGCATTAGGAACTTTATCTGAAGAAGATGTTAAGTTCTTACCTATTTACTATACTCAACAAATGGATGCCAAAGATGTAACTTTAGATTTTGCTATGTCAGTTCTTGTATTTAGTGCTATGGCTAATAAGTATGAGGCAATGAATAATGTAAATGCTGAGATCTCTTTGATGAAGACTGTTGTTGGAGCGCGCAAGGTACCGGAAACAAATAGTAAAGGTCAAGCTGTCTTAGATGCATTTGCTAAGAAACTAGGTTATGAAGAATACATCCGTCAGAATGGAGAGAGTTATTCTAAGAAACATCTTGATGCATTTATAGACATGGTTATCTATGGTGAGATGCAAAAAGCTGAAGAGATCTTTGGAGGATTATCTCTTTCAAAGATTACTAATTCAGCTATGTCTTATTCAGCAATCACAACTATTGCTGCAGATTTACTTAAAGGTGTTGCCAATAACTTACAAGGTAATATCCAAGTATTAATTGAAGCCGCGGGTGGACAGTTCTTTAACCGTAAAAATCTAAGAAGAGGTAAAGCATATCTTGCTAAGAATTTACCAGGAGTCTTAGGTGATTTTGGAAAACCTGCCCCTACCAGCCTACTAGGGAAGCTTGTTGAAAAGTATGATCCAATGCAAGGTAATTTCAAAGATACATACGGTAAAAAGGTAAGTATGAGTATGCTTAACAAGTTAATGCGTACTGATACATTATTCTTCAACCAACACTTTGGTGAGTATGAGATTCAAGTATCTACAATGTTGGCCATCTTTGATAGTATCAAAGTACTAGATAAAGCTTCAGGAGAAGAAATAACATTACTTCAAGCATATAATACTTACGGTGCAGATGACGCGCACAGTAAGATTAAGATTGCTAAGACTGATAGTAAAGGTGAGGTTGAAACTGATGAGAATGATAATACAATATATGTTCCTTTTGGAGAAACACAAAGACAAGATATCCAAGCAAGAATTCATGGTTTGAATAAATACATGCATGGTGTCTATAATGACTTTGATAAAGGTACAATGCAAAAGTATTCACTTGGACGTTTAGCTTTAATGTATAGAAAACATGTTGTTCCAGGATATAAAAGAAGATTTAAGCGTGTATCTATGGATCATGAGATTGGCTCACCAACAGAAGGATACTATAGAACTTTTGCAGATGCTATGATGTCTGATATGAAACAGTATAAATTCAATGTAATTAAAAACTGGTCAACATATACACCATTTCAAAAAGCTCAGATATCAAAAGTACTTACAGAAATTTCTATAATTTTAGCATTGGCTACTCTTGGATTTGTATTAACAAACTTATTAGTTAATCCAGATGATGATGATAGAGAACCAATCCAAGATTATTATGGATATAATTTCTTGTTGTATGAGGTATTAAGGATGAGATCTGAAACAGCATCTTACATCAATCCTATTGATGCTATTAGGGTAATGAGATCACCATCTGCTATGACAGGTACAATTGATAGACTTATTAAATTTATGAACCAAATAATGCCATGGAACATTAGTGAAGAGTACAAAAGAGATACAGGTGTTTGGGAAAAAGGTGACAACAAAGCTTGGGCAGCCTTTACAAAACTAATGGGTTTCTCAGGTTACAATACATCACCAGAGGCAGCATGGAAATCATTTGAATCATCATTCTTTAAATAAATAGTAATGGAAACAATTACAAAATCAGTTATTAAACTTTCAGAGATTCCTGTTGAGTTGCAACAGAATCCCATGTTAGTAGGTCATAAAGTTCATACATATGCTGAGTTTCATATTGAAGATTCAGAACATGATGATTTAACAAAGTGGTTACTTCAGAAATATCCTACTCTTAAGAGAAAAATTAGTTTTTTAATTCACATAAATAAATAGTAATGGCAAAGGCAACATCAGCATCAGTAAAGACATATGCGCCTGTAAAAAAATCACGTCCGGGTGTTCATGCAAAAACAAAAACTTCTAAAATGAAAAACTCAAAGAACTACCGCAAGGCCTATAAAGGACAAGGGAAGTAGTCAGACAGAAAAAAAGGGGAGCCATTACAACTCCCCTAATTCTATCTCAAGTAATTGACAGAATAATCTTCTTGTTTCAGCTTTTACAGCTTCCTTTGACCATTTCTCAAGGTCATCATCCCAATGATTTGTATCAAATCCAAATACCCACCAATATTTTGGTGCATCTGTACCGTTTCCAAAGTTAGAATAAGTTAATCCTCCATGTACATCAATAGGATACATTAAGGTATAATAATCCATTTTATAAGCAGGATGTGTTGGAGGTATAGCTACATAACCCTTACCCCAACCTCCAGGTATTATGTTAATAATACCCTTACTATCTTGATAGCTTATCTTGAACCTTTCTTTAAGGTAAAGTATCATTCATCATCTTTTTCTTCACAACAATCACATTTTTCATCTGTGACTGTTAAACCATATTCATTATCAAACCAATTTCGGGCATCTTCTTTACTAGCTCTATAAATATCACCACTAGTTATTGCTTCAGCTCCAGCCATATAGGCTTCAATCATTGCTTTTCTGAACGCTACTGGATGCATCTGTGTCAACTTTAATAAATTTACCTAACTCAGGTTTGAAGTATCCAGGGCCCTTAAGAATCTTTCCATCTTCTCTGAACACAGGTTTACCATCAGCACCTAGCTTACTCATATTACTTGCTTGAATTTCATCAAACACATCTAAGATGATATGCTGCATACCATGTTTAAGAATTGTACCACATAAGATATACAATTGATCACCTAAAGCATCAGCAATATCAACTAGGGAACCTTCCTCACATGCTTCAAGATACTCTTTATTCTCTTCATCCATTAAGTCCCATCTTAACTCATACTCTTTTTTGTTCAATACTCTCGGCCATTTACCATCTTCTTGTCCAAATGCTTTGTGGAATTCTGCTACTTTATTTAATTGTTCTAACATACTTTAATTTATATTTATGTGTAAATTTACCTTTTCCTTTTATATTTCTATAAAAAGCACTTGTTGAAATATTTAATTTTTCTATACAATCACTAACACTTTCATACACCATACCTGTTAACTCATCTTTTATTTTTTTATTCTTTAATCCTAATGCTAACCATTCTTTAAGAGCTTTATCTACAGAAGCTCTACCTTCTTTAGAAAATGTAATAGATTTACCTTTTTTTATAAGTGATAATTTTTGTTTAGTAAAATCTGTATGTTTTTTTCCAGTACAACTAGTTTTTAGTCTTTCTAAAGTTTCTTTAGATTTTTTATGACCAATCATTCTAAAAGAACAATTTTTTTTAAACTCGTCAGTGTGTTTATAACCTTTTAACTTTTCAGAAATTTTTAACTTTGTTTCTTCTGAGTGCCTATAATTACCATTAGGATTTGTAGGTTTAATATTATATCCAAATTTATGATTATGTGTATTTAATAAATTACACCAATAGTTTTCTTCTGAGTATAAATACTGTTCTTCACATACAACTAACACTTCAAATTGAAAATTATCAACACCATATTTATTATAAGCACTTTGTAAATGTCTATTATCATGTGTATTATTTCTTAGATGAAACTTGTGTTGTGAAAGTCTACTAAATATATTAGTACTCTGACCAACTAGAATTTTATTATCTTTTAAAGATTTTATTGTATATATACCTGTTGTCATATAACAAAGGTACAATAATTTTTTAATTCTTCCACTGCTGATAATTGTTTTTCCATGTTCAAATTTAAAAAAAAAGGGGACAGCTTGCGCCATCCCAGGTGATTATTGTTCCTATGTTAACTATAGGCTCTTAGAAAAAGTCAGGAGTATTATCTTCTTCTTCTTCAGTAGTTTCACTTGCTGTAAAGTCTAGATTAAAATCATCTTTTTTTTCTACTGGTACACTATCTAAATCAGCTATAGCAGGTGTACCTTCAGAAGATTCAGTTGCTTCCAACATCTCATAGTCTGCAGGACTTGGTGCCATAGATGAAGTCTGATCTAATAAGGCAGGATCAACTTCTTTAAAGAAATTATCTGCTTCAGTCTCACGGATTTCTTCTTCCAAATCTTTTTCAATTGGTGGAACTACTGGAGCTTCAAATGTATTACCTGCAGGATCTGTATAATGAATAGTTTCTTCAATTTGTTTTTCTACTATTTCTACATCTTCATCTAGATCTAAGATCTCTGTTCCAGCAGAATTAATACTTTCCATTTGCTGTTCAGTAAGCACATCTCCATATTTTTCAAGTACTTCTTCCTTAGTAAGTTCTTCAGTATGAACTACCATATCAGGCATAGGAATTTCTTCTCTTATTTTTTCAAGTACTTCATTGACAGGAACATTTTTTATTTCATCTGCAGAAATAGAAATACCAGATATTCCATAGATTAATTCATCTTTTATAGCTTGTTCATGAACTTCTTGAAGCTTATCAAAACCAGAACTATCTCCATGTACTAACATATCAGCTTCAGCTTTTGCTAAATGTCCTAAAGCATGATATGTATCAGGATCCTGTTCTTTTAATTTATCAGCCATTTCAGCAATCTGATCTATGATGTTTGTCTGATTAGGATTCTCAGTTAATGGATCAACCGGTACAGGAGTTTCTTCTACAACAGGTGCACTTACAGGAGTAAATTTATTTACTTCAGAAATGAACATGTGAAGTATTCTTTGATCTTCCATCCAAGTGCGCGGATGTGAATGCTGTAAAGCAATAGTAACATAGTTATAGAAAGCCCACAAACTATTAGTATCAGCAAATACATGTGTAGGACGGTCCATTTGGTTACGTATCATACTTGCTTGCTCAGTTGTTAAGATCTGAAACTCTGCAAATAAAATACCTAGCATCTGAGCCTGGCGTCTTTTGTTGAGAGAAACACCTTCCATAGCAGACTTATCTGAAACTAATTGTCCATAATAGGTATATGCATTTTGTATTTGAGTGTCAATCATTTCTTTTGTCTCAGTATCTGCAGTACCTGTATGTTTTCTAGTCCATGTACCAAGTTCTCCAGATGTCATAACAGCACCTGTTCTATTGATATAAGCACCAACTAAACATTTGAATTTTACTTGTTTGTTATAACTGTTTGTCCAAGCAAACATCATTGACAATTCAGGATCACTGTTAAAGTTTAACTTATAAATCCCTTGAGCAATCTGCCCATCTGCAGTACATCTGTACTCTTCATCTACAATACTAAACCCTGCAGCTTGTAACTGCTGTTTAGAATAATCAATAACAAATTGGTGACTAATAGTTGTATAACTAGCACCATGAACTGGTAAAGGCACACCAACTAAGTGTGCCATTGTACAATCTTGAATTTTCTTTGGCATTTTAAAATAATCTTAATTGATTTCCATTAGGTTCTAAACCTTCAATTTCTTTTTTAATTTTTTCTAGATAAAAATCATAGTTAACTTCATAGTTATCAAAAGGTTCTTCAACATAATTTGTAAAAACTTTCTGTAACCATTTACCTGATTCTACTTGGATCTCACGACCATCTAACAAATTGGTTTTGACAATCTTAGAACCTTTCTTAGTGATATAATACCTAATGGTATGCTGTAAATCATGGGTCACATACTGTTGATTAACAATACGGTGCTCTACAAATTTCCAATCTCCTTTAATCTTCACTCCTCCACAATAGTCAAAAATATCTCTATTGTATTTTAAGAAAACTTCCGGAGAGATACCATTAACAAAATACGCGTGCAATGCTTTTGGTATAATTAAGAAACTTTTGTTTTTGTGTAGAGCAAGGTTTTCATACTCAAATCTGCCTTTACATTTAGACTTACCATCTTCAGTAATGGCAATATAATTATTGACATCACCTAAAACAATCTTACTGTAAGTATCATGTTCTAACTGTAGATTAGTAATCTTTTCCCATTCAGCACAGATTTCCATGTATCTATCTACTTTATCTCTTGGTATCATAGTCTCAAGACCATCAGTATTCTGCATTAATGGAATGGCTTCAGGAATTTCTTCTAGGAGCATCTCATATAACATAGTAAGACTTAACTGGCCGTTGATTGTAATTCTCATAGTAAACTCAGGATCATATAGAAATGAATTAGCATCATTACTTAACCCATAGGTTGAGTTTAGAATAATCTTATAGACATAGTTCTTTGGATCCTTCTTTGGAATCTTTTTTCTTTCATCAAAGAACCATTCATACAGTTCACAGAATTCTTTCTGAGGTAAATGTGCAGGTGCCCATTTGTTTCTAATAGCTAGATTAGGATAAAATGATGTAACATCTGAAGTCATAATTACCATATCAGCATCAGATTCATATACCCTACTAGATCTAGCACCATGAATACCACCCAGACCATAGTCAGTTTTAACTCCTCTATATTGTACAGAATATTTAAAACCTCCTTTAGTTTCACCTGGATATATAGTCACGTCTCTGAATTTCTTAAGCAGATTCTGAAATGTAGCTGTCTTGAATTGAATATAAGGTAAGATGATGTCATTAACAACAATCTTTGGCCTATTAGTTCTCATCTGTCTTAACTCCCATTTCTTTATTCCGGTCTGTTGACTCAAGAACATAAGAAAGAGTTCTTTAGATATTCTTGGTTCAGAAGCTGAGAACAAATCAATGTTATACTCTTCAGTCAAGTTTTTTCTTAATTCAATCTGACCTTTACTTAAAAGCATGATCTCCTTAGTTGACTTGACATCATTAATACAATATCTAATGATAACTGGAATCTGTTGAGCAACAACTTCAGTACTGTGATGAAGAGGCATGTCCACAATGTTATGCCAATCCATACTAAACTGAATCCATTTTAATGAGCTTCTCTTAGCCGGATTATCCCAATGGTTCAGTTTAAATACATCAACTTGCCTGATCTGTAAATCTCTAGGACTAAACTCAGAAAATTCTCCTTCATTTTGTTTCCTAATAATTTCTTGTGCTTTGTCATAAGCCCAGCGCGCAATTGCCTCACCGTCCATTTCAAGCAATTGTTCTTTGTTCCTTAATACATGTTCTGTGATTTGGCTGTCAAAAGCTAAACCATTAAAGCTTACATGCCATTCTTGTAAGGCAATATTCCTTTCAAAAAAAGTTACAAGTTCTAAAATATCATTTTTGCTTTTATGACATACAAAGATCTCTTGTTCTTCTGACTTAACACTCTCAAATACTCCAATGAAGCAGTTACTAAGAGTTTCATAATCCATTACCCAATGTGTTCTCATAGCACTTTCTTAAATAAATTTTCTCCGATAGGATCCAATAATTTCTCAGTTCTCACCCATAATTGTGTTTCCATGGGCATTACTGCTTCACATTCACTACAGTGCATTATTCTAATTGAATGATTAGGACTACAGCATTCACATTTAATTGGAAATCTAAAATAGGTAATTCTTAATGGACCTTCTTCTTTACAATATCTACATGGCCCGTATGGTACATCTCCCATAACATTGATGTTCAGTTAAGCTGTTCCCCCGTATAGTTAATAAAAAAGAGGGAGCATGTTCTAGAATACTCCCTCTTGGTCCAAAACGAAAGCTAATTACTTAGCCTCCTCAGCAACTTCTGCTATTTCAACAGAAGATACAAACTTGTTATAGTCAAATGTTGAATTGTTAATAGCAAACATATCAACAAGTTCTTTCATTGCATTGTGATCTTCAACATAAAATTCTTGAAAGACTTCAATTTTATGTCGGTCTTGTTTCATACCTTTTGCACCAGTCACTGCTTGCCCATATTCATCTAATTTAGGAAGCATGTGTAATGTATTTTTTGTAATCTTAGAAATTACAACAAATACTTTTGTACCTGGATCATAGATACACTCTACATAAGGACATGATTCTGCTATAGGAATCATTCTGAAAGTTTGCTGTTCATTCCAAGTAGCTTGAACAAGCATCATAGTATTTTCACTCATCTTATTGGTTTTTTAATTGTTACAAAGATAATCTAGAATCTTTTACATCTTCAAAATTTGCAACTTCAATTTGTAATTTTTCTTTTTCTAGATCTGGTTTGTCGCAGAGCTCACCTACTTCCTCTAAAAGTTTTTCTGAAACATTTAATATTTCAGCATATCTTTTAAAGAACTTTTCAGGAAACATATAACTTGTGACGTACACATGATTACCACTGTGCTGGTCATAAAAATTAACTATTTTGCGCTTTATTTCTATACTTATTTTACTGTATCTACCATTAATTAAATGGTTCCAATCATCTCCTAAATCAGAAAAGTCAAATACAAAAACTGCTTGTTCAGAGTTAACTTTATTGAAATCACATAATCTTGTATGTTTTAACAATACTTTTTTCTCAAAGTCTTCATAGTTTGCTTCACTAGTCTCATATACACAAATAAGTTTTTTATCCTCGGGGTTATACACATCATTCCAAGACAAATAAGTCTCACTTGGAACAATTTGGGTACCCCTTTTAATATCTAAGAGCGGATAAATTAATATCTTAGACTTTTGAAAATACTTCTTATAAAGCGCATTGATTACCATAAATACTATAGTTTTAAATTCCCACTTGCTAGTTCATAAGGTAGATCATATCTTCTATTTTCATAGTGCCATTTAAGTTTTTGCACTAATTCACTAAAGTCATCACCCCATTTATCTAGCGTCTCGCTTGATACCTGATATGGGTAGACTTGGTTATACTTATCAATTACAATAAATGTAACCTGAATACTCCATTCAGAGGCATTTGGTAAATTAACTAAAAGATTATCAGTAACCAGTAAAGAATATATCACAGCTTGAATCCAATATCTATAATACTCTACTGATTCCGGAAAATCTTGTATTGCTTTACCTGTTGTTTTAAGGTCATTAATGAAAATAACCTTAGCTTCTTTGTCAATGACTATGTTATCTATTACACCTTTAAATCCAAATGGTAATCCCGGACTATCTGATGTTAATAGATTTTCATTAAATACATTAATGTGAGTGTCTTCTGCTGTTTTATCTAACTGAAGAAGAGCTCTAACATCTCTATTGTTTTTTAAAGCTTCAAGAGATGCTTTGCAATTGTCTACAGTAGACTGATCAATAACTGTTTTGTCTAAGCTTGCTTTTAAAAATCCAAAATACTCTATGTTTTCAGCTGTGAGTATTTTATCAAGTCTTTGCTGATCTGTTTTGAGAGATTGATATAAGTTAATTGATGTGAGTTCTGAGAGGATTTCTTGAGAGTAGTCTTCCAAAGTTAATGTATTATTTCCCAATGTCAAGTGATACTTGAAAATATTATCAATTATTTTCTTTTGACTATCTGTTGGTACCTTACCTGGTAAAGTAAGAAAAGTATCATCAAACTTTTCGGGCTCTAACAACATGCAATGTAAAGCTCTACCTGCTACTAAATGAGCATCAGTACTATCTTCTCTCTGCTGCAGTACATAATGGTTATAAAACATTACAGGAGAGAATAATAACTTATTGATGCCACTATAGCTGAAGTAGAACTTCTGTTTGTAAAATTTATCTAGTTCTTCAGAACCAATCAATGCCAGATTCATTTTGTGTGTTTATTTGATGGTTATTTAATTCAGATTCGGAAAGAGGTTCTACCTTTACTTCTTCTGTCATAGCTTCAACAGGTTCTTCAATAATCTGGCCTTCTTCTAGCCCTTCAATCATTTCAAAGTTATCCTCAACTGCAAACTCAGATTCCGGAGCCTCTTCTTCCCCTACTAGAACTTCTTCTTCAATTACCTGAACGGAAGGTACAAAATCTTCTTTAATTTCATAAGAATAGTTAACATTCATTTCAGCTAAGTATTCTGGGTCAAGTGTAACAGTCTTAACTCTGAACATTGCTGAATCTCCTGAGTCTAAAACATCTTGATGACAATGGTCAAGAATAATATTTAAATTTTCAGGAGTTAATTGTCCTTTTTCTCTTAGAATCATAGTGATACTATCAATAGAATTTCTATGGATAATATTATCACCAATCCAACCAGTCAAAGATTTAAAATTAACATGACTCTTAGTATGTGATTCATAAATCCTATGAGACTGATTTTTAAACAATAACAAAAGATAAACTAAACTTGCATTATATTTACAGTTAGCCATGATTTCCATTGCAAGCACATGATTGTCTTTATCATTACTTTGAAACATCACAGTTAATTGATCATACATTGCAGCATCAATTATACTAGCTTGATCACCATTTAATTGATCAACAATACCGGATTCATCATATATTTCTTTACCTTGAGAGGCATCAATCATTTTTTTGTAACTATCAGATACAATTAATAGTCTACTACTAGGAGGAATTTTATCCCAATTTCTTGTAGTTGACATAAAATTAGCTAATGGTCTATCAACCATGATATACTCATTAGTATAAAACTCAAGTGCAGTATTTACTCTCTCTAAATGTTGAGCATCTACTTTACTTGTCAAATCTGCATCAGCCATACCGGCTCTGAAATCATCAGTTTTAATTTTGTATCCATAAATATGACTAGTCATTTTATGAATACTACTTGCATTAGCAAAGAATATGTTTGCATCTTCAGGATTCCTAGCAGTTTTAATACCATGTTCAACCGACATGTTTCTAAACTTTACTCTAGGAATGCTTACTCCCGGCATAAAACATATACGGTCTCCTTTTTGAGGAACATACTTGTTTTTAGAAACAGCTATTATTTTATTAATATCTGAATCATAGTTGCCAATTCCACTATTTACTGTCAATGTTATTTCAGTAGCGTCTTCAACAACACTCCAATAACCCAAAGAACTTTCAATAACTAATATTTGTTCAGGCATTTGACTTAAATTAAAAAGGGGAAGCATTACCTTCCCCTATGTTTGTACTGTATTAATTTGATGAATAGTATAAAGAGGGAAAATGTCCTACGTCAGTATTACTTGACAGCCATTTGTACAACTTTGTTATCCATCATCATTCTTGAAAATTTAACCTTGTTACCATTAACAATTTCCTTAAGCATGTAATATCTTAAGTCATCTGTAAAGGCTTCGCAGTCTGTGGTTAATTTAACCAAACGGTTAATCATTTGCTCAGATACAGGATTATTTTCTGCATGAACTAATGAATAGTTAATTAAACGCGTAGCAATTACGCTTGAGATATCAGCTCTAAAGTCTGCATCTTTACCAACAGCTGAATTCAATGCACCCATTACATAAGCTTCATCTTTAGTTAAGATGTCTTCAGGGCTAATGATTCTGTCTAGTTTGTTGTTAATGAACATAGTAAACATTGCAGCAAAATCAACTCCAACAGAACCTTCACCAATCATTTGAATTAAAGGTAACTGATCTTCAAACTTTGGAATAGAGCTAATTGCATTAAAGAATGTAGTAATTGCTCTAGGATTAACATTTTGGGTAACTAGCTCAGGATGCATTAACATGAAGTTGATACATCTACCATCAATGTTTGCAGTCTCTGCCCATTTAGCCCATACATCTTTGTCATATTTAACACCAACAGAAATAAATCTAGTCTTTTGTGCAACATCCAAAGAAGTAACATTATAGTCACCGTTATCAGGATTAGTAGTTAACAAGATATGCCAGTTCTTTGGAAGTTTCCAAGAAGCATATGCTTGCTCATCAATAAGAGTCATTGTAGCCTGCATAAATCTGTGATCTGCGCGCGTATAATCATCAAGGATTAGGAAACCACCTTCTCCTTTGTTTTGAATCCACTCAGGAACAGCATGTGACATTCTCTTGCCAATAACTTTATATCCTTTTGTAGTTGCTGCAGCTATCTGAGATTCATTAATCCAAGTAGTTTTACCTTCTGCATTCTGAATTTCAAATTCTTTAACTGGAAAACCAACCAAGTCACCTAACTCCTCAAACTCTGCTAAGTTAAGTCTTATGATATCCATGTTTAATTCTTTGGCTAATTGTTTGACAGAAGAGGTTTTACCAAGACCCGCATCTCCTTCAATATTTAAAGCTACAGGAATTTTACCTTGTGCTTGAATATGCTGATTATTTTTAACCATATGGTTAACAAAATCTTTTAACTCATCAATATTTAATAATACTTGACTGTTTTCAATTTTCTTTTTTGACATCTTATTAATTTTTTACAATTCTAATTTTATAACTCTACCGGGAAGATCATCATTCATATGTGAACGTTCAGATAATACCCATAAGCATTGTCCTTTAGGGGTAACATGTGCCGTACATTCTCCGTCAGTGAAATAAACCAAGCTTGTGAATTTTCTAATGTTGTCATTATAATATTCAATAACCGGATCAAAGTAGGTACCACCTCTACCATGAACTTTTATTTCAGAATCACCCTTATAAGGTTCAATTGATCTGATGTGAGTATCACATTGTACAATAGTGATGTCAACACCTGCTTTATAGATATGATGAATTTCATTCATAAACTCTAATAGCTCATCATTATTAACTGAAGCTGAGGTATCAATAGCTAATAACATATGCTGTCTCATCTTAACTTTCATCCCAGGGTTATCAGAGAATCTTCTATTCTCCTTTCTTCTGATCTTCTTAGTAAATACTCTTGTACTTACTCCAGTAAATCTTCTGATATAACCTCTCCAGTCAAACTTAGGAGGAACAATCTCTTCAATCTCAATCAGACCATCAATTTCCCCTGGTACTGTACCGCGTTTCTTAATAGTTTGTTCTTTGGCATCAGATAAAAGTTTTTGCAATTGCTTGTTAATCAACTTTTCTTCAGCTTCAGACATGTTTTCAAAATCATCCCATGTGGAATGATCATCAACTTCACCATTAGACATTGCATCAAGTAATTTATCCATTGATGGAGAACCTGATGTACCAGTTTCATCTTTCTTATCTTTTGCTTCCTTGAGTTTATCATAATAATATCTAGCACCTGCCTTAAGATCTAAGTTAAGTTCTGGATAATCTTCAATCATAACACCTCTACTAGGTACACTATTAGCTAATTCTTTGATCTCTTCTTCAGTCAGAGACCCATCAGCTTTTCCATTAGCAATCTTCTCCTTAACAGAGTTAACTAACTCATCATAATCTGTTTTAGTGTATTCATCACCAGGTAACCAACCTTTTTGGATATACTGATTAATCTCCATATCCATTGCAAGATTAGCTAGCTTTCTGTCACTAAATTTAAAGACAGTAGATAAGTGACCAAAAGCAATATGTAGCAACTCATGTTTGAGAATACCTATTCTATGTGGTTCAGTCAATCTACTCCAAAACTCATCATTTATTTCTAACTGATAGTTGATTCCATTTTTGCTTACACCTGCCGTGGGTACCCTTGAGCTCCAATGCTTATTAAGCATAATAAGAAAGATACCGTAGTAGGGTTCTTTCAGCATCAGGTCTTTGGCAGCTTTACTTAGTGTGTCCTGCTTGCTCATCTTTCAACTTAATATTAATCTCAATAGAATCAGAGGGGTAACCTAATTGCTCTAAAAACCCAAGCATGTCAACAACAAAGAATTCAAAGAATAATTCAACGGCTTCTTTGCTACCATTAGATTCTCTAATTACAGATAAACATCTAGAACTACTCATAATTGATTTATCAGTAAAGAAGTTCTGTAGAATTCCCCATGCTTTAGGAGCTTCTTTTTCCCATTGTTCTTGTCTGAGTTTGCTGAATTTAAATAAGACAACTAACTCACCAATATAATTTTGTAAATCTGCATTTTCAATTGCTTTAAATGCAATGACTGCATTCTCTTCATCAGGTGATGAAAGCATATGCAGTAAATTTCTTGTTTCATCTTTTCCAAACTTAATCTTTTCCATCAGTCTTCAATTTTTAAAGTCTTAATCATCCATTCTTTTGGTGAATTAATATTATCCACCCATTCTTTTGCTGTTGGAATATATCCATTGCAGTCTTCTTTGACATGTTGCTCGCCTATGTATCTCACATAAACTTTTTTACCTTCAGAATTGGTAATAATCATACCAAATATTTTTTCACATTCAAATATACCTTCACTGTGATGTCTAAACATTCTGTGCTTACTATGACCAATCCAGGCCTTAGTTTCATCAAACCAGTTATGAATATTAATGTAGTCTCCAGGTAAACCACCAAACTTTTTAGCAGATGATTTTGCATGTTCCCATGGATGTGCCATTATTCTAAAGATTTATTGATAAGATTTCCATCATGTAAATAGTCTTCAGAATGTACTACTCTTACATGGTTATCAATCATATAGTCACCTGAAGGTACACAAATAGATAATTCACCCCAACCGCCTTCATTGTTCCACCAATCTTCAATATCATCAAGGATTTTAGTATGTGCAAAATCTTCAATTAAAGCATAAGAACCTTGATCTAATTCTGCTAATGTAGGACTAGCCCAAGATTCAACTTGGTCATCTACATCACTAGGTGTTTCACAAGGTTTAGTAGTATAGCCAATCCATTCAATAGCACCTGAATCTCCACCACCTTCATATGTTACTTTAATTCCGGTCACACCAAGGTCAGCCAACTTAAGTAGAAGGCCTGTCATTTGATTTTCTGTCATAATTATTTTGTTTTGTAAAACCTGCCAAGAATATTGGCATTTAAGAATTCTTCTTTTTCAAGCACTTCATGTATAAACTGGTGCTTAACTTCTTGATATGTTAATTCCATTTGTGATTTACATATCATCAGTATTTCTCTTTTAATCATAACACCTGCTTTGTGAGCATCTTTAAGAGTTTTATTACTACTGTAATAATTCATAAAGTCAGGCTTAATAACACGGGTATACTTTTTCAGTCTTTTATCGGTTGACATTGCTAATGCTTTCTTACCCAAGGGTCTTTTGATATTAGCAAAGAAGTTCTTTTTACCAATGTATGCTACAGATTTACCATCAATAATAGCAGTCATAATGTAAATAAAACCAACATATCCTTCTGGTATATGGTGTTCATTAAAGTCTTTACCTTTGTAACTCCAACTCATAACGCTTGTTTTAAAAGGGGAAAGAGAACTTCCCTAGTTTTTTCTATTCCGTGTTTTTCTACTGAATCAGCAATATCCTTTTCTAAAGGTAACACAATATATGGAATATCATACTTAGAGTTATATCTCTGTGCAGCTTTTATACCGGGCTCATCATTGTCAAAGATTACAAAAATCTTTTTGTACTTCCGGATTAATTTAGACATAGTAGTTTCAGCTAACATACTGTTCTCACTATCTGGAGCTATAACTTCTATACCTTCAATCTTCAGTTTTCTAAAGGCCATCAAATCTTTTAAGGAAGATGTGATTACCAAATATTTCTTATCAAAACTTAACTGTTCAGAACCTTGAATGTAATTCTGGACTTTGACAAACTTCCTGTCTTTATCCATGGGCTTGTAAATCTTGTACAGTGTACCATCATTCTTAAAATACCCGTAGATGTAACCGTTAGCATGCCTAAAAGACTTTACTTCACCATTAGCTTCACTCTTCTCCATTACATAATATGAAAGAGGCATGACATTGTGGTAATCCAACATCTTGGATCCAATATGAAATCTACTCCAATAGATCTCATCTTGCTTCTGCCAATGTCTTATTTCATAATCTGTAACTTTGTATCTGTCTTGGCTAAAAGTGTCTGTCTCAAATCTTCTACTGTTATTGTTAACGTAGTCCTGATAATCATTAGTTATTTTACTTGCAGCTTGCCATCTATGTTCTAAATTAAACATATACCTGACTAACTCAACATTGTCACCCTGAAAGCCAGATGAAAAGTCCTTGAACTTATATGCACCATCTTTGTGATAAACACACATAGATGGAACTTTATCTTTAGGGTTAAACACTGAAAGTATTTTAATATCTTGACCCGTCAATCTTTCATTGAGGTTCAAATAATATTCAAATACCCATTCAACAGGGACATCTGTTACTACAGAAATTAAATTCTTTGTTGAAATCATAACCAATGCATTAATAATAAAAGGGAAGCCATTGCTGACTTCCCTGTAATTAACTAGTTGTTAATCCAATGAAAAGTCAGAAGATGTTTTTGGTGGAATACTTAGATCTTCCTCATCATTACCAAAGTTGCTTACTTCAGAAACTTTAGCTTTAACAAGATGAGTAGTCTCATTATATGTCAACACTTTATTTGCTTCAGCTTCTCCAAATGCATATTTGTTTTTGTCTGATTTTGGTAAGAACAAATCATAGTTTGTATAACCTGATTTGTTTAAATACTCTTTTCCAGCAATACAGAATTCAAGATATTTATCTTGGAAAGGAGCTGATTGGTTGAACGCTTTAATTAAGTCATCAATTGTATCATGCAAGTTATCTTGAGCAATAAACCAGTCATTGATTCCAAGAGTCTTACATAAGTTCTGCATGAACATCATGATAGATCTATCTCTTTGAATTTTAATTCCTGTTTTTGTCTCACCATCTGCAAAAGCATATTGACTTGCTTTAACTCTACCTATTTGACCTGCATAGTGACCTTTGCTTTCATCATCTTTGTCAATCAGAAAACCTTGGAATCCTTCAATTGGCTCACCTTCCACATTGATTATCAAATGTTTAGCACCAGGAATGAATGAATAATCATCCAATTGAATGCTGTTAATTTTTAATACGTGGTTACCAGGAGCTAATGTTTTTGGAAGGCCAGACCCACCAGTGCTCAAATCAGTTGTACTTAATCCCATTTTTATTTATTTTTAATTGTTACACAAATACTTTGTCCCATGTTGTTGTAAGGACACCATCTACCATTTCAGTTATTACAATCTCTTCATTTCTAAGATGATCAGGTCTTGCACCGCAAGTAACTTCATCATTAGTTTTGAATGATAAGATAGTCTTATTCCCTTTTCTATACATATAGCCAATTGCATCAGCATTAGCACAGATAAGAGATTTGATTTTACCAGTCAAATCAATGTTTGCTGCCATTACCATTTCACCTTTATCATCTACTTGCTTGTCTTTAATATGACCAGAAAGAATAATGTGGGGCGCTAAGGTATCAATAAAATCTAAAACTTGAAAAAATGCTTGACGGATATATAAATATCCAGCACCATTAGGTAATGTAATAACGGAAGTACCGTCAAAGTTTTTACCCATAGATGTTTGTTTGTAAAGCTTAACCGCTAAAGGCATAATCATATCCTCTAATGCAGTTACAGTATCAACAGTAACATATTTATATGGACATCCTGCTTTTTTAATTGCTTTACCAGCATCAAGCAAATCTTGTAGACTATTAATTTTAATTTTCAGAGCTTCTACGTAATCAGTACCATTTTCTAAATCTAAAATTAGATTATTATCAAGACCAGCATAAGCTGTTGTTTTACCGGTCTTTGGTTTAGAATAGATAACTATTCTCTTGGGATTTACACGTTCTCCCTTAATTTTACTTGTTGGCAATACAATACTCATTGTCTTTCAATTAAAGAATTTAACCATAGTTTGTTGCTCACAGGTTTTTTCCACATAATTGCAGCAAAATCTGTGATTGTCATATCAGTAATTGGAGCATCATCACCTACTACAATGTCTTGTAGGGTAGGTTCTTTCAAATCAACTCTTTTACCCAACTCTTCTTCAAAGTCAGGAAATACTGTACTGTTTTGCAAACGCGGTATGCCCACTGCCTCCTTAGAAGAATTATCTTTTTCCTTTTCATACATAGGATAAGACATCTCTCTTCCATCAGGGGATACAGCAACCATTTCTGCTAAAGGAATAGTATAAGTAAAGTACTGTTCACCAGTCTTCTGGTTAATGTTTTCTTTCTTCTCATACTCTTCAGCAAAATGAGGATTAACTCTATACTTGCACAACAATCTGTCTTCATGAAAAGGCTTGTAGTTTACTACATTACCTTCAGGACTAGTCACATTGTCATAAAACTCAATATAGATATCCTCTCCTTTCTTTAATTCCCATTCAAAGAATTGAACCTGTCTTCCATACTTACCTTTCTGAAAGAATGCAGTTTTAATTACAAAGAATGGATCCATGATTCCCAACTTGCGGAATGTTTCCATGTGTTGCACAAAGAACTCTTGTTGTTTTTCTTGTCTTAAGCTCATAACTTGTTTTTTAATTTGTACTTAACTTTTGCTTTGTTGCTGTTGGTGGAGTATCAATTTCAACAATTCTCATAGTAGTACGATCAAGCTTAAAGAAGCTTATTCTTGTGGTACCATTTCTTGATTTCAAAAAGTGAAAGACAAGTATGTCTGTATCACTTATGATATACTTTTCTGGACCATAATTTCTGATCTTACGTATTGAGGGTTTGTTTATACCCAATACTACATCAGCGTGTTGCAACAACGCATCAGAACCATATATATCAGAATCTAATACATAATTTCCGTAAGTTCCTTCCTCTGACCTTTTAGGGTCATCAATGTTTCTATTCAATTGGCTTAACACAATAAAAGCAACTGGATAATGCTTCTTCATCATAGTGAGTGCTTCACCTAATGAGCCAAGCATTTCAAACTTGTCTTTTTCTGTTTTGGCTTTCTTGAATAGTGCAGAGTGATCAATTGCTACTAGCATGTTAGGGTAAGTCCCGTCTGCTTTTTTGTGCTTATTCATACTGTAATGTATTGTCGCGCACATTTCATCTACTGTACATGCATCATATACCACATCTACTATATCAGTAGATGCAGTTTTGTGATAGTACTCTACACATTTCTCGTAAACAATCTTGTCTACGGGTTTTCCTTTACTCATTAATGTATTATAATCAGAACCTGTTTTCAGACTAAATTTTCTCACGCCACTGGTTTCATCAACCATTTCCATCTGGAACTTTAAAACTCTAAATTCTTGATCACTGTTGTTTTCAATGATATCACTGATCAACTGCTCCATGAATAATGTTTTTCCTGTTCCTGGTCTAGCACCTACTACGGTGATAGTTCTCCATTCTAATCCATCACAAAACGCGTCATTAAATTTTGGCCAGGCACTCTTTAAAGATTTGACTTGTCCGTTTCTTCTTGCGCGCATTTTCAAAAGAGCTTTTTCTAATGCTGCTCTTTCTGTGATTGGGATTAAGGGTCTAGCCCCGTTAAACAAGTCTGCCATTGGTATTTATTTTAGTAGTTTACACCGTTCTTTTGCTTTATTATAAAAGCCATGAAATACACTTATTACAACTTCAATTAGTATAAAGTGCCAGAGAGTGATAGTCACAAAGAAAAGATTAACTATGTACCAACCTAAAATTGTTCCTGATAAAGCCAGTCCTAATAGTAAAGTACTATTTACTAAACTGTGTTTGATCATACAACATCTTCTGTAAAATAAACTTGATCAATGTCTGGAGTTGTTTTAATCAACTCACAGTAATTTGCTAATTCAGACTCAAATGATTTATCAATGTTCTGTTTTCTTACAAAGTACTGAGATGTCCGCATGTAATCAAAGTTTCTAAGTTCATAATCTTTTACATATTTTTCTGCAGCTTCTAGGATTAAATCCCAACTGTAGTCATATGTATCAAAAAACCATTTAAAAGCACTTTCCAGATTCTTTGGGTTTGTTCTTGCATATTTTCCGGAGGATAGTTTCCTATTAGGAAATATTTCAACATACTCCTGGATCTTTTGCATAAAATCTGCACCCATTAAATCTTTTGATACTTTTTTGCTTGTCTTTTTGAAGAAACCACTAATCTCATTTATAAAGATAATACTTTTATTAGTAAGTTGCAAGTCTGCTGTTAACCATGCGTCACTTTGCAGTCTTTTGCATTCTAATTCTTTATTAACAAAATTTTTGGGTACTACATTTTCTTTTATGCAATGTAAAACATAATAAGCATTAGGAGTAAGATTCTCCTGAATGAGTCTATTGAATATTTCTGTCATTACCAAGTTATTGTTTCATTGTAACTACTTTTTAAGACTTTGTTTACTTCAAGAAATACCTCTTGAGAATCCCATCTTTGAAACTTTTGGTAAACAGCACTAGCCGGATGAGCAACAAAGAAATTAAAATTGTTGTCATTTACACTTTCCGCCCACATCTTAGCTTCTTTACCCATGTATACATACACAAGACCATTCTGATTCCAAGTTAAGTGATCAAACAGATAAGCCATAAAAGGTTGCCAAATAGAATAATGCTGTCCAATTTTACCTACAGTAGTTGTAAGAGCTGTATTAAGCATTAACACACCTTGGTTTGACCATCTTTTTAAATCAGGATCTAAACTTCCAGGGTGTCCTTTATAAACAGTTCTGTTTACTTCTTCTAGCATAAACTTTAAACTAGGTTGTAATTCACCAGTTTTACTACAGCTAAATGAAATACCATCAGCTACACCAAAATGTGGATACGGGTCTTGCCCTATAAGAACAACCTTAAGTTTATCATAAGGACATTCTTCAAAAGCTCTAAATACATCTTTTAAGGGAGGAGTAAACCTTTTCCCATCAGTAGCAAGTCGGGCTAACTGTTTAATAATGTCATCAAAGTCACTACTAAATATAAATGATTTAAGAACTCTACCCCAGCCACTGGGTTCAAGCCTTTCAAACATTTTTTGTTTAATTTCTTCTAAGTCTAACTTTTGTTTCATATTTTTGTTTAAAATAAAGTTTATGGCTGTTAAAGTTAAGGAGATAAAAGATGATGCAATTGTATCTATCAAAGTCAATAAGAGTTTCTACATGATGAATAAAGCTCTTTCATTCTATTTATATCAACAAATTGGTACAAAAAAGAATGCTGAAGAGTATCTTAAAGAAATCATGACTAAACCTTATCCTGAATTAGATGATCTACAAAGATCCTTTTATACTGTTGCTCTTTTGTTAGCTGAAATAGAAACTCAGATTAAAGCTGAGAATTTATTTACTGAAAAAGAAGTTCTTGAGCCAGGTGATGAAGGATATGTTGCACCTACCGAAGGTTAACATTTAGGTCTTTACCAATCTGTATACAAGCTTCAATAGCTAACATTAATTCATCTTTACTGCAATCAGCAAAAGACTTACATTCTAAAAGACCGTCTACTTCCATACACAGTCCTGTTTGCGCTTTTACAATTGATTTCATTTCTTCAAAAGTATAACCAGATTCTTTGGCTAACTCTCTTATACAAGCATGAACTTTTGCAAGCTGTGCTTTACTATGATCTGCATCTGCAAGATCTAAATACATTTCTACTTTTTGACCTTCTTGTATTTTGTCCAAAAAAATTTGGTAAGCCAATTTTGATTTATCATCAGAATATGTAAGCTTACCATCTTTTTTAATTAACTTGATTGACATCATATCAACAATCTGTTATAGTTTTTACTAGTTCAATAAAAGCATGCAAATGCTCTATGTTTTTGATATTTATTGAAGGTATATCAAATGATTTTACAAACCAACCATGCTCATTTACAACATTGTCACTGTCATTTGATATTAGACAAATTCCTTCACATAATTCAAGAATGTAATAATGGTAATCATAACCATTACCAGTTTCTGAATGGCTAGCCTCTTGTTTTTCAAAACCAGCGTCTAATAATTCTTGTTCTGTCATTTTAAATATTTTAGAAACAATTCATGATTTAATACTTTTACAGGATAATCTTTTTCTACATTCATGTAAGCAAAAGTACTACCCATACCATAAGCACCATGTTCTTTTATTCTTTGTGATTTAAAATGACGCAAGGCTAAATAAGCAATGTTAAAATTGTCTTCATCTTCAGAATTAAGCATTTTCCAAAGATTATCAATTTGTTCATCATCCATATAACCCATTTCTTTTAATAACTGCATCTCTGCCATTAAAATAAAGGGTTTATATTGACCCACTTTACCACCTTTTAAATACAAGTGCCATAGATAATTTAAATTTTGATCTACTTTTTTTGTAATATTATAATGTTCTTCAACAATTCCTTGAATAAACTCTTTGAATTCTTTAGTTTTCTTATCCATTGCTTTTCTTTCTTTACGTTCATAAGCTATAATCAGATCTAATACTTGTTGATTACCAACAAAATAACCTTTACTGTCAATTTGTTTAGACCAATCCTCTAAACTTATTAAAGGTATATTAGAATTCCAAAGTTCTATTGGTAATGTTTCTAAAACACTCTTGGGATAGTAATAATTTGTTGCCATCTGATAAAATTTTCATAAAACAAAGAGAACTATTCATCCCAACCAGAATGTGTATCATCTTTTAAGGCAAGAATTACTATTAAAGCAGCTATACATAAGACAATACCAATTACATAATTAGTCATTTTTCTTTGGTTTTTTTAAATACTTTTTCTCAAACTTTTCCCAACCTTTAGGGTCAAACTGTGTAACAAGCAAATCAAGTTTTACTTCCTCTTCATGCTCGTCACACATTCCAATACCTTTGATATCCAAATCAGGACTATATCTTTTAGTAGCCGGAGCACCGCATTTAATGCATTCCATTATTTCATATAATTAAATGCTTTAGTACTCCCGGTCATGTTAAACTCAAATACTTGAGATACACAAGTAAGCTGTCTTGTTCTAATTTTCATAGTAGTTGCAGCTTTAAAATCTTCTAACATGTCACTATAAATCATATCAGGTACTAAAAATATTGTACTTTGATCATTACTGACTATGCCTGTACCAGTATATTTTTCCCATTTACCATTTACATATAGACTAAGATCAACTTCTGTGTCTTCATCACAGAAAAAGTATCCTTGTATGTAAAGAACTACTTCTCCATCTACATTTTCCATCTTCAAGAAGGCACCATCAGATTTCTTTGTATAAGCAATCTTATATGCCTCATCAAAACCATTATCTACAGTTTCATAACTCCATTGTGCTGATCCTAACATAGGAATCAACAACATTAATAACAATAACTTTTTCATACTATTAGTCTTTACAATATACGCAAATTACAGGAAATCCAGCAGGGCTTCCATCAGCAGGCATCTTCATTTTCTTTTCAGATGCTTGATCATACACTTTTTCCTTTGGTTCTAAATACACACCACATTCAGCACATACTTCACCATTAATCATTGAGTCCGCTATTTCCCCCATTTTCTTTTATTTTTAATATTTCAGTTACTAAATACTGAATTAAGTACGCGTAAACTTCTTCTGTTTCATAACAAGGTCTAATACCTTTCATTGCTAAAATGCTATATGTAGCATGATAAACTTCATGAGCAACAAGCCCAATATGTTCTGGAGTATCTTCAATAACATTTCTGAATCTGATCAGCACAAAACCGTCCCTATGGGTTACAGTTCTTGCATCTGATCTTTCAGTCCAATCATCAAAAGCTAAATCAAATTCTTCACGTGAATATCTATGACATACATGGTCATATATTTCATCATCTGTCTCAGCTATTGATACCAATAAATCTGTTACAAATATCTCAATTGGGATTATTTTAAACATACTAATCTTTAAATATGAAATACATCCATGCAAGACATATTACAGTTACACAAATTGTTGTTACAGCATCATTCATGATAATTCATTTAGTTTTTCAACATATCTGATACACTCTGCTTTGTGTTCCTCAAAAGAATTAACTCTTGAAGTCAATCCGTATGAAAAGCCCATTGCCAAAAGAATATCATCAGTTGTAAATTTTTTATCTAAATCTAATTCTTCAGCAACAAATTCAGCTGTTGGAACATTTGTAAAAAAAGCATTTGGGTTCCAACTTGTTTGTGAATATTTAATGTACTTTTTAGAAAGTTCATGTGCAGAACTATCCTTTTTAACTTCAATGCTCACTAATCCATCACTACCAAGAGATCTTCTTACACTTGCTAAACTATTATAGATTTTACCATTTTTAGACAAGTTATTCCCATTTGTAATAGGCTGATAATACAATCCACTTTTAACGTGTTTAATTCTGAAACTCATATTATTTCTTTTTAGTTTTTTCAATTTCTAATTCTTTCAGGATTTCCCGCATTTTCTTGTCTACATATTTAGCCACTCTATGCTTAGATCTAGGTGTAAACATTTCTTCAATATGGGATAATACTTCATACTGAGCCCGTAGCTCAACTATTCTAAAGGGATCCACTATAATACAGTTGCATTAATTCAGTTCTTTCTTCTATGGTTGTATTAGCCATAAGAAGTTCTAAACAATCATCAATGTCCACATTAGCTACAAATGCTTCTGGGATACCATGTTCTTGAAACACTTTAATTAAAGCTTCTGCTTCTGGTTTAATCAAAGTATCAGTCTCATATGCATGTGCAAACTCTGCAATAGCAAGTTTTTGTTTGTCAGTCAATTTCATTTTCCAATTTTTCTTTAAGTTCATTCACTGTAATTCCTTGTCTTTGAGCTTCAATTCTAAGAGCTTCATTCCAAATCTCTTCAGCTGTGAACTCATCAACCATGCTTAATAAACCCTGTGTTGCTCTAAGATCTCTACTGTTTATCCATTTTCCATTATTATGTCTGAAAAATTGTGTAAAAGCATTAAGTTGCCATTGACCTTTAGTTGGATTATTTGGATTATTAATCATATCACCATTCCAACAATCAATATGACCTTTTTTACAGTAGTATCGGGTAAATTTTACCCATCCTTCTTCTAATCTTTCAGGCTTTTTCAGTTCCATATTCTTTCTGTTCTACAATTTCAATTAATTTTTCAAGACAAGCAAGTTCCGCTTCTTCTGGAGTTTCATGATTACCAATATCAGCTATAGCATTGTATTTACCTAACTTATGTATGCTACCTTGAAAATCATATTCTTTCAGCTCATCATAATAGTCAGGTCTAAACCACAATTGGTGCTTCTCTCTAAACCATCTAAATGCTTGTGAGTAAGTAGGTCTGGATATACAGTTCAAGAATGAGCTGTTAAAGTCCCAACCAGAAATGTGATCATGTAGTTTAATCTTATCGTCTTCAAAGTATGTAAGTACTCTTTCTTTAAAACCCAATGCTTTCAATCTGAGAGCTAATGGATAAGGGGTAAATTCATTTTCCATCTTCTTCTGTTAAAGGTTTATAATTAGCAAGAACAAACTGAGTAAACTCATTAAAGTGTTCTTGTACATCATGTGCATTACAAATAATAGGAGTCCATAGACCTTTGTATCTCTGATTAAACTTTTGATAAGGTAATCCTTTTGACTTAAGAAATGCAGCTGTTATATCTGCAGTAGTCTTGTTAGTTACTTTGTAACCTTTACTTCTTAACCAGCGCTCAATACCATAAGCCGCTCTGGTTTTTCTTTGTAAATTACTCATAACTATTCAATTTCTATTTCTTTAGCATGAATAGTATCTCGGATACCATCTTCATTAACAAATTGTAAGACATAAGATTTTTCACCATGTAGAGTTAATGTGTCTATTACTAATAAGTTATCAGTATACAATTTATGCCGAACAACATCACCAGGAATATAATTATGCCCTTTTGTGCAACTGGCTAAAACTAAAGCCATAAAAATCAGTTTTTTCATATTCTATAATTTAAAAAATATAACGGATTGTATTCCAAGGAATTATCTCATCATGCAATTCAGTCCACTGTTTAATGTACTCAGCTTTTTTATTATGTTCATACCTAATATTTTTTCCACCATACTGCGATACTTTTCCCTCTTGTATTTCTGGTGCCCATAATAAAGCTTCCCCTAAAGGATTACTCTTTAGATTATGCTTATGCTTTTCTTCATTATGAGTAAGAAATATTACTTCAGCTTTTACTGAGTCATTATCCCAACCTTCTTTACTAGCAATAAAATCAATCTGTTGAAATAATATCTTGTAATGTTCTAACCACCCCTCATGCACAATCACAGGACTAAAGTTTAAGTGTACTTCATACCCTGCAAATCTAAATTCACTTATAGCCAAAACTCTTTCTTTTATACTACTAGTATTAGGCTCCAGAGTTTTTCTAAATAATGAAGGCATAAGACTAAATCTTACTCTAATCTTACCTTCCGGATCAAACCTTAGTAAATCTTCATTTACATACTTAGTAGCAAATGAACCCATAGCAAGTGGATGATCTCTAAAGAACCTAAATATTTTTTCCCATTCATGATACTTAGCATGAAGAGCAAAGTCTTCATTACATGAGATGTCATAAGTAATAAACTCACCTGTTTGATTAGGTTTTTCTACATCAGCAAAGAATGCATGTGAATTAATCTCTGTCAGGATATCCATAGTATTAGTTGCTATGGATAATCCTTCCGGTTTATGTCTTTTCATATAGCAGTAGCTGCAGTTATAAAGACAACCATGTCCAAAACTTGGACTTATATAGTCTGTTGATCTACCAGAAGGTCTGATGATCATAGACTTTCTGTTAACCATTTCTATCAGTGACATTGCTTAAACTTTCTCAAAAACATGCCATACAAACATTCCTTTTTTAAATGTTCTGATATACCATAAGTTGTTTTCAATATCTTGCCCGGTACCTTTTATCACAAAAGTTTTCTTTTCTGTTGGTGCATCTGGATTAACCAAACACCAAATACAAAGATCACCTTTAGGATCAGGACCAGCAGTTAAAATTTCTGCATTTAATGGTAAATCAAGCTCTGTGTCTCCATTAGCTAAATTGTATTTATAAACCTTTCTCATAACTGTTTTATTTGTTTTTCCATTCTTTCCAAGTCTCAAAGTCTTTGAGCTTTTCAAGGTCTTTTTTCCATTCATTCAGGACTGTTCTACCCACAGCCCACATCACTAGCCCTCCTGAACAGAAGCCTAGTATAAAATCAATTGCTGCCATCTTCAAGTTGTTTAAGTTGTTGATTATTAAATTCTGTATCAGCATACTCATCTGATGTATTTCCACAACAATTACAATGTTCAAACTCAAGTTCAACTGTTGGATAGTTTCTACTATATACACAAACACAATCTGCATCAATTATTATAGGGGAAAGACAGCTAACACAAACCTTATGCTTAATATAGGTCTTACTCATCTCCTAGTTGTTTTAAAAGTTCATCTGCCATTTTTACTGACCATTCCGCAATTTCTTTAAAATCAGCATCATGATTACTAACCAATAATCCTTGCATGGCTATTCCTGCAAAGTATTCACGTTTTGTTAAGCCTAAATGAGTTACTGAAGGGTTTCCGTTATCTTCAATTGTAACAGGATATGCATTTTGTTTTCCATTTTCCATACTACTTAATGTTTTCTAGTGGATAACTGTTTAGGATTGAATCTTTGTCAACATGAGGACTATATTGGAAATGTTCATCATAATCATTAATCTCAACATTTTCAATTATAGCCTTTGCTTGGGCTTCACAATGAAGTTTAGCAAACTCAATCATTGCAGTATGAATATCTTTTTCTGTCTGAGCATAACAATCTCTTGATAAATCTAATCGCCATATTTCACCTATAGGATTAGCTATTCCTTTATGAATTAAAAATTCTTCTGCTGTTGGTAATTTAGCTTCCATTTTACTGAATTTTAATTAATTGATCTACATCAGAAGCTGTGTAATAAATTCCACCACCCTTAAAGTAAACTTCATAAACTATATTTGGTTGAGTACTTGTATCAACAGCAATGTGCATATTTTCAGAATTAATGTATATACACTTTGGACATACTTTTTGTACTCCAGCTTTTCTACTTGCATAAGTACTTGAACAACTTTTACAGCCTGTCAATGACATAGCTAATGTTGCTAATAAAATAAATTGTTTCATACTACTTCTTTTTAAACATTTCTCTTACTAAGAACTCATAATGTAAAGGTAAGTGCATACTTAACTCATGAAACATATCCATGACTTCTTCCTCACTATACATTCTTTCAGCTTGCAAGCTATTTTGAATTAAACCATTCATGTACTGCCATCTAGGGGAAGCATTGGGATAATGACCAAATATATTGACTAGTTGTTCTTCTTGCCAAGCGCGTTCTGTTGCTACAGGAGATAACCATTCTCCATCAACATTGTCAGTTTTAACAAATGCAGATTGCTCTGTATTCATTTCTCTACCTATTTGATGTGCTTCATGCATAGCATCATTTAAGTCCTGTTTAAACTTAACTTTTTCTTTAGCATACTCAGACTGCTTATGTTCTCTATAAGCTTCTAATTCAGCCATAACAGCATCCCATTTTTTAGCTTCATCAGATAAATGTTCTGCATATTCTTGTTCAGCTTGCCATTTAGCACCTGCTAATATTCCTTCTTGTAAAGAAGCTACCATTAGTTCATGGGTTCTATTATTAATATCAGGTGCATACCCCGCAATTTCTTCAAATCTTTTCTTTGCTAACTCCCATGCAATATTTTCATTCATTTCAACAGATTTTTCAAGTGTTTCTTTTTCCATACTACTTAATTAAATTTTTAACATGTCTAATGCTTTTAACCACACGTTATTAAAATACCATAAATATGGCTTTTGACTCCAATGTACTTTATCTGTTCCATAATTCATAACCATCATAGGAAATGCTAATAGCATAATAGGTAGAACAGGAATAAAAAATATAAATACTAAAGTAAGAACAAATGTAAAAAGCATAAAGCCCACTGCTATTGCTCCTAAACTTAAAATAAACTGTTTCATACTACTTGATTTTGTCTAATGGATAACTGTTTAGAATTGAGTCTTTATCAATGATTTCATCACCACGATTTTCATGATATGTGATATATGCCTTTTTACTTGCTTCTTCCAATGCTTGTTGAACATGAAGTTTAGCAAATTCAATCATCCATTTTTTAGCGAGACCATGTTTTGCATGTCCAGGAAATCCCGCCTCTATTAAAAAATCTTCTGCTGTTGGAATTTTTTCCATACTACTTACGTTTTAAGATTAAACAACCATCTACATCATGCTTAAAAAGCACACCATCAAAAGCTTTGTTGTGAGCTACTTTCATAGTATCTGAAACAGAATACACTTCATCATTTTCAACCTCAAGTATTTCAACCTCCCATTCAGTTTTTTGTAAATCTTTCATTAACTCAGTAAATTCAAAGTCATGGTCAGAAGCTTCATCTGTAAAAACACCTGTTATAAATGATTTTAACATATCCTCCTCACTAAACTTCTTATCACCAAGAATTTCAACAGATGCTAAAAAACCTCTAATAAATCCAGTTTCATAACAAGCTATATCATTAAATAAAGCTTGGGTATGAGAAGATTTTTTAGCTAGTTCTTCTATATCATATCCTTTTTCAATAGATATACAATTTTCTAAAGATAACTTAGGAACTTTTGCTGAAGCAACTGTAGTTCCTAACAGTAATGTTCTAGGTCTATTATCTAGTTTAACATATTCATCTCCACTTTCTATTTCTTTATCAGAGATAAGATAAAAATCTTCATATTCTTTTACTAATTTTCCTTCCATAATCAATTTTTTTCTCTTACAATTCTGTATATAGTATTAAATTTTACACCTGATATATAAGCAATATCTTCCACATTTATACCCATTTCAAAAAGTTTTATAATAACTTCTTTGGTATATTTTATATCAGGATTTTTCTTTATAGGTATTGATACTGTATCTTCATGACTCCATCCATTTTTTAATCTATTTCTTAAAGCCATGTGATTAACACCTAATCTTCTTGACCATTCAGTTACAGTTAAAGTAAGACCATTTGCTGTAATAAATACATTATTGCCTTTGTTAGAATTTTGCTCTTGCTTTGAAGCCCATTTACAATTTTCTTTACTATAACCTTTTGAATTATCAAGTCTTTCAATAGTATAAGACGGATCAGGTTTATAACCCATGTCTTTTATAAATGTATCAAAAGAATTTATCCATTCATCACACACAGTAATTCCTTTACCCCCATAATTACAATAAGAATTGTGATTTTTATTATAACATCTAGCTTTCATTCCTTGCCAAACTCTGTACTCTTTTATTTCTGATTTTTTCATAATATTAAGATATCTACAAAAGTAAACAAAAATAATTAGTTTAGCAAGTTAGTTATCAATTTTTTTTAAAATAAGGCATCCTTTTTCATCTAAAGCAGGTTCAGGAACTGCATAAACTTTATCTCCACAAATATCCATTACTATTTCTACTTGCCACTCAGTCTCTTTAGATAACCTATGTTCTAGCAATTCAAGTGCTTTTCGAAACCCATCCTTAAATACTCCTCTAAAAACGGCTTGAAATTTATCTCTAACTCCATTACCTGGGTAACAAAATTCTAAAGCCAACTCATCCAAATCATACCCATTAGCTATTGCTTCACAGTTTTTGAGGGATAGTTTTTGTTTGAAGTCTTGAGTAGATGCAAAGGTTACTCTTTTACCCTCTTCATTAATTCTATACAAGTCATACCCCCCTGCTTCTTTACTTAGTATTGCTTTCATATATTTTTATTTTTAGTGGTCATGACAGGACTCAAACCTGTGACCTTATCCTGCCGATGGATTTAACCTGTACATGGTGTTACCAAAAGGATACGCTCTATCAACTGAGCTACATGACCAACCCTTAAAAGTTTCTTTTTTTAAGCATTAGGTGACCTTTAAAATATGATTGTAATTCTACAGTTTCTTTAAGTCTTTCTGAGTCTAATTCTATCACATTATCATAGTCAAAATCTAACATGATAGCTTTACACCGTCTTAAATTATCAACCTTAACTGTTAAAACCATTCCCCATCTAGTATCCTTATAATAAGTGTAATGATCAGGATCTGGTTCAGCAGTATAATACTTACACCATTGCTGATGAATAGGTTCTGGAGTCATTGTAGATAGCATCTGTTTAGCTATTGCTAAAGCTTCTTTCCTTATACCATTAGTACCATATCCTGTTGGTATACCAATTCTTAAGATACCTGGTTGACCTTCCATAATTACTTTTTTAAGTTAACAAAGGCTTTCTTTAAAGCTTTAGATACTTTAGCTTCCGGAAGTAAATGCTTAAATACGTCAGTAAGTACCTTTATAACAAAGATACTACTGACAATATTTAAGACTGTTTTAGAAACCTTTTTACCTAAAGAATTCATCTTACTGTAGTGTAGTTATTGTATAACTACCACAAACAGTAGAAGCTTGCTTACCAGATTCAGTACAATTACATTCTTCTTCAAAACTTACACAACCATCTTTGACAGTATAACTATCTGTATAAAAGTAATTGTTAGGAGTTTCAATCATGTACTTGTAATCTTTTTTACTTGTACAACTTGCAGTTAATACAAGAACAGCTACAATGAATAATACCTTCTTCATTACTTAATGTTTAAGAATGTTCCAGATCCCCCTGCAATTGTAGAAGGTAACTTACCATCCCATGCATTTGCTTTTAGATACTCAATATAGATAGGAGTAATCTTCTGTTGCTTGAGTTCAATAGCCTTGGCAGCAGCTGATGCAGTAATAATTTGCTCTGCTGAATCTGCTCTAGCAACTGCAACCTTACGCTTACCATCTGCAATAGCTGATAATGCTTGTTGCTCTGATGCTTCTGCTTGTTGAATAGCTTTAGTCTTAGCAATAATAGATTCTTGTAATGCTTCCGGTGGTGTAATATTAGTTCTCAACTGAGATACATCAAACCATTTCTGTAAACGCTTATTACATTCTACTACAATACTGTATTCAAATGCTTGCCTATGAGAAAAGATACTATCTACTTCCCAAGTATTAGCAACATCATTAACTGCACCTACAATAGCATTCTTTAACCAACCTTGTTCTATTTCTTTAACACCTAATCTTAGATTGACAAACATGTCACCAATAGATTCCGGTTTTAATGAGTAATTAAAGCTTGGCTTAATAGTAGCTGAGAAACCTCCTTTAGTAATAACAACCTGATCATCATACTCAATGTGTTGCTGATATGTAGGATATTCTAAGACTTGTGTAAACCATGTATTGTAAACTACCCAACCGGTCTTATACTGATAATTGGCTACACCACGTTCTGATCCAGATAAGTTAACTACAATACCTTTGTGACCTGCATCAATTCTCTCTACTGAGTAAGGTTGGAAAATACCAACAATAATACCTATGATTATTACTGCTATTCCTCTGATGAATTTAACTTTTGCTACATCTTCATCTTCATCTGTTGTTAGAGCATTGTAAATCATAAAACCTCCAATTAGGGCAAACAACCCTATAATAATCCATGTAATCATCTTTTCTTAATTTTAAAAATTGGTAATAAAAACTTTTTCCATACAATGTATCCTACCCAATAGGATAAGAACATAAAGACCAATGTTGCTATGGATAAAACAACATTATCTACATCTGAGCTCATTAAATGAGCATACAGATTACCAATATACATGTAAATCATTACTATAGTTATGGATAACCATAACCACGGTTTTTCACTTTTTTTTGTCATAACTTTCCTTTCTGTTATCTAAATAGTCTATGATAAAACCTACAGCAACAATTAGATTCATACCTAATGATGCAATTATTTCAGTGATGTCTTCATAGACTGTTGTCATAAGGTGAATATGACCTATTGTCCAAAAGGGAATAGCCAAATTTTGACTTATCCAAACTATCAGATATTTAATAAAGTGTGCCATATATGATGTATTTTAAAACACCTATGACACCAATAATTGCTAATAGATAAATAATTATCCAAAGAGCATTTATTAACTTTTGTCTAGTCCCCTTCTTCATTATTCACCCCCTTCTTTTTTATGGGCGTTTTTAAAGCATGTGGTGAACTTTTTTTGGACTTGTTCAATCTTTCCAGCCTCTCCTGTATCTTTTGATTCATAGAAACGCTGTCTAATTTTCTCTTGTTCTCGCTCATACTGTTCCCAGTTATAGATTTCTAACTCTTTCATTCTAGCAACATCACCAATAGTAATGTTTTCAGGTATACCATTATTAGCTTCCATGATTGCTATGCACATTTCTTTCATTTTTCCCATAATGTAATATTTTTGGTTAGTAGAAATTTGATAGTGACTCTGATGTCATCATGACCTAGTATTGCACCCATAGTTTTAAGTTTCCGGTACATTTTAATGTCCATATCAAGTTCAACCCGCTTTCTCCTATTAGATTTAAACTCAAGTTCAATTACACTAAAATCATAAGGAAACATAACTGAATATACATATACATTCTGCTTGTAAGAAGGATCGTTACAAAACTGTATAGGTAACCTTTTATTGTAATGTACTTTATCTCTCTTATAACCTGAAATATTTGCAATTTCAAGTTCAGTCATACCATATTTGTAGGCTAGTATACCTATCAAATAACTTCTCTGATCAACAAGAACTCTTTTCCTTGCTTGAGGTGGTAATTTCTTTAGAGCTGCAATAACATCTTCTTTAGTGTAATCTTCCATATTAGATAAAAAACGGAAATAATAGACCTTTGAACTCTGATACAAAAGGGCCAATTAATACTGTACTAATAAATCCGTGTGAATGAGACCAAATATACCAAAAATATAAAGTACAAACTTGAGATGTTATTAGATAAATATAAAATGCAACAAGACCTAAAACTCCTAAACTATCTTTCATAGACTGAAAATTAAAAGGGGAGCAACGCCCCCCTTATGTTAAAATACTTTTTCTTGTCCAGATTCAGAAAATGCTGTAACCTCACCACTATGATCAACATGTACTTTCTTACCATGTGTAGCAATACACAAGTCTTTAAGTTGGTTGTTCATTTGGTCTAAACAGATTGCATTTACCTTGTAGGGAAACTGACTACTATGGATATTGTCTTGTCCATCATTGATTACCAAAATTTCTGGTTTCTCTTCAGACAAATCAATATTTAAGTTCATCAGTCTTTTATTATGAATTACTTCTGTTGCAACTTTCTTAACCATGTCACCAACTCTTGTCATACCACCATTTGGTCTATTAGAGAATTGTTGCCAAAATCTAATAACAGAAGCTTTATCATGAACATGATGAAAATGCATTTCTTCAGGATTGTCCACAAAATAACTAAAGAATACTTCAGCTTCACCTTTGATAACATATCTGAATCTATCAATTAAGATAGCATTAACCCAGTCTTGTTTAAAAGGTTCATTCATACTACCTGAAAAATCCAAAAGAATGATAATCTTTTGTTTCTGTTCTTTTCTGTCAACAGGAACACTTACCACAAGATCCTTCATAAGAAGTTTTACTGGAAAGTTTGGAAACAATCTTTGATACAAATCTACTTGTGCTATCTGAGCATAATCACGCATCATCTTTTTAGCATAGATATCAGAATTACTTACTAATTTTTCAGCAATTTCTTTCTCAACTTTGAATTGTTCACCAAGTTTACCAATAATAGAAACTTTGTTTAAGATTGACATCTTTCTACTTTTACTTACATCATTCATTTCAAGCTGATCATTAATATCAGGATTGAAATAAACTTCGCGGTCAAAATCTAATTTTGCCTCTTTCATAAGTTCCATATCAGACTTTTCATTGTCATCTGCATATTCAGGATCATGTTTAGACATGTTCTGATAAATTGCAATTGCTTGCTCCAATGGAGTAAAACCAGGAATGAAGGTATCATAAATTTTATCATAAAAGTCCTTCTTAATTGACATTGCAGCTGCATTTTCTTCAGATAATTGAGTAAAATCTGCATATTCTGGTTTGAAATAGTCTTTGTCACCAATCATTTTAAAATAACAAACTCTTGCTAATTCTTTGATTTGATTAACAGCTTCTCTTTTCCAGACATCAGCTTTATTCTCAATATCTCTTGTTGTTGGAGTCGTGTAATTCTCCGGTTCTTTAACAACCAAAGAAGAATCATCTTCCAAGGGGTCATTAAAATATGATCCCCAATAATCCCAGGAGCCACCATAGGAGTAGCTATCATAGCTAGATTTACCTCTGCTATAAGTACTACCCCTACCGTAACTTCTTCCACTATATGTTCTGTAACCTGCCATGGTTATTCTTCACCAGTCATTGTTGAAGCAATCATGACTTTCTTACCAAGAGCTTTAACTCTACCTTCATGCTCTTTGTAAAGTCTTGCATGTGTCTCAGCCATATCATCAGATACTTTCAAAGACTTCAATTCTTTAAGCATGTCAGAGTACTCAGCAAAAGTTTCATTGAAACTTTCAATGTTTTTAGCATCAGCTAATGGATTAAGATCCAAAAGACTGTAATGATCTTGCATCAATCCGCCAAGTGCGCGTAATTTAGCTTGTGCTTCAAATTTCTTCAATGCATCAGCTACCAAACTTGGTTTCTTAGCAAATTCTGCAATGAAACTCAATGCTTCAGGTCCACATTGTTCAAATACAGTATAAGCTGTAATTGCAACACGCGGTGAAATAATAATTGAGTTCTTTGCATACTCTTGCAAGATGAATGGAATTACAGGATCCACATTACCTTCACCAAATCTTGTTTCCAACAAACGGTTGTAAGCAATGTCTGTATAGTTATTCCATACAACATTCAACTCTAATGGAAAACGCTCCATCAAGGCTTTCAAAGACATGTTCTTAGAGAACTCTTCTCTTGTACGGTTAGTACAACAAACAATGAATTTAGTCTTGATAGGAACAATTTGACTACCATTACGGAATACTCCTGAAGACAAAATATCTTTCAACTGCTCCAAGATGAAATCTGGTGCATCAAACATCTCCTCAAATACCACATACTCATGGTTCATGAAGCTGTTCTCAACCAAGTATTCAATCTTACCAGTTGTGTTGAAGGTTGGAATATCCAAACCACCAAATAAACGGTCAGTTGTCATACCTGTACCCATAGTGATTACATATGGTGATATGTTGTTTTCAGCAAAAAATGCTTCAGTAAGTTCAGACTTACCATGACCACCAGGGCCATATAGAACAATGTTTTTCTCAGTTGCAAAGCCAATATTTAAAATCTGTAATGCTTTTTCCATGAAAACAAATCCCTCTGTAGAAGGATTAACTGCATTTGCAAAAAATTCATCTGTTCCATTCATGTTTTCAGATGCTTGGTTGTTTACTTTTTTAGACATACCTCTTTAATTAAAAATTTTTGAATAATTGTGATAATCATAACGACACAGTTCAGTGAACTAGTCTTCATTTTCTTTTTCATCAGGATCTTTTGCATATCCTCCTGCAAATCCTCCTCTTTTCGTTTGTTCCAATAAACCGCTTAATTCTTTTTTCATTGCTGCAGCACGACCAACATTAGCTCCAATATGAAATACACAGTAAGCTAGTTCATTTGCATGTCTAACTATTCTGCTTATTTCTACCATTGAATCTGTGATAGTGTTAGTATCCTCAACATATTGCTTAATTAATATGTCAAGTTCTTTCTCTCTTGCTTCTGTAATCCCTAATGTTTGAGGGATTTTATCAGATTCATCATCTACAATAATGACTCTAAGGTTGGGATTACCCCGACCTTTTGCTTCTTCTGCCATAAATAATTGATTGTTTTACAGAAATTAAATTGTCATGTCTGCTTCTAATTCCTCTTCTAATACTTCTTCTTCAGATTCAATAATAATTCCAAATCTGCGTGCATCATAGTATTCATAAGGAAAAGAAATTTCAGTTAATTCAACTTCTTTTAATTTGTAACCTAATTTACCTGCTTGTAAGCCCATAGGGGCAACACTAATTACTGTATAAACAGTATCTTTTTTAATCCACTCTGATGCGGGGATGTTTTCGGGTTTGTTTGCATCATCAATGCAAATAACTCTCATTGGGTTCATATTCTGCAACTTCTGTTTTGATTTTTACTCTATCAAAAGTAGCATGAAGTTCAAACATGTCAATAAAACTTCCTGTTTTAATGTCACATTTACCATTGTTGTCCGCAATAAGAGCGCACTGCTCTGCTTGAATAGGATTATGATTACAGAATCTAATTAAGCAAGCCATGATGTACTGATAAGAGTTAACATCATCATTATACATAGTGAGCTTATGTGTTTTGGTATTACTCATACTACTAATATAATATTTTTTTTGAGATTAGCTAAGATTTACATTATAATCACGCCAGATAATTTTAGACTGATCAAAGTTTTCTAAAGCTTCAGTAACCCATTTTTCATCAATTGTGTTAACATAACATAAGATATGTACAATAGATTTATCATTTGGGTTAAGTCTCAATAATCTACCAATTCTCTGTGCAGCTTTGCGTTCATTACCATATGCATGCATGATGACACCTTGTTTTAAATCAGGAATGTTAACACCTTCATTTAACTGTAATACAGTAGAAAGTTTTAGAATTTTACCTGATTTAAATTTTTCAAGATTTTCTTCTGATTGGCTATTATTGCTGTGATAGCTATGATTACATAACTTATCAGCTTGTTCTTGAGTATTAGCAAATAAAATGCATTTGCTATTGATACTATTAAACAAAATCTTAGCATAGCGCTCTTTGCTTGGATATTCCATCATTGCTTTCATACGCATTACCCTAAGCATATGCATATTACCAGAACCAACATCAATTCTTCTTGACCAGTAAGTATAATTTTGTTCCTCACTAGTCATAAAAGACTTAGCTTTCATTGTAACTCTGTAATTCTTCTCAGTACTGAGATTAATCTTGTGCACTACAATTTGATAATCATTCAACAATCCATTTTCTATGGCATCATCTGCTTTAAAAGTAAAGACTGTTGGACAAAATTCTTGAGATAACCTACCCTTTTCTGAATTCTTATGTTTAGGTGGAGTACCTGTTAAACCAAGTATTTTACCTTTGAAGTTTTCTAGAAAACCACGGTGGCTATCCAATAAACTATGAGATTCATCCAAGTAGACCACATCATAATCAGCAGGGTTGTGTTTATTCAAGCTCAAATATGTGGTGAACACCATTCTCCCTATCAGATATTGCTTATCAAATTTCTCTGCATCATCTTTCCAAGAGGTAAAGATGGATCTTTTAGGGGCAACAACTAAACACTTCATCAATGGTGTAGTATTTCTATCCATATGGGTAAGGCCAACCAGGGTTTTACCAACCCCGGTGCCTAATACCACACTACATCTTTGTTTACCATCTGTTGCCGCTAATGCTTCCAATTGAATTTGATCTTTAGTTAATTTATCTCTTTCCATATGTAATTTTTATAAATTCCACTTTTATTTCTAATAGCATTTCTTACAGCATTTGAAAAAGCTTTTCTTTCCATTTTAAAATAAATAGATGCTTCTTTAAAAGATTTGAAAGTAAGAGCTATACTGCCATCAAGTGAAATAGCAGATAATTCTTTACTAAGAGTTTGTTTAGTGTTAATACTTTTTAAAACTATACCATTAAAGTTTTTCCAATAATAATTTCCTCCTTTGTACCCTTTAAGAATAGAGTTTCTTATTGAATTTATACCAACACCGGTCTTATTAGAAGCTTCTTCTACATTTGAAAACTTACACATAAACATACCTTTTGAATCATACTGTAATACTACAATTGATCTAGGGTGTAAGCTTCCTTTTTTTCCAAACATTGGGTTCTTCTTTCCTAATTTAGCTTCTGAGCATTTCATTTTTGTATGACTACTCATTTTTCTACCTAAAGGAGAACCAGCAGTAGGACAAATGTTATAGGCTTTTTTTCTAAATTTTAAAGGATTTTGAGCATGTAAAAGACTATCTAAATAGAACTGCTCTCTAATAAGCAATAATTCTTTATTACATATTTCAAGAATTCTAAATGAAAAAGCAGACACACCATGTTTATTAAAAGCATTCTGCAAATAACTATTAATGTGTCTGTTTTCATTTAAAGCTTTAAGATGTGATGAAGATGATTTACCAAATATTCTTTTGTAAATATTTACAGCACTACCAATATAAGCCTTTCTACTTATATTGTTGTATATCATGTAAATACCTGTTACATTAAATGTATGACTAGCATTATTTTCCATGTAACAAATATACAAAAAAATTGAATACCATCTTTTGTCATTAACTTAGTTTTTGTTATGATTCTTTATTCTAATATCAAGTAAATCCATTTCTTTTTGAAACTTTGCTTTTTCCCTTTTGAATTGTCTTCTGGTTTGAAAAGCAAATATAAATACAGATAATACTTGAATTGTCAACAAAATCAACACAATAATAATTTTTGTTTCTACTTCAATCATGCTATCAGGAATAACATGATTGATAATAATAATGGGTATCATCATAAATACCCCTAATATTGACCAAATTGATTTAAACATGGTTTTTACTTTGTAAGTTTAAAAATTTGTTTTCTAATAAACGCACCAGTTTCATCACCATTAGCCATCAACTTGATAGTTTTCATGTGCTTATCAACAGCATCAATTACCTTCTGATGATCATATGTATCATTGTATGCTAACATAAATGCATTTAAGAACTGAAACTTAACATTTCTTTCTACCATACCAATCTTCAAGAAGATATCATTGAATGCTTTACACATTGCTTCTGCATCAGGATTAGTAACACTAAAGGTACCATTCTTGATAGGCTGTGTACCATATCTGATTGAAGGCATTCTAGTAGCAATGCATGCAACCATTGAAATTTCAATGTCATACATGTTTTTCCACTTAAACAACTTCATGTAATCAGGACGGATCATTTTCCAAGCATTGATGTAGTTCATCAAATCCCATGATTTACTTGAATTATTGAGATAAGCCATTTTCTCAACTAAATCTTCTTCAGAAGTAACTTCTATTTCCAAATAAGGAATAGGCATTTCTTCTCTTTCTAAAGCTGTAGCAAGATGTTGACCATCAATAATGTAAGTCTTTTTGTCTCCTTCAATGATGTTTGTAGTACATGCAATTACGCATCTCAGAACACCCATTTTACGGATACTTGTAATCATTTTCTGTACATGTTTACTGTCAATACCTCTATTCATAGGTAAAATTGCAAACTTTGAATACTCTTTTGTGTGCTTAACCTTAAGCTCTTTTCCAATCATTTCCATAATCATAACTTTAAATCATAACTAAATTTTATTTTAACCAGTTCATTGTTCTGGCTTCACTAGGGTGAGAATGAATATAATCATGGCAATTTCTACAAACTGGTATCCATGTGCTTTGTACTAAATAAAAAGCATCTCTATTAGCTCCGGCATAAGTATGATGAACATCTGTGGCCATGTGACCACAGCCATTCACCTTTACCCGGCAGAGATTATTTTCATTTAAGTATCTTTCTCTTAATTTGCTATACTCAGCATCTTTCTTTGCTCTTTTGGCAGAAACCCGGGGGATATCAGAATTTGTTGGTTTCTGTATATCTTCTCCGCTTTTGTGGCAACTCCAGCATGATTGGCATAGCTTTAATCCCCCGGTTCCGCTACTCTTCCAGATGACGCGTTCTTTACCGCAGCCATCACAAATTTTCTTTTTCTGTTGCATTATCCCTGTTTAATTCCTTTATTATTTTCCTTGTTAAATACAAACTACATTTATATTTTGCTCTAATATAATCTTCCAATGCTTTTGGAATAGCATCTTTGTAATTAAGATTGCTTTTCTTTATAGCATGTACAATTATATCTTGCTTCAAGGAATTCATTGAGAAGTAGTATTATATAAGTGATCATAGTAAAACTTCTTTTCTTCTGTGAGAGTTGAATCATCATAGAAGTCTTTTGGTTTAACATATGTTTCCTTATATTGAATAACAGGAACCTCAGTTACTTTCTGAGATTCTCTGCTACTTAGTAAACCATATAATATCAAAAACACTTGAAAAGAAAGAACTGCTGTAAAAAATGAAATTCTTTGTTTCTTCATAACCTCACTCATTACTGTTGATTTTTAAGTCTTGGTAATTGATTTGGACTGTGCTGTAAACTTAAAAAGTTTTTAGGTAATACACCTTCAGCAATAAAGATACTAATAATTTGATCCTTACTGATGTTTAAATCTTTAAAAGTTAAAGTGTTCTTGAACTTTTCATCTATCTCATTATCAGCTAATAAAAACTGTGTGATAGGACTTTTAGGGAAGAATGTTTCAAAGATATGATTGCTATAAGCAATAGTTAATCTTTGTTTAAACGTATTAAGTACAATCTGTGCTCTTTTATAAACACTGATTATTCTTTGTTTTTTCTTGCTACAAATATTTGCCAATTCTTCTTGGCTTAATGCATCAAGACCGTACAATGCTCTCTTGTACAAATAATTCTGATAAGATGAATATCTATCAGTTTCATACTGCATGTAGGTTTGACCTGCATTTAATTGATAATTTCTTATCTCCTGTTTTAACTTTTCCACGACAATATACAATAAGATTAAACAATAAAAAATAGGGGATAGTTGCCCACCCCCTATACTATTTAAGATTTTACAATAGGTTATCCACCAATTGAAAAGTCTGCATTTGGTTGTAGAGCTTGTGCAGCTTTTTCTTCTGCATAAGCTACGCGCAATTCATCAACATTATCATGTTGTTGATATGTGTCAGCAGCATTCTCATTGAAAGAGAATCTTGTTCTACGGTAAATTGGTTGCCCTTCAATACGGCAAACAATTCCTGTTTTACCAGCAATTTTCAAATCACGCTCAGGATTTTTCTTGTTGAAAGGAGTTAATGCCTCCTCAATAACAATTTTACCTGGGATAACTTGACCTTCATGGAAGTCTGCAGCTTTCAAATCTTCAACAAGACCTGGCATCAATGCTGTGATTGTTCTTGCTCTTAAGAAACCTGTTTTCTCATCAGCAAGGATTCTTACTTGTTTCACGCGTACATAACCCCACTCTGGATTATTCTCAGAAACGTTAACTACTGCCTTAGTAGTTTCATCAGCTAATACAATAACTTTGTTATTCATAATAAATGAATTAAAATGTAAATAAATAAATGAATTGATTTGTTTTGAGTAGATGTTTTGTTCTATCAGCAAGTACTCAACTTGTCTGATAAGTAAGGTAATGACTTATTGCAATTCTGTCATTACATATCCATTGGGCCCGTAAGGTCTATAATATCATCAAATGGTTGATCATCAGATATTATATCATTATGACTGTTATCTTCTTCATCATTGGAGAGATAGTCAAAGTCATAGTATTTTTCTTTTGTATTTTCTACTACTGCAGAATCTGTGAAAGGATTTGAGGCATGTTCACCATGATTTATTGACATCATATATTGGATGTCTTCATCAGTGAGCTCAAGATATTGCTCTATTGTTATGTAAATGACTTTCCCGTTGGGTAGCTGATATAACATTCTAAACACATAAAGTTTAGTAAATGTATGATATTAAACAGTACATTTTTAACTCTCTTGTTTAAAATATGACATTATATAGCTAACATGATAAAGGGAATGCCTGAGCACTCCCTTTTCATTTGTCAGGAAAAGCATATTCAACAGAATACACATCTTTAAAATCCTCTTAATCATGTTTATCAGGCTGTTAACCCTCTTAAATCTATGATTTTGTCTATAAGTTCTTGGTTGTAATGATTAAACCATTTCTTATTAGTTTCTCTAGAACCAATAATTGGTAATTCATCAGAACATGTAAAACAAGTTCTTTTTATTCCCGTAGGAACAAGATTACCATCAGCATCTTTAAGTTCCATACTTAGATTGAATCCAAGTACTGAACTAATTACAGTTATACTATTCCCCATTTCTAAATAAATTACCTAACATTTGATTTAAATGATGTTCTTTTGATTTCATTTGTCTGATTTTTTGATAAATTTCAGTACACATGATAACTTCATTAATGTGCGTACATTCTGCTAAAATGTCCTGATATGAATCAGTAATACATTGATGAGCTCCAAAAGCTTTAAGACAAATATTTGCAAGCTCTTCAGCTCTTTTATTGGTAATACCTAATCTTTCATGCATTGAATCAGTATCATCTGAAATAATACATAATTTAAACTCATTATTCTTTGAATAAGTTTTTTTCTTTTTGAATCTTCCTAACAAATTCATGACTTTTTTAATTTAAGTTAAACATACTTTAGTGATCTCAACAGGATTCAAACCTGTGACCTACTGCTTAGAAGGCAGTTGCTCTATTCAGCTGAGCTATGAGACCATGGTACCACACTTTCATCGCTGTGTGGTAAGCCTTACCTATGGGTTGAAATTTAAGAAAACAACATGCTTCTCAGATTGAGAAACTTTTGTAAATTGGTTAGCACCCTCTTGTCTTATTATTCACCGTGTTATTGCACATTTTACTATACTTTATATCAGGTATAGAAGCTGTGTCCAGCCCCATAATAAGAGTAGGGTCAAGCTGAGAGATCATTTGTGTTGTAGAAAATATTTAATATTCATTTCTCTTACCACATTCCTTTCTCAAGGGAACAACACATCTAACATTACTGCTAGTATCATATTTTTTATAGAGCTTTCAATGTTTAGTTGCTCTTTGTTAGACTATTACACTTTTTATCTATCAGTTGCGGTCAAGAGTGTACGCAGCAAGATTAGTCCATTACTACTGCCATTCTAAACAGCATTTCAGGTAGTAAAACCTCTGATTTAATGATTGGTGATTTGCCAAAGTCTGGATGTACTACTTTTCTGTTAGTTTCACCTTCAGCATATTCTAACCAGTAATCAGATGGCATACCTGATGCTGGATAAGTTTCTTTTCCAACAAATTTAATCTTTGCAGACGTCCCATCTGCAAAGTTTAAGGTTCCTGTGCTTCCTGCTTCCATTAGTTATATTTTAATAAATTCAACAATTTTTTTCTTTGTCCTTCAAACATAAGAGATAGAGATAAATTTCCAGATCTAAGTTTTATGTCATTTATAATTGACACATTACAGTAAACTTTAGCATTTACTCCTTTTCCATTAAAAGCAATAGATGCGGCCTCTTTGATTTTCTTCTTGTACTTTCTTGGAAGCCTGTGTTTATGGAGATCTCCATAAAATTTTCTATAGCTTGTAGGATCAGGATCTATTGGTCTGTACCGATAATGTTTCTTACAATACCATTTACCGCGGTAATCTGTACCATATGCAGCAGGTTTTTTGCATTTACAACATTTGGTCAAAGGTTCAAATACTGTAGAAGAATAAGAACAATGTTTACAATAAGCATAACCATCAGTTCTATCTCTACGATCCATCTCATGCTCACAGATAAGAACTTTCTGATATCTCTGCCAACAATCTTCTTCTGCTTCTTCAATAGTTTCACCTTCACCGCGTAGAAAACACTTTGGTTCATTTGGAAAGGCTTCAAAGAAGGCAGTTGTATAACCACCTTCTTTTGAAAATACTACTCCAGAATCACCAGATTGCACAAAGCATGGCCACTCATACTTACAAGTATAAGGATTGCCTGATGAGTTTCTGGCTTCCATTATAAATCAATTGCAAATCCTTCTTTAAGTTTCTTTCTGAAATCTGGTGAAGAGGTCTTAAGAATCTCTTTAGTAAATTGATTCTTGATCTTCTTAGCAATATCCTTCTCATTAATACCTTTTACAGGAATTAATTTGAGAAACTCCTCAGATTTTTCTTGAGTTTCTTTGATCAAAGAAATAAGTTTCTTAGAATGCTTGAATGTAAAAGGAATTGGTTCGCTCATTCCTTCCATTACAATACCTGAAACAATACCTTCATATTTAATTATGAAGTCTCCTTTACAAGTTTCTGCAATAGCTTTAGAATTAATAGAATAACTGATATTACCTCTACCATCTGTATACTCACTTAATGTGTATAAATTAACAGTTGAACCAGAATTGTAATTAGTACGTTTACCAATAACAGTTAATCCTTTAGGGACAGCTTGTTTTGCTACTAATGCTTCAATAAAATCATCATACTCTTTTCTTGTTGCTTCTGCAAGTTTTAAAGAAGTTTCTCTCAAGCTTTCGTAAATATCTCTAATACTACTCACTTGTTCATCAACAAGCATGTCAATGACATCTGCTTGAGTTAATTTAATGTCTATGCCTTCATTGGCAATAGCTTCTTTTGTTAATTGTAATTCTGCCTTTTTCATAATCAGATCTTTATGATTTTTTACTCAGTTTTAGACTTTGGTCCATATTTCTTGTGCATTACTCTTCTGAAGAAAGTAATATGATACATTACATCAGAGTAAATAATACCCTCTGTGGTTTCAGCAATGCTTTCAAATCCGTCATCAGCAGCAACAGTGAATCTGTCTACTTCTGCTAACATAGCATCTTGTGTTTTGTAAGCTTCTTCTAATTCAGCTTCCAATTCTTTGATCAAATTAGATTTTGCTTCTAATGCAGCTAAGGTTAATGCATAACCTTTTTCTAATTCTTCAACATTTACTTTCTTTTTTGTTTTACCAGCCATAAATAAGGGTATACATAATTAAACATGATGCTACAACTGCAAAGACAGCTAATGTTACTTTGAACTTTTTCATATTTTGTTCAAAATTTATTAGTTCTTCAAGTTGTGCAATTTTGAATTCTAATTCAGATCTTCTCTGCAAATACATTTTTGGTGAAGGTTCATTAAAATGTAAATCATAGAGTTCATCTTCTAAGAATGTTTTCTTTTCTTTAAGGTTTTTGATTGTCATAACTAAACAACTGTTAAATAAAAAGAGAGCCAAATTTACACTTGACTCTCTATCCGTAAAGTAAATTAACCAATCAACTACTTACACGCAGTATCATTTGATTCTGAGCTTACCTGACCGTATGCATCACACTTAATGTGATGACTTGGCGCGCAAGAAGTTACTAGTACTGCAACAATTACTGCAACACTAAAATAGGCAATTACCAACCAATTTGTTTTCATAGATTAAACTTAATCATATTTTGTAATCAGAACTAGTTTCACCATAACTAGAAAGGTGTTTAAATGGGTAGCTTCTGTTCCTAGGCGCTACCCAAATACCTGCAATATTATGACAACAATGATATCATTGTAGCAATGTCACCATCACTTAAATCAATATCATAGTCAGTGTCAGTAATCTCAAATCCTGCTTCAGTCAGTACATCATCCCAATAAAGGAATGTATCCTTAGTGTCTACAAAATACTGTACAGTATCTTGAGTCTTTTGGTTAAATGAACTAACTCTTGAAGAACCACTGTTGAAATCACAGAAATAGATTTTACCATCCATGTAAAAACCTACAGAGCTTTCACCGGTAATATGCATTTCTGCTTTAAACTTGATGATATCTTCAGATGGAGTATTTCTACTCACAGTGAAATCATCATCAGTCTGACCAACAAAGAAGCTAAACATGCTATTATCACGTGCATTAAATGCATTAACAGTAATAATACCATTAGCAAGACCTTCTTTACAGAACATGTACTCACAAGCTTCAGGATTAGCATTTGTCACATCACCTGAATAAACAATACTTAGGCTATGTGAATAGTAACGACTATCCCAACCAATTCTTTGCCCATCCATACCCATGTAAGCTAAATCCAAATCCTGTGCACCTTCTTCTCCTCGCCACACAATCCCAAAAACTGAGTTCTCCTTAGAAGGCATTATATAGCTACCATACGGAATATTGCCTACAAAAGTCTTCTGTGAAGAAGGTATTGCAAGACGGATATTCTCAGGTAACTTAACCTTACAGGCTTTCCCTTTAAGAGAGTTAACAAGAGATTCAAACAACATAGCTTGTAACATACCATAGTGACCTGCATTTTGTTGAGCAGCTGGTGCAATATGAGTCTTACCATTTCTGATAACAATCAATCTGTTTTTCATTTCTGACTGTCTTTCTGCAATAGCTTTGATAAGTCTAACTTTCTTGAAGTTAGATAAATCAGCAAGCTTAGAAAGAAACAAGTGAACAGAAACAGGCTTAGCTAACAAAGTCTCCCAAAATCCTGCAACAAATGGTTTGTGATGTTTATCAGCAAGTCTTCTCAACTTGTTGATAATCTTTTTATTAGCATCACATTTCATTGCAAGAAACAATGGTTTGTATCTAAAGAACACAGATGCTAACTTCTCAGCACCAAATGAAGTTACTAGAGCTTCAATAGGTGTTGGATTAGCAATGATTGTGTTTAAAGACATGCTATTCTTGATCACAAGAGTCTTTCCTGTATGTAAGAACACTAAATATCTCACCATTTCATCAGCAGATGTAGGTAAGATGTTCAATGCTTTATACAAGTGCATCTTTGACTCAATATTCTTAACAGAATTGATGTCAACTTTGATGCTAAACTCATTGATAAGAGCAAAGATATCTTCAATAGTGTCACCTTTTAGGGCAATACCTGAATACAATAGGTCACATACCTTTTCAGATATCTCTTCTACTGTAATTGGAGCAATAACTTTGCAATCAGTGAAATCAATAGTTGTTGGATTTTCAACACCAAATTCCGGATTAGGAATATATGGTGTGCCAGTATAACCTGTTCCATATGTACTAGCATAGTGAAGAATTTGATCTATAAATAGTTCAATTCTACTTTTACTAATAACATCAGCAACAGACTTGTAGAATGTAGTATTGTAGTTAGTAGGAATAGAGTTAAGAAAATCTACAACTCTTTCATTACAACAATCAGGGTGTACTACATACCCTTTAGAAGATGCCAATTCATTTACTGTAACTGGACTTAGACTCTTAGTGTTCAGTGCTTTGCCGAACAATTTAATTTCTTTCATCTTTGAATAGATTTTCTGAATAAATAATAATTTGCTTTTCCTTTTTTATGCGGCTTCCCTAACTGAATAAAATTCCTATTGCCAATACTACAGTAATAGTTCTCATTGCAATATTTGAAGGTATTTTCTCAACCTCTTCTTTTAAGTCACCAGTCATGAAGAATGTTCTCATTACTATGTATGCTAGAATAGATTCTTTTACAAGAAAATAGACTACAAAACATAACCAAAGGATTTTGATAATAAATATTAATTCTACCATTGTTTTTGATTTAAGTTTTACTAATTATTACGTGTTGCTTTGTATTCTTCAATTTCTTGAAGTAGCTTCTTCACACTTTCAGTACGTCCAAAACCCCAAACAAGTCTGACTTCTGATTCCTTCTTCTTTAAGAATTTCTCAAATGGTCCTACTCTCTTGAATTTAAAGTACTCTGCTACTCCACATAATCTAACGGTGAATCTCTGATTGTTTATTCTGTCTGATGTATACATAAGTATAGTTTTAAGTTTAATGTTTAAGTTAGTTACCCCTCTGCACTTTGACCATTACTGATCTTATCACCCTTGGGAAGTGAGAATGGTGCATTAATAATGCAGAAGAGCGGAAAGTATTTCTGTTTACAAATCAAGTTAATAGGAACTTTCTTTGCTCTTCTGCAAGGTTAAAGCGGACATGCCTCATAATCATTCAACCTGCCCATAGCGACCACTGTACGTGCTAAATCTGGACTCAAATATGACTGAGACATACCCTATTGCTACTTATGTTTGTAAGTAGGAAGTGGTATTTGGTTGGACATGAGCGGAAACTGTTTTTCTTATCCATATAGTTTTTATAGGAAGTTTCTATGCTCAATAGTGTTCTCTCAAGGTTGCAATCCTTGTGGATGTTGTCATTCCATTAAGTGCCCACAGCATAAGATTGACGAGATCTTTGGTAGCTTATCCTTACCTGCTTGGAAGAGAACATAAATACACAACTACAAAGAGGACATAATGGATCAACCATCACCTTCTGTCTACTCTGTAGTCAAGTACTATTTTATTCTAATCAAAGTCATACCATTCAGGTGTTGACTTAGAAGAAGAACTATTGTCTTCTTCACAACATTGCTGACATGTATGAAATTGATCACATGTGCATGTTAATTCCGGTGATATACTATATAGCATAGCCCTATCTTGTGCATCTTCAAACATCATAGTTTAAATAGATTTTGTAAATGAATGTATAAGAGAATAAGTGAGTAGTTTTATATCATACTCAGGATGTGAACTTTAAATAAGACCGTGGTCTTCAGGGTTATCCAACATTTGTTTTGCTAAATGCTCTCTCATAGCTTGATCATGTTCAGCATCAATGTAAGTTAACATTGTGTGAGGAACTTGAAGGAATCCAAATGATTCTACTATGTAATGAGTAACTATACCTGAATCATCAGTTTCAGTTATAATATCACCAACACAAGTACTTCGGAAACCTAGTTCTCCATACTCTGCATTAGTATCATTTTGTGCTTGTGTATAAGCATCTTCTAAAGAAGGAGCTTCAATGACTGCAACATGTTGGTATTGATATGCATTCTGTTCACATTTGTGATTAATTGCATCTTCAAGTGGGTGATAAATGTTGAATAAATTCTTCATTTGTATATGTGTTAATTGGTTACTTGGGTTAATATATCTTACTAAGACCGTGATTATAGTTTCCGGTAGCCTTTACTATTTTACACTAACTACCATATAAGATAATACTATAGGTAATAGTAATAGTAAGAGTAATGTATATGTATAAGTAGTTAGCTATGTATAATAGTATACATGTGTAGACTAATTCTGTTGCTAAGTTTGAGGTAATAATAGGCTGAGAGTTTTACACTCCTTCTCTGTCACACCCTCACATGAGTCTGTAAGTTGTTTATTATCAACAGTTTAATACAAACTATTTACTATGACTTACTATGACCGTGTATATACTTTACCACACTACTCCCCCACAGTTCAAAGCGGAGCAAACAAGCCTAATCCGCAGGATTATAAACTATGGTTCCTACATATAAAGAAAAAACCCCTACACATATAGTGTAGAGGTTAATTCCACGTAGCTTACTTTTTAGCAACTGCATCAAAGTCTGCAACTTCCAACAGAGATAAGTCAATCCCGAAGTCATCATCAGATGCTTGAGATGCTCTGTCTAAGTGAGATAATACTACCAAAGGTAATTTATCTTTAACTTTGACAATCTTACCTAAGTAAGTTGTACCTACTTCCATTCCATAGTCAAAGTTCTTTTGATAAACTAAGCAACCACGCTTAACAAGCTTGCCACTAGCATCTTCAAACTGCACAGTTGCAGGGAAGTAAGGGCTTCCGTTCTTGTTATCAATAGGGTTTTGAGCTATTGAAACTAACTCACCTTGCATGCTAGATACTAGCATTTTCTCACCTGTTGTAGGATTTACCTCAACTTTAAAATCAAATTTTGACATAATCAAATTTATTTAGTTAAACAAAAACAATAATCCATAACAGTTAAAAGCGGAGAAAAAAAGCCTTGTGCGTAGCACAATTCACTATGGTTCTTAGGAATCCAACAATCATTTCCAGTGTTTATGGGATACTACCCCCGTAAAAACTGAGACTATTTAGTGCTTAGGATTCCAAGAATAAAGGGGCTTAATACCCCTTTATTTTACTACTTCATATTCCTTAATTACTAAGGCATAGTAATGAGGAAATGAAGACATAGAATCTGCAGTAGCAGGTACAGCTTTGTGTTTGAAGATTAGGTTATTATTTTCCCAATACAAATCAGCACTACAAATGTCTGTTGGTACAGCATTATACATCTTAGTCTTTAAAATGTTTCTTAGGATTTCACGTAACTGATAGCCTTCATTACTATCTAGTTTTACATCTAAGTTTACATCATCAGGTACTACAATACAATAAGCAATCTTGTTCATAATCTAAATGTTTAAAGTTCTTAATAAGTTAAAAGCGGTGATAAATAAGGGAGTTTATCCCCTTATTTAAAATCTTCTAGTTCAGCTTGTTTAGGTCTATTGATTATTCTATCATATCTTTCAGTCATGTCAAATACTTCAACAATAGAATGTCTTCTGTTACTACCTGCAATGTATACAGCAATAGTATTGAGCTTATCATAGTAGCCTTTATAACACATTGTTACTCCATTTGTACTTAGAGCAAGAAAGAATGTATGAGCCTTACCATGAACAAAGTTCTTAAGGATTTCTTCCTTAATAATTGTGTAGTTCATTTTAATACCTGTAAGAGTTAAGGTTTTTCTACTATTACTAGTTGCTATAGAGAAGCTTAATTTGTACATCATGTCTTTAGTTTTTAAGTTCTTATTGAGTTAAAAGTGGTGATATAACAAGCCTGTTGCGCAGCAACATTGAGTGTGGATCTGTTGAAAAAGAAAAGCTGAATTTATTCAGCTTTATCTTTCAACACACACAACTCAAACAAAATACTATCAGCAACAGCTGTTGTTTTGTATTTTTTCAATTTGCCAATGGTAATCCATTGATTAATTGTTTGTTGCATTTTAGTAATTGATTCAGCATCAGAGATGCTGATTACTTTAAAAATAACTTTGTACATATGTATAGTTTTAGAATTCAATTAAAGTTAAAAGCGGTGTTGTTTTTCTCTGAGCTAGAAAAATGTTTTATTTCTGTCTCATATGAGATCTCTTTTTCTAGAAGCATAGGGGGTACCACCCTGCCAGATTTTGGGGGGGATACTTTTGTGGAGGCCCCATCACCCTCTCTTACTTGGACCGGGGGTATATGCGTTTATTTTGGCATACCCGGGGTATAAAGCCCTGGTATCCCATGCCGGGGTTTTTTTGTTTATATTTGAGGTATGATATATGAGCCACAGAATAGAATAGAAGTATCTACCCCTAAAGGAATAGGAGTAATATTGTTTGTCACAGATTATGGTCACGAGACTGATACTGTTTATACGGTAGTGATTAATGAGACTGGAGAGTTCTGGCAGTTTACCCACAAGGATATTAGAGCTAAGAATAATATTACTTACGGAAGAGTTGTGGGTAAATAAAAAAAGTTTATATATTTGTTGAACCAACAAACATGTAATATGGAAGATAATGTAATGCTGTCTATTACAGCAAAAGAAGAAGGCCTAGAAGTTAGGATTAATGAAATGGCTTATGGTAACATAGCTCTAGTAGGTTTATTAGAAAAGATCAAGATGAATCTTTTGTCTGATGTAAATGAAACCAAAGAGTTTTCAAGTGATACTGTTGAAAGAGTTAATTCTAAATCTAAGTACGATGCCTAAGTATACTAAGAAACCTGTTGAGATTGAAGCAGAACAATGGACAGGAGAGAATGTAATTGATATTCTTAATTTCTGCACAAGCTGTTTTAGTTATGAAAAGAATGGTGAGAATGTATTGGCCATTGCTACTTTGGAAGGAACTATGACAGCAAGTAAAGGTGATATGATTATTAAAGGTGTTCAAGGTGAGTTCTATGCTTGCAAGAAGGATATCTTTGATATGACTTATGAACAGACCGGTGAGTAAGTATACAAAAGAAATAGTACAGCATAGGGGCCGAGAAGTGGCCTGTTATACTAGGGAAGATAGTGACTTTAAATGTTATATTGAACCTATTAATATTTTAGAAATTTACCCAGGATCACGCGAGACTACACTTGATAAGTATTATTTGGAGTGGTTATCTAAACAACCAGGGGGACCAAATCATAAACCAGATGAAAGTAATTAAGGTTATAAGAGATAAGATGAGGCTGAAGTTAATTCAGACTACTTTCAACTTAGGTATAAGCACAGATCAGATTACTCCTTATAGACATCAAGTTGTATTCACGCATTTTATTGGATATGTACTTGATAACTCTAAACCGGTTGACACAGCTTCAATACATAAGAAGCCTGTAAAGACTGATAAGCTTTATAAACCTAACTACAGCAAACGCGTAAATTTTAAGAAATGAGAATTGAATTTAATTTGATTACACTTGAGAGTTTTTCTTTTGGGATATTTACTGCGCGAGGTGAAGATGAATATGGTGAATTTCAAATGCTGACACTGGGATTCTTACTATTCAGTATTGATGTATTTTTATATTAATTAAAAACCAACAATAATGGAAAATTTAAATTTTGGACAAGCTCTAGACGCTTTAAAGGAAGGAAAAAAAGTTTGTAGAGCAGGATGGAATGGTTCCGGAATGTTTGCAGTATTATCACCGGGAGCAAAGAGTTTACCTAGTGAACAGTTCTTTAATAAAGATCTTGCAGCACATGCTTTAAAACTTGGAGGGGTTATGGATGTAAGACCTGCATTCATGTTGAAGACAGCACAGGATGATGTAGCTTATTGGGCACCATCCGGGTCAGATTGTCTTGCAGAAGATTGGCAAATTTTAAATTAAATAATAATGGAAACAAACAAACCAACAGTAGTTGCTCCTGAAGGGCACGCAATTATTGAAACAAAAGTATTAAGCTTTGGAGAATTGTTAGTAGGTATTGAGTTCAATCCTTCTAATGATGATAAGGTAGCTAAAGTAAAACAGCTTATGGCTGAAGTAGCTAACATCATGAAAGATGCCTATAACGAAGACCAGAAGTCTCCAATCAAGAGTCTTTTATTTGATCATGCCGTAGGAGAAATCTTGAATGCTCAGATGAATGCAGTAAAAGTAATTACATTTAAATCATAAAGATGGAAACAAAAACACCATTTAAAAAACTAAGAGGTAGAACAATCCTTGTGGATGTACCTGAAAGAAAAGAATCTGCAATTCAATTGAGTGCAAAAGATGAAGACATGATCATGCAAGAAGCATTGAAAATGTGGAATAGACTTACAGTATTTGCTGTTGGTGACAAAGTAGAAGAAGTAGCAGCTGGAGATCAAGTGTATATCCGTACAAGCTCATTGAACATGGAAGTTGTTGAGCGTATTGATGTAGATGGAAAAGTTAAGCTGGTATTGAACGAAGGTGATGTGATCATTATCTGGTAAAATCATTTGGACAAATAGATATTTTTTTTATATTTGTCTACATGGATACTATATTTAATCTACTAATCATCGGTCTAATTGTTGTGCTTTGGGTTTTATCCAATGCATTTAATAAACCGGTTCTTAATAGAATGATGAACTATTATGAAGATGATGCAGAAGGTAGACAAGCGGCAAATATTTTCATAGCCTTCATGCTTGCATTAGCTTTCATACTTGGTTCACGTATGTTTTAGTCGGGTTACTCCTCTTTCCAGGCTATTACTCTCCCTACAGGACAAATCCTCAGTTGTAAAAGCTGGGGATTTTTGTTTATATTTACTCCAGATTATTGTCAAATATTGCGTTAGGTAAGAAGATCCCTGAGAATTTGTTCTTGGGGATTTTGTTTTTACATAAAATTTTAGTATATTATAGTAATTGTTTATTTAAAATTTAGAAATTATGCCAACTCCTTTATTCCCTTTCACGTGGCAATATAATAATCAGCCAATTGAAGTATTAGCTGAGAACATTGCAAGCGTAGTAGTTAACTCAAGTAAAGTTATTCCTGTAGTTAATAACAATGCAAATGGATTTGTAGATAGTACACTTACTGATGATGCTGTCTCTTTAAAAACAAGATATTTAGCAAGTCCTAATACTTATGAGGACAAAGGTTTTAGTTTAAACTATGCCGGTGATAAATATGTTTTTGGTGACTATGACGGTGCTAACAACGGTACTGTAGTTTCAGTTAATGATGTTCTTGAAAAAGCTGCATTAGAAAATGCTTCTGGAGCTGTTGCTTTAGGTATTGATGGTGCTAATGCTACATTAGTTGCTGACGGTGTAAGTGCCGCTACAGCAGGGGCTGCAGCTGCTTTGTTCTTAAAGATTACTGTTGACTCAGTAGATTACAAAATTCAATTACTTAATGTATAATGGAGCAGCAAGCTTTAGACTACATTAAGAACACTCTAGATAAGGCTACACAGAAGGGTGCTTTCACCCTTTCTGAGGTAGCTAATATTATTAGCGCGCTAGAAGAATTAAATAAGTTTATCCATAAAGATAAAGAAAAGACAGATGTTAAATAATCTTACAAACTTCTTTAACCTGATTACAGGTAAAATGATAAAGAAAAAACCTGAGAACAGTGATCTAATTGCTCTAGGTACTAAACATCCTAAATATGGTGGCGGGTACGCACCTACAGGAATTACCGTAGAAGATTTTATTAACTCACTTCCACCTAGTGGATTACAATTTGTAACTGTAGATGGAGTTACAATTACAGGTAGTGGTGTACCAGGAGACCCATTGGTTGGAGCAAGTGGTGATGTTGGATACTCTAATATTTTATGGGTTGATCAAGTTAATGGTAATGATTTTACTGGTCAAATTGGTGTATTCACTAAACCTTATCAAAGTATTAGTGCAGCAGTAGCAGCAGCTGATGGTCAATTTACTCCTACAGGTAGAGGTATGATTTATATTAGAAAAGGTGATTATGCTGAAGCTGTTTATTTATTTGCCAATGTTGATTTTTATGCAGAACCAGGTGTAAACTTTAACTCTAATGGATTTAGAGATACACCTACTACAGGTCAAGTAAGTATCTATGGGTATGCTAATTTTATTGGAACAAACGTATTACCCTTATTAGCTTTGTATAACTCCAATATCTACATGGAGTTTGATACATGTACACAAAATGCTGTAAGTTCTATAGGAGCTATTGAAATTGCACCAACTGCAGCATATACTACTACTGTAGTTATCAAATGTAATAAGATATACTCTAATGCTAGAAATGCTTACGGACTTACAATCAGAGGTAATGCTTTTGTAACTATTACGGCAAATGAAATTAAAGCACCTTATCAAGTTATCTATTTAAGATATGCTGCGGACGGCACTAATTTTAAAGGTACATTGACAGTTAATTGTCCAAGAATTGTTTGTGAAACAGGAGGTTGGGCAGGAAATTTAGCAGCTTATAAAAATTGTTATAATCAAATACGTTTAGAATCTACAGCAGTAGTTACAATAAATGGTACGTTTATTAATGAAACACCTTTTGTAAGTCAGTACACTGTTGTATCATCTCAAGGTAATACAGAATCATTTACTTTAAATGGTAATATCATAGGGAATGAGTCTGGTGGTTATAATGTTAATGGTACAGCAAGTAAGTTTACACATAATGGCAACATGATTACAGGTTTCTATGGTATAGTTACAAACGGAACTGTAGAGGTTAAAGTTATTAATGCTAATGTACGTAGAATTGGTGCTGTTGCTACGTATGCTACAATTGCAACATTAGCAGGAACTAGTAAAGTTTACTTTATCAATTCAGTACTTAGTAATCTTAACATTGCTAACGGTACAAATGCAAACCCAACATCAAGTGTTTATCTTTACAATGTTCAGTATTATAGTAATACAGCAGGTTCATATATCTGTAATGGTGGAAACATAGGTGCTACAAAAGTAATAAGTAACTATGCAACCAATGGTGTTACTAACTTATTTACTACTTTAGATGTTACAGTAGATACATTATTCACAATACCTCAATTCTAAGATCATGGAAATAAATAACTTATCAATACACATTGATCTCCCAAATTATGAAACTTCAGTATGTGACGTAGTTACAACTAATGGAGGTACAAAAAGAATCACATTAGTAGCAGAAGATTTATCTGAAGCAGAACTTATAACTTATGGTGCATATGTATCTGTATTTGGAGAAAAAGCAAGTGTTAGAATAACTAATACTGATGAACAGTTTTCTGTAGATAGAAGAACATCTTTTGAAGTGATTGATGAAGTAGTAGAATTTGAATACTCTGCATTATCATCAGAACAACAAACTGTTCTACATAATTTTTATAATCTAATCCTTCAAAAATAAGAATATGTCAGTAGGAAATTTAAAAGATTACGGGAATAAAGGAAATAACTTCCCGTGGCAACTTAAGATGTTGCAAGGTCTACAACAAATGATTGATACTAATTGCTGTAAAGAAATAGTACAGTTCTTAAATCAAATTGCAAAAAATGTAGAACCCCAACAAAGAAATGTAAAGATAACATCTACAAGTGCAGATGGTTCAACAGCAGATGGTGCATACAGTATATCTATTGCAAATGTTGGTGATGCTCCAGGACTTGTGGGAGGACAACCTTTACCAGCAGGAGTAACGCTTAATTTTGATGCAGGTGCATTAAATAATACACTTACTGGTGTAATTTATGACGCTACAGGTACTACATTTTTAATTACTGAAATGTCATAATTACTATGAGTACAACAATTTACATAGATAACTATAAACAAAATCCTTATGGATATTTGAGTAGATTGTATACTCAAACAAATACTAGTACTCCTGTAACTAATACAGTTGTAGAGAGTTCATTATTAGATGGTGGATTAGGTACATTAACTGTCCCTGCTAACATGTTTAAAGTTGGAGATAGTTTTCATGCTGTAGCCACAGGACATATTGCCGCTGTAAACAATCATACACTTAGAATAAGAATTAAGTCTGGTAGTATTGTACTTGCGGATACAGGTGCTATAATTATGTCAGGTGTTACAGCCGGACATTGGAAACTAGAAGTTGAGTTTATAATTAGAACTTTAGGTGTTTCAGGAGTGGCCAGAATTGCTACAGGAGGTACATTCTTCTATACTAAGAATGCATCCAATGCTTTTGAAGGTACTAACTTCTCTACAGAAACAACAAGTGGATTTGATACTACAATAGATAATACACTTGTTATTACTGCAGAATGGGGTACAGCTAATGCAGGAGATTCTATTTATTCAGAAATTTTTACATTAAACAAGACATACTAATGGGAACAGGAATCAATATAGGAAGTTTACCTAAATATAAAGTCTTAACAATTACAGAATTAAGTTATTCAGATGATACTATTTTTGATCATGCTGTGTTAGAAAATACATTGGGTCAATATGCTTTAAATTTAATAGCACCGAATACACTTAGAATAAGTTTAAAAAACTATGAAACTGGTATTGATGGAAAACTTTTATATATAGAAGCAGAAGAAAATAAAACTCCTAAAGAGACTACTGATTTTGGTCCATCTTTAATTGATTCAGATCTTTCAAAAGGAGAAATTATCTTTTTTAGTGTAGGTAATGATACAAAAAATGCAGTAAGTAGGGCTAATTTAGAAATCCGTATATATAACAAATCAAAATAAATTTTAAATGGAAACTTGGGTATTAACAATCATTTTATTCATAGCAGGAACAATCCTAACTATTTTTGGATTCTTTTTAAGGACAGCATATATGGATGCAAGAAAAGATATTGAGCTTTTGATTAATGAGAACCACAAAAGAACTGAGGAACTTGGCAGATTAAAAGGAAAGATTGAACTTGTTCAACAAGAGAATCAGTTAAAGTACCAAGCTATCCAAGAACTTACACAACTTGAAATTAAAAATCTAGCTAAGAATGTAAGTGAATTATCAGATGCAGTAAAACTATACATTTTAAATACTAAGTGATGAGTCAATTAAAGAAAAGATGGAATGGTAAGACTCCTAAGTTTTGGAAAAAAGTACAGAGAGTTGCCATTGTAGCCGGAGCAGTAGCAGCAACATTACTTGCAGCCCCAGTTACCCTACCGGCCGCAGTAGTTGCAGCAGCAGGATATGTAATCACAGCAGGAACAGTAGCAGCTACATTATCGCAGTTTACAGTAGAAGATCAAACTGCAGTAGAATCAGAAACCAATAAAGAATAATATAATGGCTAAGAAAAAAATCAAAGACATTAATGTTTCGGTAGAAACAGATAAAGTCAAAATGCATGTAGTAAAGAAAGACAATAATGTAAAGGCAGATATTGATACGCCTAAAGTTGATGTAAGCTTTACTAAAGAAGAAGATCAAAAAGAGTTTAAGTTTGATGGTGAGAAAGTAGATGTAACAGTTAAGAAAGATGCTGATCACACTGAAGTAGTTGTAAACTCTGAGAGTAACTTTCTTAAAAAGGTAGCTACTTTTATTACTAAACTTTTTATAAAGAAATAATGAGTTACGCGTATTTAACAGAAGAGAAATCTCCTAAGATTCTTGTTGAAGCTGTTAAGATGCTTGGAACTAAAGAGATTGTGGGTAAACAACATAATCCTGTAATTCTTGGTTGGGCTAAAGAACTCGGTCTGGAGAAAGTTTACACTAATGATGAAATTCCATGGTGTGGACTAGCTGCTGCTTATGCTGCTCATAAGGCAGGTGTGCAAGTAGTAGATAAACCATTATGGGCTTTGTCATGGGCTAATTATGGTACTAAGGTAACTGAACCTATGTTAGGTGATATACTTACCTTTAAAAGAGACGGTGGTGGTCATGTTGGATTTTATGTAGGTGAAGACAAAGACTGTTATCATGTACTTGGAGGAAACCAAGGAAATGCTATGAGTGTGACTAGAATTTTAAAATCTAGATTGTACCAAGCAAGAAGAACTGCGTGGAAAATTGCACAGCCTGCAAATGTCCGTAAGATCTTCTTAGATGCAAAAGGTACTATCAGTAAAAATGAGGCCTAATGAAATACAGACACAATTGGAAAGAACTACGTAAGCAATGGGATAAATTATCTATAAGAGTAAGAATCTCATCTGTAGATATATTTAGTCTTGAACTTGATTACCGTAGAGAATTTTATTTGCTGACAGTCTTAAATTTTACAATCAAAAACAGATAAGACTTTATAGATCCCTATTTATTTAAGCCCAGGTATGTTAAGTATCTGGGTTTTTATGTTTTAAATATTTTTGGTTTAAACAATTATTGTATATTTGTGTAAACTTAAAATGTATAACAATGGAAAACCAACATCCAGAAGAAGAGTTGTCACATGAAGAATTGATGGCAAGAAAAGAGGAAATGAAAAAGTTCTATGAAGAATCAGTTCCTTATTTAGAATCTCAAGCTAAGTATGAAAAGTTATTAACTGAGATTGAAGAAGCAAGATTCAAAAGAGCTAATTATCAGTATCAATTTGCAATGATGATGGCGCAGCGTCCAGAAGAGGAAGAAGAAGAGACTACTAAAGCGGCACCAGACAGAAAGCTTAAAAAGAACTAATCATGGCACTTGTTAATCAAGTACAGAAAAAAGTAAAAATGCCCAAATGGGATGTAGTAAAATTTCAGATATTGACTCACTGTTATATTAACCGTATAGCAGTGAGTGAGTCTGATTTAAATTGTTTGACTTTACTCAGCTTTAATGAGCCTATTGAGCTCACTAGTTTTTGTTATGATGCTTCAGCGGAAGAAGAATGGATTTTTAAATCTCCGCAGACAGTGCGTAACTGTATTAATAAAGCTGAAAAGAATGGATTAGTTGTGAAAGATCCTAACAACAAAAAGATTATAATGATTAACCCTAATCTTAAAATTCAAACAGAAGGGACTGTATTTTTAGATTATAAATTCTTAGGATATGATACCCAAGAAAGCTTCTAAATTATATAGACAAGTTGCTGAAGACCTTAATGTTGAGGAAGCTCTAGTAGAAGATTTAGTAGAGTTTCTATATAAGAATGTTAGGGGATGCTTATCCAATCTTTCTTATCCAAGGATAAATGTAGAAGGACTGGGGCATTTTACTGTAAAATCTGGTTGGGTAAGAAGATCAATTGAAAGATCAACCAATTTATTGGAAAATCATGACACTTCTACTTTTGGTGCCTATTCAAAAAAAGTAAGAGTTGAAGAAAAACTTGATCTTCTTATTGAACTAGAGAAAAAGATTACTCTAGAAGAACAGAGAAAGAAACAATTTAAAACCTTAAAAAATGAATCTACTAAAACAAATTTGGACAGAGAGACACAAGATAATGGAGGGAATTAAAAACTCAGTTATCCGTGATGAGTTTGTTGAAGAAATTGCCGCTCTAAGATTCAATCATTGTAAAGAATGTCCAAGCAATGGAGATGAATGTGCAATGCCTGGAACAGCACCTTGTTGTAATGAATGTGGTTGCTCTCTTAAATTTAAAACAAGATCTTTATCTTCAGAATGCCCGTTAGGTAAATGGGATGCATTAGTTACAGAGGAAGAGGAAGATCAATTAGATAACCTTAAAGACTAGTATTATGTATGTAGATATAAACAGTATACCAGAAGACTACAATGCAGAAGAAGTATTGAATAACTGGAAAAAACATCAAGCCATGGGTATAGTAGTAAATGATCCAACTAAAACAATCAATACAATACCTAGTACTTCTAATGATGGTTTATTTAAGGCAATGCGTTCTCCTGGTAGTTCTTATAGCCCACCATGGAAGGATCCTGTAACAGAAAGGATGGAAGAAATGGAAAAACAACTTGATCTTGTAAAAATAGAACTTAAGTTTTCCCGGTTGAAAATACTTGCCCTAGAAGGTAAGTTCTCACAGGAAGAAGTAACTAATATACGCAAGATGCTTATGTCTGAAGATGAAGCATCAAAAACATTGGCTGATACAATCATTGAGAATGCTTAATATGTCAGATTTAGAATCCTTGATGACAGATGGGATGGCGTCACAAGGGAGACATATACATATCTACACAGGAACTAACGGCTCTGATATGATCTCACATATGTTTGCTGTAGAAAATTCTGTAGGATATGTAAAATGGATGGAGGAGAAAAAGAAGATTAATGAAGATACAGCAAAGAACTTGATATCTATGCTAAGATCTGAAGATATTGATAATTTTAATTTAGCTATTTTAGCTATTGAACAACTGAAGAAATGAGTATAATATTCAACGCGGATAATCATAGTTACACTAGTGTAGCTGATGATTCTATTGATTGGGTAAGTGTTACTACACTTGTCTCACATTTCAAGAAACCTTTTGATGCAAAAAAGATTTCAGAAAAGGTGTCAAAGAATAAAAGATCTAAGTGGTATGGTATTGAACCAAAAACCATTCAGGCTATATGGGATGCTGAGGCTGATAGGGCAGTTACATTAGGTACTTTTTATCATAACCAAAGAGAGGCTGACATTTGTTCACTAGCCTCAATGGAAAGAGAAGGGACAACTATACCAGTCTTTATTCCGTCAACCTTACTAGACGGTAAGAAAATATCATTAACTCAGAAGTTAGAACCAGGAGTATATCCTGAGCATATGGTATATCTGAAGTCTGTAGGTATATGCGGACAATCAGATTTAGTAGAAGTAGTAAATGGTAAAGTAAATATCATTGATTACAAGACCAACAAAGAAATTAAGAAAGAGTCATATGTAGATTGGGAAGGAAAGTCAGAAAAATTACAAGAACCGGTATCTGGTCTTGATGATTGTAACTTTAACCATTATGCATTACAACTTAGTATTTACATGTACATTATTCTTAAACATAATCCTAAGCTTAAGCCTGGGCGTATGTTTATTCATCATGTAATATTTGAACAAGAAGGTGAAGACAAATGGGGATACCCAATTGTTAAAAGAGATGGTAATGGTGATCCTATTGTTAAAGAAGTTATACCAATAGCCGTTCCTTATTTAGTTGATGAAGTATTAGCAATAATACACTATCTTCATGATAACAAAGACAAAATCAAAAAGAAATAATATGCTTGAATGTAAACTAATACTAGAAAACTCAAAGATTAAGGAAATGACTGGGCAAGAAGTTATTACTTTTGTCCCATTCTCAATTGATCTGGATACAATTATAGGTTATAGACAATCTATTGATGACGATGGGGAACTAGAAGATTATTGTGTGATCTATACTAAGTTTGATCAAGCATGGTGCATTGATTTATCTTATGAAGAGTTCAAGTACACATATAAAAAATACAAAGATGATAGCAAAACTGTTTGATGTACAAAATGGTATAGTAGTTCCTACTGAACATTGCTATACATTGAAAGCTTTAAAAGATGTAATGGATGAATATCCGGATGAGTATCTTAAGATCTACATGTATTTGTTTTATATGTGTTGTCCAAATCCAGATTTAAACCCATTCTTTTTTGCTCCTGATGTGGATAAAGAAGCACTTATATTAGATCAGATTGATGCAGAGTTTTCTACAGAAGATGATACTATATTTGCAGCATTAAGATTCTGTGAAAAAATGTATGAGACGCCTACATCCAGAGCATATAAAGGTATTGCATCTATGTTAGATAGATTAGGCAGATATATGGAAACTAGTGCAATTACAACAGGAAGAGATGGTAATTTTAATTCCCTAATAGCCGCGGCTAAAAATTATGATGCTATCAGACAGTCTTTTAAAGGTGCTTACAAAGATCTTCAAGAAGAACAGTCTAGCAAAGTACGCGGTGGACAAGGACTAGCATATGACATGTAATGAGTGAAATTTATCAAGACATACCAACTTATGACAATGGAAACTGGAGAACAACAAGTTTTAATTCCAGAGAAGACTTCGCTAAGTTTATCAAAAGCATATTTAAACAACCTGGTGAGTATAACTTCAATGCAACCACCAATGAAGTATTTATATCTGAGTCAACCAACTTCAAAAAAAATGGAGTATACTGTACAGCTCCCTTCAAATCAAGAGACTTCATAACTTATTGGGATGACCAAAAGGAAAAGTGTAGAAAAGGAGTAATTGTAATTGATAAAGGTGATACTTGGTTTATTGCAAGAGAGTATTACATGTGGTTAAATTTCCTACCTATCTTTGATAAGGAAGAACAAAACTTTGGTTTTGCTAAGATACGTGATGCTCAGTATCATATGGCTCTTTATGAATTACTAGCAGAACTTAATTATAAACATGCAGCTATTCTAAAGAAACGTCAGATTGCATCTTCATATTACCATATGGGTAAACTAATAAATCAGCAATGGTTTGAAGCCGGGGTTACTTTAAAAATGGGAGCCAGTCTTAAAGATTATATCAATGAGAAAGGATCTTGGAAGTTCCTAGAAGAATATGCAGCATTCTTAAATCAACACACAGCCTGGTACCGTCCAATGAATCCACAGAAAGTAATGATGTGGCAACAAAAGATTGAAGTAAGAAAAGGAGATAGAAAGAATGAGGTTGGTCTCAAAGGTACTATTCAAGGTATGTCATTTGAGAAAGATCCAACAAATGGTGTAGGGGGTCCAGTTAAATACTTCTTTCATGAAGAGGCCGGAATTGCTCCTAAGATGGATCAGACATATGAGTATATGCGTCCAGCCATGAGATCAGGTTTGATTACTACAGGGATGTTTATTGCTGCAGGTTCTGTAGGGGATTTGTCTCAATGTGAACCTTTGAGACAAATGATCATGAAACCTGATGATAATGATATTTATGCTGTAGAAACTAATTTAATAGACAGTAAAGGTAATGTTGGTGTATCAGGTTTATTTATTCCTGAGCAATGGTCAATGCCTCCTTTTATTGATGAGTTTGGTAACTCACTTGTTGCTGAAGCACTTAAAGCTTTAGATGCTCAATTTGAGCAATGGAAAAAAGAGTTAGATCCAGAGAAATACCAATTAAGGATTTCACAGCATCCAAGAAATATTGAAGAAGCTTTTGCTCATAGAACAGTATCTGTATTTCCTGTGCACTTACTTACAGCACAAGAAAGAAGAATTGAAGACAAAGAATATGCATATGAGTATTTAGACATTGTAGATGATGAGCATGGTAATCCTAAATTAGTAGCAACTAATAAAGGGCCTATTAAGGAATTCCCCGTTGATAAGAAAACTGAAGACAAAACAGGTTGTCTTGTTGTATGGGAAAGACCTGTTAAAGATCCTACATTTGGTATGTATTACGCTTCTATTGACCCTGTAGGGGAAGGAAAAACTACTACCTCAGAATCATTGTGTTCTATCTATGTAATGAAGGCACCTATTGAGGTTACTAAAGTAACTGGTACAGAGACTGAAACATACATTGAGCCGGCTAAAATTGTAGCTGCTTGGTGTGGTAGATTTGATGATATTAATAAAACTCATCATAAACTAGAACTTATTATTGAACTGTATAATGCATGGGCATTAATTGAGAATAACATCTCCTTGTTCATACAGTATATGATCAGTAGAAGAAAACAAAAATACTTGGTACCAAAAAGTCAAATCATGTTCTTAAAAGATCTTGGCGCCAATGCCAATGTATTCCAAGAATACGGATGGAAAAATACTGGTACATTATTTAAAGCTCACTTGTTAAGTTATGCAATTGAGTTTACTAAAGAAGAAATTGACCATGAGACAAAACCTGACGGCACAATTGTACGTACTAAGTACGGTATAGAAAGGATTCCAGACATTATGTTGATCAAAGAAATGCGCGCATATACAGATGGAGTCAACGTGGATAGGCTAGTTTCTTTTGCAGCATTGGTTGCTTTTATGAGAATTCAGCAATCTAACCGTGGTTATACTAAAAGAGTTATCATGGATGATGCAGCCAAAAACTTGCAAAAGTCAGAAAATTTGTTTAAATTAAATAACAGCCCGTTCCGTCATATGGGTAAATCAGTTTATAAAGGAAGTGACAGTGTAAAGCGGTCACCTTTTAAACATTTTAAATAACAATTATGCAGATATATAACGCATTACAGTTAAAGAAAGGTGCTAAGACTCAACATAATAGAATGGGGAGTATTACCCAACCTTTACAATTTTTATCAAGTGCTGATAAAGATGAAGAGTGGGCAGCTTGGAATCTTGATTGGTTAGAGTGGAATGGACTTAAACAAGTCCGTAGAAATGCTCGCAGGTTAATGAAGAATTATAAACTTGCAAAAGGTATCATTGATAAAACAGATTATCTTATTGAAGAAGATAATGAGTACAGAGATATTGTAGAGATATTAACCAGAGAAGATGCTTCAGCTTTAGAGCTTAAGTTTTATCCTATCATTCCAAATGTTATTAATGTTCTAGTAGCTGAATTTGCTAAAAGATCTACTAAGTTAACATACCGCGCAGTTGATGACTTTTCATACAATGAGATGATGGAGCAAAAGCGCAAGATGGTTGAGGATACATTAATGGCTGATGCTCAAACTAAAATTATGGCTGCTTTGATGGAGCAAGGATTAGATCCTAATTCTCCAGAAGCTAATCAGCAGTTGCAACCAGAAAATTTAAAAACACTACCAGAGATTGAACAATTCTTTAAAAAGGATTATAGAGGAATGGTAGAACAATGGGCTTCTCACCAACACCAGGTTGATGTTGAAAGATTCAACATGGATGAGCTTGAGGAAAGAGGATTCCGTGATATGCTTATTACAGACCGTGAGTTCTGGCACTTCCGTATGATGGAAGATGATTATGAAGTAGAACTATGGAACCCACCATTAACATTTTATCATAAATCACCAGATGCAAGATACATTTCTCAAGGTAACTGGGTAGGTAAAATTGACATGTACACAGTATCTGATGTTATTGATAAGTATGGGTACTTGATGACACAAGAGCAAATGGAAGCTTGTGAAGCAGTCTACCCTATCAGATCAGGAGGTTACATTACCGGAGGGTATCAAAATGATGGTACATACTATGATGCTACTAAGTCTCATGACTGGAACGTAAACATGCCTTCTCTTGCATACAGACAGTATACAACTATGATGGCTGGTTCTGTATATGATGGAGGAGATATTATTAATCAAATCCTTTCAGAAGGAGAAGATTACTTTGATCAAGGTACAGCATACTTGTTACGTTGTACAACAGCTTATTGGAAGTCTCAGCGTAAAGTTGGACACTTAACTAAGATTAATGAGAATGGTGAGGTTATTAATGAAATAGTAACTGAAGCATACAAAATAACTGATAAGCCAATATATGATACTAGATTATTCAAGAACAAAACAAAAGACACATTAGTCTTTGGTGAGCACATTGATTGGATCTGGATCAATGAAGTATGGGGAGGTGTTAAAATTGGACCAAACATTCCTTCATTCTGGGGTATGAATAATCCAGGAGGATTCTCTCCAATTTATATTGGTATTGAAAGAAATCATATTGGGCCTTTGAAATTCCAATTCAAGGGAGACAATAACTTGTATGGGTGTAAGCTACCCGTAGAAGGTGCCGTATTCTCTGATAGAAATACAAAGTCAACAGCATTGTTAGACTTAATGAAACCATTCCAGATTGGTTATAACATTGTTAATAACCAGATTGCAGATATCCTTGTAGATGAGCTTGGAACTGTAATTATGTTAGATCAAAACTCATTGCCTAGACATTCACTAGGTGAAGACTGGGGTAAAGGTAATTATGCTAAAGCTTATGTTGCAATGAAGAACTTCCAAATGTTACCATTGGATACTTCTATTACAAACACAGAAAATGCATTAAACTTTAATCACTTCCAAAAACTTGATCTATCTCAGACAGAGAGATTAATGTCAAGGGTTAATTTAGCTAACCACTTTAAGCAGCAAGCTTTTGAGGTTATTGGATTAAACCCTCAGCGTATGGGGCAGCAGTTATCTCAGATGACAGCAACAGGCGTAGAACAGGCCGCTGCTGCTTCTTACGCACAGACAGAAGTGTTCTTCATCCAGCACTGTGATTATCTTATGCCTAGAGTCCACCAAATGCGTACAGACCTAGCTCAGTATTATCATTCTACTAAACCATCTGCAAGGTTAACTTATATGACATCTGCAGATGAGAAAGTAAACTTTGAGATAAATGGCACGGATTTATTAATGCGTGACTTAAATATCTTTGCTAGTACTACAGCAAATCACCGCGCAATTTTGGAGCAATTAAAACAAATGGCTCTTACTAATAACACTACCGGTGCTTCAATCTATGATCTTGGTAAACTTGTTCAGTCAGATTCAGTTGCTCAAATGAATTCAGTTCTGAAAGAAGCTGAGCAAAAACAAACTGCAATCAAACAGCAAGAAATGCAGAATCAAACTCAACTGCAAGAGCAACAATTGGCTGCTCAGAAAGAGCAAAAACAAATGGAGATTGATGCTGAAGCAATTAAGGAAGAAAAAAATAGACAAAGAGATATCTTGGTTGCAGAGATACGCGCGGCTGGTATGGGTGCTATGACTGATGTAAATAAAAATCAAGAATCAGATTATCTTGATGCAATGAAAGGCATTAGAGAGTCAGAGCAATATCAAGAACAAACTAATCTTCAAAGAGAAAAAGAAGTTAACCGCATGAATATTGACTCACAAAAGAATGAAATTGAGCGTGAGAAAATAGCTGCACAGAAAGAAATTGCTAACAAACAATTACAAATTGCACAGGAAAACAAAAATAAATTTGATGTGAAATCAAAAAATAAAGAGGGGAAAAAGTAGTATTAGCTATATAATGTGAAAATATTTTTTCCAAGCTTATAAATTTCTCAAGTTTATTTTGTATATTATAGTATAATAAAAAACCAACAAAATGAGTGATAACACAAATCCAACTGGGGAAACTCAGTTAATTGATTCTACAACGGTAGATCAAGTTGATGTAAACTTAGATGAGATCTTTGGAAGTCCGGGTGCTGAAAGTATAATGCTTCCATCTGACGGAAAAGAAGAAGAGAAACCTAAGAGTCTATTTTCTAAAGAGAATGTAGACACCACGTTCCTTGACAACAATCCTAAGACTCCTTCTGAAAGAGAAGAGGCTCAGGAAAAGAAAGCAGAAGTTGAAGAAGCAATTGCTGAACTTGATGCAAAAATCTCTGAAGAAGAAGATGCTGGTAATAAAGGAAGACCAAAGGTTGATAAATCAGGTCTTGCTGAATTAGCACAGAAAATGATTGAAGAGGGAAGTTTGATGCCTTTTGATGATGGTAAACCTTTAGAGGAATATACAACAAAAGATTTTAGAGAACTTTTTGAAGCAAACTTTGAAGACAGAGAAGCAAGAATCAGAGAGAATACTCCAAAAGAATTCTTTCAAGCATTGCCTGAAGAACTTCAGATTGCAGCTAAGTATGTAGCTGATGGTGGACAAGATCTTAAAGGTTTGTTCAGAACTCTTGCTCAAGTTGAAGAAGTATTTGAACTTGATCCGGAAGTTGAACAACACCAAGAAGAAATTGCACGTCAGTATCTTTATGCAACAGGTTTTGGTACTCCAGAAGAAATTGAAGATGAAATCAATGACTGGAAAGATATTGATAAGCTTGGACAAAAAGCAAAACAATTCAAACCAAAATTGGATAGAATGCATGAAGAAGTTGTTGCTAAAAAACTTGCTGAGCAAGAATATAAAAAGGAACAACAAGCAGAACAAGCTAGAGTTTACCAAGACAATGTGTATAACACACTTGCTACAGGTGAATTAGGTGGATTAAAACTTGATAAGAAAGTACAAGGATTGCTTTACTCAGGATTAGTTCAACCAAGTTATTCATCTATTTCTGGTAAACAAACAAATTTATTGGGTCACTTACTTGAAAAATATCAGTTTGTTGAACCAAGACATGACTTAATTGCTGAAGCACTTTGGTTACTTGCAGATCCTGAAGGATACAGAAGCAAAGTAAAAGAAGTTGGTGGTAAAGCAGTCACTGAGAAAGTAGTAAGACAATTAAAAACTGAAGAAGCAAGAAAAATTTCTAGCTCTTCAACTAACACAGGAGATGATGATACAGCAAGACCTGCTGCAAACAAAACTCCACAAAGAACAATCTCTCGTCAGAACAATATGTTCAAGAGAGGATTTTAAGTAGTAACAAATAAAACAAATAATAAATGGCAACTCCAGTTTTAAACAATGGTATATTCCTCAGAGATACCGCGTACCAGGCAAGTTCCCATGTGGATTCCTACCACTTGGTTAACATGCTGAAAGATGCTGAGCCTATGGATTTAGGTCCAGTTGACCTTTGGGCTATGGCTCAAAAAGTTGAAATGCCTCTTTATCAAATGTCATCATTTGGTGGAAAGAATGTTATCATGGTTGATAATGCTCGTGGTGAGTACAAATGGCAGACTCCAGTTTCTTTGGATCTTCCTTACATCATTGAAGATATTGAACCAAACAATGCATTCAAAGGTGTTGACGGAACTACATTCCGTATCAAATTAAGCAGACGTGAGTTTGGACATGGTGATATGATCACATATGACAAATACAACGGAGCTGAGATGTACATTGTACCAACAGAAGATATTCTTCCTGTAGGGGATGGATTCATCTATACCGTACAATTAGTTGACAATGACAACTACAAATTCTTAGACAACAAGTATTTGGCTAACGGTACTAAAGTATTCCGTAAAGGTTCTGCACGTGGAGAGTATGGAGAGCGTTTCTCTGACATCCAAACAAGAACTGGATTCCGTGAATTCTACAACTTTGTTGGTGGTGCTGAAGCTCATGTACATTATTCTATCTCATCTCGTGCTGACTTGATGATTAAAGGTGGAATGAATGCAGATGGAACAGTTCCTGTAACTGAGATCTGGAGAACATTTGATAAAAACATTGACCCTTCTGTGACTTCCCTAGAAGACATGGTTAAGGTTATGGGTAAAGACAAAGTGAAAAAAGCATTTGACAATGGTGATTTGTCACGTACTTTCTTGACTACTTTGGAATCTGCTCACTTGTCAAAAATTGCAACTGACATTGAAACTTACTTAATGTGGGGTCATGGTGGTCGCGTTAAACAAGATGGTCCAGATGATATCAGATTGTCTGTAGGTCTTTGGAAACAGTTGGATAACTCATTCAAAAGAGTATACAACAAAAATAACTTTACATTGGATTTATTCCGTGGAGAGATTTATAACTTCTTCAATGGTAAAGTTGAGTTCCAAGGTCCAGATCCAAAACGTTCATTGGTTGTTCAAACTGGTATGGGTGGAATGAGAATGGTTAATGAAGCCATTAAACGTGAAGCTGTATCTTCTGGTTTGTTAATCCAAGCTGCGGATATTGGTGCAATCACTGGTAAAGGTATGGACTTGAACTTTGGATTTGCTTATACATCTTATGTTATTCCTTTCTTGGCTAACGTTAAGTTTGTATTGAATCCAGCATTTGACAATGTTCATACAAATGATATTGAGAACCCAATCATTGATGGTTTCCCATTATCTTCTTACTCATTCATTATCTTTGATATCACAGATAATACTAATGACAACATTTACTTGTTGAAATTATCTTGGGATAATCAATTGAAATGGTGGTACCAAAACGGAACAATGGATTACATGGGACGTACTCAAGGATTCCAATCTTCTGGACAATTCAACGGTTACCGTGTGATGATGTCTCAAACAATGCCAGCTATCTGGGTTAAAGACCCTACTAAAGTGTTGAAAATTGTTATGAGAAACCCAATCACTGGTGGATCATTCTAATATGTCAAAACTAGAGGGGGACACCAGTGTCCCTCTCTTTTTATTTAAAAACCAATAATAAAAAACCAACAACAAAATGGAAAATTTCACAATGGTTGAGACCGGTAAGGGATCAATGAAAAAAACGGCAATTGCAATCCGTCCGTTCTTTGACAGTAGAACTTCTAACATGGGCTTAGAAGAGTATGGTATGACTTTATTTGATGGAGTCACACATAATGAACAACTTGCTTGTTTAGAAAACAATGGTGTAACAAGATACATTACTGGACTTAATGAATATGCTCCAGAAATTAAATTGTTACCACAAGATGAAAGAGAAGCAAGAGTAAGACAAATTAGAGAAGCAGTTGCAGAATTAGAAAAAGAATTAGCTGCAAATGTTATCAACCCTGAAGATCCTGATTTCTGGAATAAAGTAAAATTACTAAAGCCAGACAACGCGGATTTTTGGAATAAGATTACCTTATCATGTGGTAATGAACCTCAATATTTAAACCCTGCTGATCCATTTGACAGAATTAAACTTTATGGAATTGAAGCTGGAGGTTTTTCAATCATTGCTAAAAGCTATGATGATGCAAGATCAAAAGCAGTTCCACCTAAGTTTTACTTAGATAAAGAAGAAGAAACTGTAATGGTAAGAACTGAATACAAAAAGTTGCGTAACAAAGCACTTGCTGAACTTCAGAAATTATTTGACAAAAACAGTACTAAGTTATTCTACATTGCAAAAGTTGTAGATATCAGCAGTACGCAATATAGAAAATCTACACCAAATGATGTTATCTATGAAAACATGGATATGTATATCAATGGTGATGGAGGTGAAACCAACAAAGAAAGAGCGGCTAAATCCTTTATGGAGGCTGCAAACTTAGATATGGAAACACTAAAAATTAAATCAATTGTACGTGATTCCAGTTTTTTTAAGTATATTATAAGTAAGCCTGATGGTTATTTGTATCATGCTAAGTCTAACAGCTTGCTTGGTAGAAATGTATCTGATGTAATTGAGTACTTGAAAAATCCTTTAAATGAGGATATTTTAAAGGATCTCAATATTGCTTGTGAAAAGTATTGGAATTCTTAAAACTAAAATAAAATGAAAAACTTAACTAAAGCTAGTAAAGGTGTAATTGTTAAAGCTAACGGTAATCAACCAGTTCAAAAAAAAGCAGGAAGTAACGGAGTTAAATCTGGAGTAAATGCTAAAGTTAGTGCATCTAAAGTTGCTAAAGGACGTGTTGGTGGAACAAGTGCCGCTCCTAAAAAAGCTACACCAGCTAAAAAATAATTGTTATGGAAAAAGAAGTAAAAGTATCAGCTTATATCAAGGATGAAAGAACAGGAAAATATGTTTTTAATCCTGATTATAAAAAAGCTACTGTAGTTGAAACACCAGTAGTAGTAGAAGAAGTAGCTCCAGTAGTTGAAGAAACAGTAGTTGATGAAGTAGTAGCTAATGCTGAAGAAGCAGCTAATGAAAATGTAACTACAGAAGTTCCTGCTAAAGTTAAAAAGCCTCGCGCTAAAAAAGCAAAATAACATGCCAAAAGATGCCTGCTATACAAAAGTAAAAGCACAGTATGCTGTGTTTCCTTCAGCAAGAGCTTCTCAAGCAATTGCCAAGTGCCGTAAAGGTTCTGGTAATGTGAGAAAGACTAAAGCTGGGAGTGATCTTAAAAGATGGCAAGCAGAAAAATGGCAAGATACAAAATCTGGAAAGGCTTGTGGTGCCGGTGGTAAAAATGAATACTGCCGGCCTACAAGAAAAGTATCTAAGGATACACCAAAAACAAAGAGTGAAATTTCACCTTCTAAACTAGCTGCTAAGAAAGCTGAGAAGTCAAGAGTAGGAATGGGTAGAAGAGTTAAAAAAGTATAGTTATGGCAAAGTCACCAGCATGGCAAA